TTCCCTTGTCTTCCCTTGTCTGGAGGTGTCCCCTCCCGCAAAACAAACCAACCCCACCAACTCCCAGCATAAAACCCGAGACCTTCCTCCCGATTGTTCCACGTGGAACGCCCGTTCAGTCTAGGATATCGAGGTCCTTGTTCTTGATTGCCTTATATATTTGCTTTATGCAATGTATTGATAATAAAGCCAATAAAAGAACTATGATTAAAGGCAGGGCGTCGCCCGTAGCTATAACATACCGCCCCAACTCAAACGCCATGTACCCACAAAACAAAGTAAGCACGAAATATATAACTAATCCCATAAAATATACAATAAGTAACCACGATTTTAAAATTACGCCAAAATAATATAATAAATTGAGTATCAATAATATAATATATATCAATCCCTAGAGCTTCCTCTAAGGGAAGATAAGCCCAGATATAGATAAAAAATATACAATAAGTACCGCCTATTATATACCTTTTAGGATCGATTCACGCACGAAACCATACATAAGGGCACAATATACCCGTCTGTATGGATATAGATATATACAAAATGATACATAATAAAGCATTTTACTTACACATTTTCGATCAAGGCTTAAAATTTACCGCCTTGACACTTTTATGTGTAAGCAAAACATATTAATATGCTATCATTTTGTAAAATATAGGCACAAAAAAGCCCTCCCGTCCTATATCACTACAGTACAGAAGGGCACAAACTTTAAAATCAAATAAAAACAAACGACTATTGCCGTAATTTGTTTGCCATGTAACTAACACGTTTGCGTCTACATTTATCCGAATCTCTACTACAGTCTAATTTGTTAGACCTGTATAGCTCTTTGGTAAGCTCAACGTAGAACTCAATTTGAGACTTTCTTGCAGCGTCTAAAGCCTTTTCTTTTTTAAGTGCTAGCTTTCTATTAAGATTATCAAACTTTCTCCTATACATAATTTATTCGTTTTAAATTGCGCCAAAAAGAAACGGTAAGCCGGGGACAATACGGCCGGCTTTATCGATACGACCAGCCTAACGCCCACACGCCCGCCTTATTCCCTTTGGATTGTCCCTTTGCCCCGAACGAACGAGACCTAATACGCACATACGTTACCCGTGATACGTACCGACAAGGCGCACTTTGTCCGTCAATTTAACCGCACAAAACACCCTTGCAAGGGTTGTTATTTTGCTACTACATATAGCGCATAAGTATTTAGGCGATCTTAAACGCTATTGCTTTGATACATTGGCACGGCTATAACCCCGTGATACACTCCATGCGTGCCGCTCTTACAACGCATGGACATACGCTCTATACATGCGTATATACACCAATATACCCCGTGTTTTACACGGCCTACTAGGTTGACCTAGCGTACTAACCAGCCTTGATACATAGCCAATAATAACAGCATACCCCGAACTGGGGAAACGCCTAATCACACTGTTAGTTGGTGACCTATTTATGCAAACTCTCGATACTCTACCGATTTGCATATCTATGTATCAATATGTTAAATATCTACCCTGTTTAGTCTCGATCAGTGGCACGACGGGAACGTACAGGAGTTGCCACCATAACGCCCCCTATGTGATTAAATAGGGGCAAATCGTTTGTTATCTATCATTTTTAGGGTGCGTCAAATAGTAAGTAACGCATTTTGCAATGAGATTAAATGTATATCGTTTAATGGGAACGGCGCATTTTACAATACGTTTGTCAGTGCCATTAAACGTTTCGTAATATATGCCAAAATCGTACTCTATAGGCTCATTATATCCAAAGCGTTTATGAGACGATCCTAGTATTGCTATATCCTCTATTTCACTCATTTTAAGCTTTTTGTTTTTATCCTGCTCGTTTTTATCATAGTATTCACGCTCTACTTCCTTGTATGCGCAAAACGTATTATTTACTCGTGGGAGTATTTCTTTGCAAAGTTGTATTACGACTTCCTTGTCCTTTGCCAAATTGACTAAAGCGGGGACGATCGATTTGTCTACTTTAATCTCATTTTCTTTTAAAATCTCATTAATTTCTTTTCCGGATTTAAAGAGCTGGCACCAAGCCTTGACCGCACCTGTTAACGTTTTCTCACTTGCTTTCTTTACTTCATTCTGCACTTTGTTTAATTCTTTGTTTGTCATTAAATTCACCCATACCCTTGGGACTTGCATTGGCCTCTGGTGCGCCTGTTTGTTAATGTTATTTTTACATAGGCAAATATACTACATGTTTTATCCTCAAACAAATATTTTGCAATAAAAATTCGACTATTATATGTAATAAATCTGATCAAATGTAAATGTATATTAAAATATTGATTTATATTATTGAAAATCAACAAGTTGAATTAAAAATAAGCATTATTTTTTTCGGATTGCTTCCGTATTTTTTTCGGATTGCTTCCGTATTTTTTCGGATTGCTTCCGTTTGCCGTTCCCGTTTCCTTCCTTTCGTGGATTGGGGGGGGCGGCCCAAAAAACGGCAGACCCCACGGCCCGATCTCGGGGAGGTGGTCCGTCCCGCATATCCCCCCTCCCATCATACCCCACCTCATCATTCCAATAATGTCCCGCATATCCCCCTCCCATCATACCCCACCTCATCATTCCAATAACGTCCCGCATATACCCCACCTCATCTCTCCAATAATGTCCCGCATACCCCAAACAATACCCTCATCATTCCAATAACGTCCCGCATATCATCCTCCCCGAATATCCCTCATACTTCCTCACAACCATATCACCTTCCATCTCATTTAATTTGTTATATTTGCGATATAATTAAAACATAATATATTATGAATAAAGAAGTTAAATACATTAGGTGGGGGGGTATTTATATCCTTCGTAAAAATTTATTCTTATGATAAGGAGGAGATTTTATTCAAGTTATAAATTCCCTGTTGATAATGGCGTTTATGCCGTTAAATGGGATGGTAGATTAATACCTTTGTCAAAGGCGGATTATCAATGTATATCCGTAGCTATTGTACATGATGATCATAAGATCATGATTGAGAAGAATGAAGATTCTAATCAAAGCTACAAAACAGCCACGTCCGGTTTGCCCGATTCTTCTAACAAGACTTACTCTTTTTATTGGGGTGAATATGGTACGGATCAGATTGGCATTACAAATTATGACAAAGTAGACGGGAGCAATGATTTTGGTTTCCTGAAACCTGAGCAAGATTCATACAAAGGTACTCCATATCTTCCGGATGATGTTAGCTCCTGGACGAATGGGGCTTTATCTGATTGGGATGGGAAAGCGAATTCCAATGTATTAAAAGGGGTGACTACCGGTGGCGGTTCTTATACTTCCTATGCGACAGCCGGTCATGTACTTAATACGTTCTTAGCTAGTGCTGACGCTAAAGGATATGATGATTGGTATATCCCATCATGTGGTCAGCTTTCATTGATATATATGTACTTGATTAGCGTCAATAACGCGTTATTGGCTATTGGTGGACAGCCGTTAGATACCAGATATTATTGGTCTAGTTCAGAGCATAGCTCCAACTCCGGATGGATCGTACTATTCAACAATGGGCGCACATTCACCCGATACAAGCGCCTAACCTCTTCTGTTCGATTTGTACGTGACATCGAGTGATCATACACCCTACTGACCCAATAGAACGGGGGCTGGCTCCCATCCTTCCGAGCATCCCCCGTCCTCCCACCGCCTCCCGTTATTTTTGGCTTCCTTCTGTTTTTATCCTCAAATTTTCATATCTTTGGGACAAAACTATAATCATGTTTAGAGACATACTTCATAAGCTTAAGATCTTCTTCTGCGACGATGACGTTGAGAAGATATATATTCACGGCCGGGTTGATGTTTGTCATGCCGATGTTAGATATAGAGTGCGATGATATTGCTATTATAATAGGATCAGGGATAATACTATCTTTTATACTAATCGTAATACCGATCTTGCTTTCTTATGATATAAGGGATGAGATCATTGAGTTGATTGAGGATCTGGATAACCAGATAGTGGTAGACACATCGGTATATAAAACGGATCTGCCCTAGGAATTACCTATGGCAGGTGGTATGCTATTTTCTTTTAACATACTTATCTATCAGATCTATTGATAGTTTAGCGTCCAGTTCTTCCTCCAACAGGTTAAGGTAGTTCCGGTGCAGGCATCCGCCCCTCTCCACCTCCCTAAAGCCGGTCCCGTCCCGGATCCTGACCAGCCCTTTCCTTGGATCCATGTCGATCAGATCCCGAAGCTCGTTCATGTTCTTAAACCGGCTCTCTATTACCTTAAATACATCGATCTTAGGTTTCTTATCCTTGATCTTTATCTTACCCCTTCCGCTCATGATCACCTCCCCGTGCTTCCGAATCCACAATCGCCTCTATCGGTATATCCGAGGTCATCCAACGACTTCACCTGATCCCATACGATACGTTCCCTCCTACGGATAAGCAATTGAGCTACCTTGTCCCCAACCGAATAAGAAGGATCATCATAACGATCCACACGTCTACATACTACCATAATCTCGCCTCTGTATCCTTCATCCACAGTACCCGGAGAGTTCTGGATAATCGCATTGGTTTTTGTGATACTACTACGTGGGCGTATTTCCATTTCATAATCCTCTGGCAATGCTACATGTACACCAGTATGATATATGATCCTGTCTCCGTAAAGTTCTATATTCTTAACGAACAAATCCATGCAAGCGTCCTCCTTATGGGCGTACTTAGGCAATATCGCTCCTTCTTCCAGCCATATCTTGACCTTACAAGTGTCTATATCTTCAAGTAATGATTCTACCTCATTATAACTCATTGGTTGTTCTGACGCCAATGAAATGGCTCTTGCCAATACATCTTTAATCTTGCTCATCGTATTTTATTTTTAAATTCTTTCCCTTTCGGGCATTGTAATTTACATTCCTCACCACAAGCGGAACAGTTGGGTCTCATTCCGGGCACCCCTCTTCCCCCGTACGGCCAGTAGGCGTAATCGCAGACGCTCCAGAACGCCTCCATCGCCTTGATCTTGGCATCGACGGTTATCTTCTCCTTCACCTTTTTCATGCTCTTCCTGAACTCATCTTTCATATCCTTCCCTTCTATTTGTCTGGCTTTACGTCTCTCGTTCCACCAATTGTAGTAGAATTTGTCTGCCATCTTATAAGCTTCGGGGTCAAATTTATCACGATGCAGGATAGGGGCGTCCTTGATCTTTCTCAAATTCCTGCCACAAACATAAGCGAGTCCTGCGTACGGAGGTATGTCCTTAGGATCAACCAACCCATCCGGAACGCAGTAGTAGAAGTAATTGGGGCGGCCGTACCTGACCCAGTCACCGGTCTCGTACAGGGCTTGCTTCCGAGCCTCGAACCAGCCTTGCATTACTTGGTGCTTACCCTCTTTCTCGAAATCCTTGTTATAGTCAGCCAACGAGATCTTCACCTCAACCTCATAAGCGTACATGGATCTGGTTATAGCCAGATAATCAGACTCCCAGTTATAGACATACAAGTTGTTTATAATCCATCTAGGAGATACCAAGAACTGTCTGTTAAGGATATCCAATATCCCTCTTTCAGTGTATTCCGTGCCTTTATTTGATTGCCGTGTTCCCATCTCCAGTAAGAGGATTATTCCTATATCCTACCGCCATTATAGCGTTACCTATCAACATCCTCAACTTCTCCATATCCTTATCATGGAACGAGAAAGTGGTTAGAATATGACCATTGGTCTTATCATAAGATTTTATCATCAACACAGCCACATACTCACCCATCATCTTACCATTCATGATATCAAGATCAATTATGCCGTGATCTATTAGATCAACCACATCCCATCCTAATGGCAGGTACTTTTTTATCTGATTAATGTCCATAGCAAATAGTATTTATAAAAAGGAGGGTCGTGCTACCCTCCTATAGATTACACACGAAAAATAGAACTGAAAGCGATCTTAAGCACGTAAGATTTTGTTGATTCCCGTAGGCTGTCTACCGGTTATCGTTAATTACCGACCTACGGGAATATGTTTAAGAAAACACCATGTGGGGAGTGGGGGAATCGAACCCTTATCCACGCTACGATTAGGAATCGTAAATTCTATCCGTTAAATTAACTCCCCTAATTATCAATCCTTTAATTTTCTGTAGTAAGAGGCATGTCTTGGAATGCCAAAGATATCACATATTTTCCTTACCATATTGTCAGATACGCCTAATTTTTTACCGACACTTAGGAAAGACTCATTTTTAAGCATCTCAAAAAGCTTATCCTTAGTTATATCACCATATTTGGATAACATATCCTCTCTTCATCATGACATAAATCCTTACCGCAGCACGAGCAATACTTAACTTCCACGGGTTTACAATACGCTATCCCTTCCTTATCAAAGTAAACCTCAGCTCCATGATGAAACCTTGTATGATCGGCATTAGATCTAAATATCATAAGATTATCAGGTCTATTATCATGCCTTATTTTATTGATATGGTGAACGACTTCTTCCGGCTTCAAAAGTCTTCCTATTTTTCTTTCAGCCACGATTATATGTTCATATACAGCTCCGCTACTTCTAGCTCTATGATGAGTCGTATCTATTATCTCTACATATCCATTATCCATATTAAAACAATATTTTAGCGAATCCTGCTGGAATCGAACCAGCATCTCCAATATTATGGTAATCATCCAATGATCCTCGGATCCATATGTCCCGATCCTCCCGGACAAGGACATCAAACAAAATCTAAACTCTAAATCTAATGACAAAACTCTATGCTAGTTTTTCCCCAAAAAAATAGCGTGGACCCGGTCGGGCTTGAACAGACAACCTTCTGGTTATGAGCCAGTTGCTCTTACCAATTGAGCTACGGGTCCTAAATACACCACATCGTCTTTCACAAGAGGATGTGGAAAGGAATTTCTCGAAGTTTATATAGTAATATCATGAAACTATTGTCCAACATTCTAGCATATAGCACCAATCCTCGAACGGGAACGTCTCCACACCAGACCTCCCCCATCCCGTCCCCCAACTGTTCTGTAGGACGAAGCCGGCCTTGTCCCAGCCGGTGAGGATAACGGCATGACCTCCCAAGTTCTGTCCTTGGCCTTGCCAGAATCGATTACCATAATTATAGCAATACAGACCTATAACCAGAGGACCATTCAGCATCAACGCCACCTTAGCTGATACCGGATCTATGATCCTAGCGTAACTGTTTATTTTCTCCCCATCTACGCCTACGTTCTTGATAGACTTGATAGCGTCACGAAGAACCATCCCGTCTTGATCCTTATCCTCTCTCAGATCATATATATCGTAGGGAGAGATCTTAGCCGGTCTTTTAATAGCCCTTATACTTTTTCTCCAGTTAAGTATCTCAGCTAAGCTTACCGCAGCGCAAATAGGAGAAGATCCTTGATCCACTACGCTATCAACGTTATTGACCTTATACTCATCAGGAACAGCCTCATGCTGCATATTCATAATAGCGTCCCTGTCATCCACTGGTGATGGTATGTAACCTAGTCCGTATTCCATTACTTATCCTTTTTATGATAATCTATTATCTTGATATTAAACGTATCGGATCTTTGCCTTACCTGTATAGACCCCCTAGCCTTTCCCTTGGCGTCGTACAGGGCGGTAAAGCCAAAGTTATCGACCCGGCCGTCGTCCAGCGTAAACCGCCACTCCTTCCATTGGCCCATCACGGTACCGGAAGACACTATGGAATCCACCACATAAGATATATCAGTAGTATCATATTCAGTATAGTAGGTTCTTGACGTACTGCATCCGACAACCGCTAAGGTAAATAACGTTAACAAGAAAAACAAGATCTTATTCACTTTTCTTAGATTTTTTACGTTTCTTAGATTTCTTCTTATCCTCCGCCTTATTCTCGACATTTACGTCAATACCGGCATCAGCGACCTCAGGAGCGTTATTTTCAGGTATATCAATATGACCTGAGTTAGGATCCATCTTATCCTCATCAACAACAACCTCATCAGGAACATCGATGTCTAAAATCTCTGCCTCCAGATACTTGATACGATCTGACATAATTTTATTCTGGTCCTCAAGTTCCTTATATCTTCTTCTAGCCTCATCGAGTAATTTAGATGATAGTTTATGTTTCTTCTCGATATCCATATAAGCCCGTTTAAGAGTTTCTTTCTCTTTTACCGACTCATTATATAGCTCTCTTGATTTACTAAGCTCATTCCCCATCTTAACTATATGAGAATCCTTGGAATCTATATCCATATCAAGAGAATCGACAAGCGTATCAAGATACTTTATTTTCTCTTCTAATTCCGTTATCTTCTTGCGGGAATCCTCATAATCTCTTTTTAATCTACTTGAACAGCTAATAGCCTCATCAAGATCCTGATTTAGAGTATTTATATAACTACTCTTTACTATCTTCAATCCGAACATTTTTATCACTGTTATAAGTTTTACGAATATCGGCATTTATCTTACCGACTATAATTAACTCAGCTATATGTTTATCTTTCTCGACTATAGCCATATCCTTACGGACATTAGTGACCCTGATCATGATATTCCCGTTATTAGACGAGACGAACGGTGATCCCACCAAAGTAAGTCCCGTATCGCCGGTAAACGACGGCAGCATCATCAACACCCCTATGGTATTATCCGGGAACGATGCCCACACCCCTGTGTCTATATCAAGGACATCACCCTGCCCTAATGGGAAGGCATTACCCTGCTTGATAGGAATATCCTTACCCAACGAGTTCCATGCTTTCGAGAATCTTACGGAGTTAAGGAAGATCTTTCCCTCTTTCTCCACCATCCCTACCATAGGTTCGCAATTCAATCTAACCTCGTTTTGTTTATCATCCGGCTTCTCCTCAAGCTCATCAAGGTCTCTGGCTGATGTAAATGACTTACTCTCCAGAAGTTTTTTGATATCTTCAATTGTGGCCATATTATAATTTGATTATTAAATACACGATCTTCAATCCTAACTTCAAATCAGATGTCTTTTCGAACATCTCCCTAAGAGGTAAGATAGTAGCGTCAAGATCTGACGCTACCCATTCTCCGTCCTTATAATACATATTCTTTTCCTCGGAATACGCTACACAAGGTCGATGCCCTAAGTTCTTCATAACCGTATCTACCTTATTTTGGGTAGGCATCGAGACACGGTTCACTTTAGTAGATATATTAAAATTACTTTCTATCATAAATCAAATTCTACATATTTATAATCAACATTATTTATCTCAAATATCTTATCCATAAATATTCTATGTTTCTCTTTAGTATCAAGAAGATTCTCACCATAAAAGAAAAATCTATTTTCATTATCCAATTTTAGATATTTATGAATAAGTTTATGTGCTCTTCTTGATAAAATAAACCCGCTTTTTAAACAATCATAATCCCAATGATGAGCTTCTTTGTATTTTAAATCAAATCCTCTTGATCTTAATGACCTACTTAAACCTTTATATACACAAGATTTTGTTTTATAATTTTTACTATGCTTACTTGCATATCCAAGCCTCTTATACTTTTCTCTTCCTCTTTCCCTTTCTTTATCTACAAAATCGGGATTTTTGATATTATCATTATATTTATCATGAACATCTTTTTTAGCGCACTCCTTACACTTATTAAAATGTCCATCTTTCATTTTAGGATGCTTATAAAACTCATCTATGGATTTTATTTTACCACATTTGAAACAAACCTTATCCATATAAATCAGAAAGGAAGATCATTGTCATCTCCAAAAGGAGGATATTGAGGAGGTTGTTGTTGACCTCCAAACAAAGGGGCTTGCGCTTGCTGCGGGGCCTGCTGGTATGATGGAGGAGGCGTTTGCGATGGAGCCTGCGTAGCGTATGACGGTGGGGGCGTTTGCGTTATAGCCTCACCAGCGTTGTTTTGGCTTGGAGACTGAACCGGTCTCACGCCATCCGCTTTAATACTTTGGATATATTTATTAAGTACCTGATAAGCGAAAGCGTCTTGGGTCGTATAATCAAACTTCTTATTCCCCATTATATCAGTACTCTCAACCCTGTCAGGCCATCCATTCTGCCCGTTCTTATAATATTGCTGGATAAGCTCGTCCTTACCGTCAAGAGTCTCCCTTGCGTATGAGATAAAGAAATTACCGGGAGCATATTGATCCCCTTTCTTAGCATGAGCAGGATTGATCACCACCTTACGTTTCAGGTCGATATTAGGCAAGTACCTTACCAGTGACTTAACGTAATTATTGATACCTCCTTTTTGAGTCATCAAAGGAACGTTTATAAAGTAATTACCATCCTCATCACTTATCTTTATGGATAAGTATTTGGCATTTATTCCATTGAACTCCACTTCTCGCACATTGATATCAGACAAATAACCTTCGATACCGTTCCAGAATACCCTCCAATAAGAAACGGCTCCGGTCTTCTCGTTTATATGCTCCTCGAAACCTTCCTTTGGTTCTCTTGATGACTGATATAATAATCCGCTACCACTTACTTTAAAGTAATGGTTATTACCACCTGATGAATTTTCTCTAACTCCCATTTTATATATTTTTAAATATTAAACAATAACTGATGATGACAAGAAATACTCGTTCTTATTATCCTCCCCATAAATCTTATTGAAATGAGATTTATGGTCATGTTCGATAACCACCCTATTACACGATATGCTTTTTATGATACCCAGATATCTTCCACATAACACGTTGCATACAATATCTTCACCATAATGAGACAAAGGGGTAAGTTTTTCCTTACATGATTTACCTGAAGACGGGTTCTCTGACATAATACCACATCCTTTATCGGTAAATATCAACTTACAATGATCAAACTCATTTACTTTAAGATTATTTTGGAGGGCTTGGACGAGTAGATCCTTATCAAAGACATAGGTACTTGTTTTGACAAAATGCTCGTCCACGAACCTCCAATTTGGATAATTACCCTCAAAATGGGTCTCATACATATCCATATCAGGCGTAGAGAAATAAGTCTTAGTATCATCCACTTTTATAGACAACATATCCGATGACTTATTGATATGCTTATCAAGCAATATCGCGGATTCGTTCGATACCGGTATAAACATCTTCTCTACCTTATCCTGATTAGGGACAAAATACCTGTAAATAGTATTTCTATCCGTACTTACTATATTAATATTAATATCATCAATATCAATGACCACATTCTCGATGCATGGATAAAAGTCATCTACCTCCGTATAATCGCTGGCTTTGTTAAGAACCGAAACATAATCGCTCATCTTAACCTTAATTCCTCCATCAAGTATCTTATGTACCTGCGGGAATGTATTGATATCAAAAGCCGGACAACTATACTCACCAGAAGCATAGCGGATCGTTATCTGATCTTTTTTATCTGAAAGCAGTATCGTAATATCGCAATTCTTCTGTTTTTTCATGAACTTAATAAAAAAGCTTGCCTCTACCAAGAAAGAGAAGTTAGAGTCAGCCTCGACCTCCAATCGCTCTATAACACATACCTTGGCATTTACGGAAGTGATATAAGCCAGATTATTGATAACATCTATCTTAAGACCCTTATAAAGGGAGTTGGGACCGGCATTCTTAACAACCGTCTCCAATTTGCCCAACTTCTCATTTAATGACTTCGACAAGCATCTTATAAGCATAACGAACAACTTTTTATTACATCACAAATATAATCATAATTATATTAATACAAATACAATAAATACTTAATAGTATTAAAATAGTTTAAACTTACGTCTAATATACTCGGCTATAAGCGTAGCGTCACACATTCCGTCTTGTATCTTAGTAGGTTGTACTCCTTTTCCTGACCATGGTTTCACGAAAGAAACCAAAGGGAAAAGGCGCATGGCACATCGGATGGAGGTAGCCTTCGTGTCTAACTTCGCCGCCGTATACACCCGATCTGCTGTCGTATGAAGTTCCTTCTGCCAGGTCTTTGGTTGCACTTCCTCGAACATGAACCTAACATCCGGGTGAGATCCGTATCGTTCCATCATCTCCACCATCATCGCAAATAGAGCGTTCGGTTCCCGGCGTCTCCCGCCAAATGTGAAATTGCTGGCGGCCGAGCTGTTGTGGATGCTATGGACGTCCTCGACGGCGATCGCCAGCGTCCCGCCTCCCTTTTCTTGGATCTTGTCAGCGGCATCGAGGAAGAAGCTTGATATAGCCCTAAGATCTATATCCCCCTTAACCGATATCCTTGGAGTCATAATTACCTTAACCTCGCCATTTTCTGGGATCATGGACAATCCTCCGGTATCTATACCCGGATCTATTCCTATCGCTATATTCATATTTTTAAGGTATATAATGAATGAAAATCCTCCGGTCTAAACACCTGTATTGAGTTATCCGGATACATACCTATATAATAACCGTAAAAAGCCCGTAGAATGCCATTTTCTAGGATTATATCCAAAGCCTTTACCTTGTGACCGTCAACCATCACATCAAGCTCCTTGGTTCTTTGGGATATCTTATCAAACCATTCAGGTATAGGATCAATCCCGTACCTGAATGCGTTTACTGTTGATTTTATAGAGATATACGTACCCATGATCAGATAAGATTACAATCATCACGTTTAACAACCTTAAAATCACCATTGCGAAGGAATATCGCCACATCAGATCTCGTATACGTAAGAGGTGTATACGATACCAAATGATAAGATGCCTGCCCGACGGCGGGGCGAACCGGTCTCAATACGGCTATGGCTATATCTCCGCCAAGTTCCGTGCCACCGGTGACACCCTGTAGGCACATGTATATGAATCCCTCATACTCATATCTCTTTCCAATAAACTCACTCATGGGAATACCTACGAACAGATAGTTCTTCACATCCCCTTTCTTAACCTCGACAGCGTTCTCTACACTGGACGGTATTACGTCTACAAATTTTACTCCTATTGCCATGATTACAAATTCAATTTAGTTCTTAATTCTTGACACAATTCTTGATTATCCCTCATGATACTTAACGTATTATCCACTCCATTGCCCACCCGGACCTCTCCGTACCAGTACCATGATCCTTTACGGGTAAAGATACCGGTTTCCTCACATAACTTCAAAAGTTCAAGCTCCTTGTCAAATCCTACGCCATAATACAAGGCTGTCTCTGCTATCTGGAAAGGTATAGCTGTCTTGTTCTTCAATACCTTTATCCGAACCTCATGACCGATAGAAGAGCCATCTTCTCCTATAATAACCTTTTTCCTTGACATCTCCATACGGATAGAGGCGTAGAATTTAAGGGCATTACCGCCGGTTGTTACCTTAGGATCACCGTATATTACACCAATCTTCTCACGATACTGGTTGATGAATACCAGAACACAGTCACTTTTGTTTACGATCCCGGTAAGAACTCTCATGGCTTTTGACATCAACCGGGCTTGTAGTCCCATGTTGCTATCTTCCATATCACCCTCGATCTCCTTCTTAGGGACTAGATTCGCCACGGAATCCACGACAATGAAGCCTACCTTTCCGGACTCCACCAGCTTGGCCGTGATATCGATAGCCAACTCCCCGTAGCTTGGCTGGGAAATAAGGAACCGGTTAACGTCCAATCCCATCTTCTTAGCGTATTCGATATCAAAAGCGTTCTCCACGTCTATTATAGCTACCAGCTTATCTGGGTGCTTTTTCTGGAACTCGATCATACTTAACGTACACATCATGGTCTTGCCACAAGATTCCATCCCGACCAGCTCATGGATCCGGCCTACCGCCCATCCGCCGCCGAGGGCCTTGTCCACCACCAGCGAACCTGTGCTTTCCCTTGGTATGGATATTATAGGCTTATCATCGCCGAAGTTCATTATCGAGCCTTCTCCAAGCTCTTTATTTAAAGATGATACTAATTCATCTACGTCTGAAAAAAGTTCTTTCTTAGCCATTATAATCCGTATTGTTCGAAGTCAAATAAATCTTGTTGTTTCTTGATCATATCCTTCCCGATATCAGATATCTTTTCCGGATTCAAAACACCTTCATTCTCATCCACCTTCTCTATAAAGTCAGATATCTTATCGCTTAGCAGTACCATATCTTCCTTAGGCACTGATTTTAGATAAAGCCCGTCTATAGACCTACATCTTGAAAGAGCGGTATATATCTGCCCTATCTCGAAGGCTCTGCTGATGTCTACAAATATATTATCTAAAGTCATTCCCTGGGACTTATGGACAGTTATGGCGTATCCTAACCTCAATGGATATTGTATTATATAGCCGCAAGAAATGCCTTCAAGGGAATCATCTACCTGCTTATACTTCATCTTCTCCCACTTCTCTTTGGTTATCTCCACCTCAGTATCGTTATCTAGATGAACATATATCGTCTCATCAACAGTATCTATGCTGGTTATGATACCCATCGAGCCATTGACATACCCGTTGCCGTTTCTGGTTATTATGACCTTAGCTCCTACCTTTACTATAAGCTCATCCTCACAGGGCGCTACAGGCTTCTCCCCGAATACAGTAGCATCGAACTTAAATACCTTATTATTGATCTTATCAAGATTAGTCTTATTTATCTCATAAGCTTCTTTGTTAGTTGAGCATATAATTATAGTATTATCCATATTATCCGGGTACTTGACCCTACTATCCAATATCTGTCTTGACTCATCGGTAATAACCCCACATCTTATATCCTCAAGTACGGAAAGAAGCTGAGGATCTTTTTGACGGAATACGTTCTCGAAGGTAATGACCGAGAATCCTGACGCTCTTAATGCCTTTGATGAGAAAAAGAACCGGCTCTCATAATATTTGTCGATAAAATCATCCGCCGTCACCACAGGCGGTAGTTGTGATAGATCTCCAAACATAATCAACCTAACACCACCGAAAGGCTCCTTGCTACGCCTGCATTGTCTAAGTATGTCAGCTACCTCATCAAGCAAATCAGGTCTTACCATACTTATCTCGTCAATGACGATAGTATCAAGATTCTTGATCTTCTTCTTCATAAACGGACTTACATCCACCTTATTCAACAACATACCTCTCTCGATAGAAGGGATATAAGGACCGTTCTTTATAGAGAAGAACGAATGAATGGTCTGTCCACTGGCATTCAACGCCGCTACTCCAGTCGGTGCTACGATAACGCACTTACCCAAGAACTTTACGATACGTCTCATGAACGTACTTTTACCACTACCAGCTCTACCGGTAATAAACAGATTCTCCCTAGTGGTGAAAATCTTCTTCAAGGCACGACCCTGCTCTACGTTTTTATCCACCGTCATAATATGACGAAGGAGGTCGTTTTCATTTCTAAAATCCTCTTTTACCATATCTTTTAAGATTATGGTACAAAGATACGAATAGTTATAATTAACTAATAAAAATAAATGTGAATAATATGTAAATATTAAATTTTATATCTGATACTCAAATCATCCAGCCTTACTCATCTCAGTTCCTTTTACCCCTAAGAAAACGTCTCTTATATAATCTTCTGCGATGATTATATGCATTATCGTTCCTCGGTATGATAGTCTTAGGTGTCCTATATTTACGTTTTTCCTATCTTTGGTATTGACTATTCCGTTGTTTTTCTTTACCTCATCATATAAATCGGATATAGTCTTACAGCACATGCCAAGAACTTCTTTTATCATCCGATATACCGTTCTTTGGGATATTAGCATCATACCTTCTTTTGATAACTTTATATTCAATCTATCCATAAGATATGACACATTGAATTTGACAGTTCTTTTTTTAGTTATCTTATATATCTTATTTATATTTCTGTTTCTAGCTGAGAATATTATTTTTGATAACATCTTGACTCTATTTAATTTACGACTTTTGTTAGCCATCCATCTTCTGGTATTCGAATCAAGATTTTTATCAAGGCAGGTATATACAGATTCTCCTTTCTTTACAAACATATCCTTTATCCTTGGGGTCTTACTAGCCTTATGCTTGTATTTTATGATATCTGATAAAGCTATCATAATCTCTCCTTCAGCCCAAGCCTTTAAGCTTATAAGCTGGTAGTTCATATCCTCATGAGAATCCCTTAACACATGGCGGTAGCAGAAATAAGCGCATCCATCTGATAGGATATCAATAAAATCATTGGTATTGATCTCTATCTGATCTCTATTCCCGCCATGCATCCTATTTCTTAGAAACACATGTTTGAATACGTTTATGATAATAAGATATATCATTGCCATCTTACATTCATCACTGATCTGAATACCTGATCCATGATACTCATCATGTTTCAATGAATATTTTATAGCTGTCACTTTTTTGCCTTCCTTATTGGTAACAGGTTTAAAATCGACTGGACATATAAGTGACCCGGCTGGAAGTTTTACGCATCCTAGCTCATCTTTTTTGACCTGAATATTACGTGGAGTATATCTTTCGGTAATAATCTTATCGAAATTTGATTTCATTATATGTAAAATTCCTATCTTTGTTCCCATACGATGTTTTATTTGCTGCGAATATACAAGTTTTATCAATACGAAACAAGTTATTCGGATGGATGGGTAGCCTGTGAAGGTCACCCATTTGTTGTTTATACGAAATTATCGTAATAAATTAGAGGGGGTAAATCACTGTGTTTGTGGAAGATCATTTTTGACACAACACTTGTTACGCGCGCGTTAATAGGTATATTTATTAAATATAATTAACTCTATAAATATATACTACTTTCTAATATCTCTATCCGTACACAGAACCTCTCCTGACGTCGAGTTCCTGTGTACTCCGCTTAAAGTCTCTATTTAATAAAACATTGCTTTTTACCGCCAAGGTATGGTGCCGTCAGGCAGGATACCGCAGGCTAAACATGGTAGAAGCCGTATCCTATACCGGAAGCCGGTACCCCGGTAGGGGGATCGGGTGGAGCAAAAGCCAAAGAAGAAAAAACGAGGTCTTGTACGATCGCTCGCGCTCCGGCTGCCCGTATCTTCTACGGCAGGCTCCATCGCCCAAGGCTTCCCATTTCCCCTTGGCTTTATATCCCATAACATAGCAAGAAGGAATCCAAAGGGAAAATGGGTGGTCATGTCCCTTGAGGCAGGATAGGGCTGTCCACCGCCGCTCGGAGGCATGTATGGTCTGTGCTCCCGCCGCTCGGAGGCATGTATGGTCTGTGCTCCACTGGCCTCATTGCCGTGGCTTACGGTGGACTTATCTGGCTGTCCTCCGCCACTTCCACCGCCGCTCGGAGGCATGTATGGTCTGTGCTCCACTGGCCTCATTGCCGTGGCTTACGGTGGACTTATCTGGCTGTCCTCCGCCACTTCCACCGCCTTTTCCCATTTGGATGTTCTTAAATACATGTTAATCAGCATATATTATGTTGATTATGGCATAATTTCTTGACAACGATATTTTTTTTAAGTAGTTTTGCTGAAAACTAATTTTATATGTCGGAACAGAGGAAAGCTTTCGTATTTGCGTTGCCTTACGACACTAGGCTGGATATGATCCAGCAGTTCTTAAGGATATACAACGGCTATCTGGATTCAAAGGGTAGAAGCTTGATTACCGAAAGGACGATAAACTTACTTTCTTTCTACATCAACTACGGATACTCGGATGATACCAGGGCTAAGTACATGGATTGTCATGGACAGAAGGAATCTTACGTCGCTGTCCTGAACAACGAGCTTAAACGTGGGGGTTTTCTGGTGGACAAGAAGAACGGGAACTTCCGTACCCGTGAGCTGTCTATTGAGATGAGAAGCTTACGTAACTATTTTATTCTTGACGGGGAGGGTGATGATACCCGTGTAATGGGGTTTGTGTTCAAGAGAAACAAATTGGATATTGATGGGTAGGAATCTTATTTCATTCGATAGGGATATCGTGGATGAGGTGGTAAGAAGATCTGATGGGAAGTTTACCAAACAACAGGTAGAGTGGTGCATGAAAGCATCCGTATCTTATATCCATCATCTCTCCAGATATACCGATAATATATCTATCAGGATCCCGTTTATCGGATACGTTATATGCAATCTTCGCGAGATGCGGGTAAGACGTGATAAGATACGTCGGATATTTGTCAAGGAAGGTAATCGTTATCCGGATGAAAGGATGCCTATTGAGCTTGATTGTCTGGATAAGAAGATTAAGGCGATAGAGGATATGGAGGGGTTGAAGAACGGAGATCCTCTTATACGTGATAACCATGAGGCCATGTATCAATGTCGGTATGGAATGACATGGGAACAATTACAGGATTTTCAACAAAAACAGTTTAAAAAATAATTATCGTGCAAACAATTGGTAAAGCCCAAGTAATAGCCCAGGCTTGGGAAGATAGTTTATTGGGCAGGATTCCTAAGGATAAGAAAGATTATCCCGAATGGTATAAGAATCGTCTTGAATTATGCAAGAAATGTCCTAAGAACTCTTCTAATATCAGGTTCTTTAAATTGCCGCCTAAGGTATTATTCCATAGATTGATTGGAAGACCGGGATGCTCGTTGTGTGGTTGTTTTATCAAGGAGAAAGCTTGGATGAAGACCGAGGTATGCCCGTTGAAGTTCGTGGAAGGAGAGAAAGCCAAATGGAACGCCATGGAGGTCATAACCGCCGATCATAACGATTTTAATATCGAGTGCCCTAACGATGCATTTGATATAGGACTTACGGATGACGAGAGCGAGTTTTATCTAAATATTTTTGATCATAAAATAGGTGATAAGATAGAAATCGTGTTATTTATCACCCATAAAGATGGTTTCCATGTCAAGGAGCATCATCTTGGATGTGGATGTATGGGAGACGTGTCATATAACAAACATCCTGACAATGAGAATAGAACTATATTTAGGATGACGTTAGATACCTCAAAATATACGGAAGGTCATTTTGAGAAACATCTATCTCTTATGGGTTATACGAAGGATGATCCTGAACGTAATTTCAAACATTTCCCGCTACGTATTATAGGGGAAGCTTATAAGTAAATACTATGCGAAGTCCTGTAAGAAGTAAGATAGATGATCGTATCCATGCTCTTATTGTCATGGAAGTCGGTTGCCGTGAGTTACCCGAATATTCGCTGGGTGATATACTTTACTCCGCTTTAAGGAGAGTTGCTAAGGCTAATGGTGGTAACGTACGCTTCTTGCGGGATATTAGCACCAGAGATTTATTAAGAATAATAGATCAGAGTATCAGTGATGAGATTGAGTTAAACAACAATGATTATAATGCGTAATATGGAAGATAAAGATATAAAAACAGAGATTAGAGATTATCTTAAAGAAGAGGCGGATACCCATATAAGGCATTGGATAGCCATAAAACGTGAGAGCAAGCGTCTGTATAGCGATATTGAGGATAGGACTAAGAAGATAGCCCTTAAATCATCTTCGTTGATAAAAGAGGAGGATTTTGTCGTTCTTCATGAGATGACCCATAAGATACAGATGTTGAATATAGAGGCTGTAAAAGTCAATTCTAGGTTGATGTTCATAATCCAGTTGGCTACTAGCTTCGGTATGGATCTGGATTTAGATACGACATATGCGTCCACCGCCAAGGGTATTATAGAAGACAGGACATCTGGATTCGTGTTTTATGATGACAAGGAACGTCTGAGATATGCCGACAAGGAGCTTGAGGATATGTTCCATGACATGAGCGTGACGGAAGTAAGTAAGATCGGGGTTGTTCAGTCTTATGAGCTTCTTATGAAACAGTATAACGAGTTTAAGGATATGAAAGCCAATGCCACAGGGAAGACGAAAGCCGACGAGTAAGGACGCTGATCGGGTCAATGATAATCTTGAGGTCATAGCTAAGGCTATAAACGACGCTAAGACTTATATTGATAAACATCCTTGGGATAAGGAGAAGCCGGAGGATATGGCTAGGGCATTTGACTTCATATCAAAATTAATCGATAAGATAAATACATGGAATGATTCTTATATGGAGAAGAGCGGGATCATGGATGTATATAGGTCTGTAAGCAATGTCCAGAAAAAGGAACGTAAGGGTCAGGTTTCTGGTGGAATCGAGTCTGTTTTAAAGGATATTATGAAATGAGTTTAAGCACGAGTCCAGAATTTTATGTAAACATGAAGAATCCCCCTGTATGGAACGATCTGTTCGGATGGGAGGATCAGGATGACGATGTTAAGCAGTTCTTTAAAGAAGAGGCTTATAAGGTCAAGTACGGGGTGACTATCAATGGTACGTTCATCCCCCCATGGCTTTATTGGCATGTTAATTTCTTCCCCGTATTCCAGGATCTTCCAAACGGGGAACGTGTGCCAGCGATCAGTCGTTTGCGTGATAACGAATGGTTTTTCGCCGAGATGTACCAACGTGCCCGTCAGGAGAAGAAAGGGTTGGGGATGTTTGGTACTCGTCGTTTTGGCAAGGCTCTTCTGGACTCGGAGCTGATATATACTCCTTATGGACCTAAGAAGATAGGGTTCGCTGATATCGGGGATATCATATATGGCGATGATGGTAAGCTTACGACTATAGTAGGCGTATATCCTCAAGGATTCGTTGATATGTATAAGGTTACGTTTGAGGACGGGCGCAGTATAGTATGTTGCGGTCAACATCAGTGGAAGGTTAAATATCATGGTGATTATAAAGTCATGAGCACCATGGGTATCATCCACTCTGACTTCCAGAAGATGACCATAGACATAGGGGAGGCCGTGGATTTCCCCGAGCGGCGGTGGCTGATGTCGCCCCATCTCCTTGGGTCTCTGACCGCCTCTTTCCTTTGTGGATCTACCGACAGGATCTTCGAGTTAAGCAATAAGGAGATGGATGATATTATTTATTCATCCAAAAAACAGAAAGAGTTGTTTATAAGCTCATTCATGAAGATAGCTTGCGGCATAAGTACTGGTGACGATCGTTTTAAGGTCGTTTACAAAAGTGAGTATATTATATCCTTCGTAAGAAGAATATTCTGGTCTATGGGATATTATTGCGTCATGGATGGCGATGATATGTATATATCCAAGACCCATAACAGACTTAGGATATCCGATATAGATTATTACGGGAAGTATAAGGCTACTTGTATTGAGGTAGATAATAAATCTCATCAGTTTCTTACTACCAATTTTGTCGTATCCCATAATACGACCATCATGTCATCACTTCTCCAGATGAACGCTACCATGACGATCGGGCTTAGCCATTCCGTGGTAGGTTTCAGCGATAGCGATTTATCTAATATAGGTGAGTATTGTGAGTATGGTCTTGATCATGTTCATCCTTTTTTCAGGATCAACAGGACCAAGACCGACTGGAGTTCGGGCGTTACATTAGGCAAGAGGATGTCCAATGGCGTACGTGATATCCATGCCATTATCTCTATAGCCAACATCAACATGGGTAGGAAGACCTCCACGCAGAAGACGGCTGGTTTGACACCGGCTACGGCTATTTTCGACGAGGTTGGTAAGGGACCTATCAAGAAGCCTTACACGGCCGCCATGCCGTCCTACGACACGCCTTACGGCTGGCGTCTTAGCCCTATCTTGGCTGGTACTGGTGGTGAGGTAGAATTATCCAAGGACGCTCAAGAAATGTTTTCTGATCCTGAGACCTACAATCTTCTGGTTATGGACTGGGATATTTTAAATCGTAGAGCCATGAAAGGGAAAACATGGAAAGAACGGAAATGGGCGATGTTCGTTCCCGGTCAGATGGCTAACTCCGGTGTTAAGAGAACTATAGGATTGGGCGATTATCTTGGTAAGCCTGATGACAAGAAGCTTAATAAGATCAAGATCGACGCTACTGATTTCGATGCTAGTACCAATAAACTTAATGAGGAACGGAAGAAACTATCTACAAAAGATAGGGTTGCGTACACTTCTCATACTATGTTCTATCCATTTACGATCGATGACTGTTTTTTAAGCTCATCCCAGAACCTATTTCCGGTCGAGTACGCTATCAAGCATAAGAATGATCTCCTTGAGTCGGGGCAATATAGCGGTATGCTGTGTGATGTCTTTCTTGAGTCAGGTAATAAACTGGGGACTACTAAATCGAATAAGCAACTGGCTGGATTCCCGTTTAGCGGCGGTGTTATTGACGCTCCTGTCCAGATATTCGAGATGCCTCAATCCAATAGGTTTGATGATTTTATTTATGTGGCGGGCCAAGATCCGTATAAGCAGGCCAAGTCTGATACTCCTTCATTGGGATCCTTTTATATATTCAAAAGGCGTGTTGGTATCCGAGATCCTTATGCCTATAGAATAGTTGCCTCTTACGTATCCCGCCCATCATCTATAGACCAATTCTGCCGTACGTGCGAGGTGCTTCAGAAGGGATATGGTGCTATATGCCTTATGGAGAACGCTGACCAGATGTATGAGCAGTATCTTAATCGGAAGAGCGGTATGCCGGCATCTTTCTTCTTATTCGCTGGTGAGGCTATAGCCAATAAGTATGTGAAGGCCGGCTCCCGGCAGAATAGCAAGCTGGGGCTATATCCTACCCCCGGCAACCAGAACCTGCTCTTCTCCTGTGTGGTGGATTATTGCTGGCAGGATTTCGTTATTGGTTATGATGATAGTACCGGTCTTGATATAACGGTTAAAGGTATTGAGTTGATTGATGATATAGCTTTTTTGGATGAGATAATACAGTATAAGCCCGGATTGAACGTCGATAGGATAATAGCCTTCGGGCATGCGTTGGTTCTCGCTAGGTATTTTGATGATAATAACTACATGCCTAAATCGAAGATAGATGAGATGAATAACGCCCGTAAGGAAGATGCTTATAAACACCATGAGATATATGCCTCTGCATTTGGATCGGTATCTATAGGAGCTTTTAGGTAAATGAATGTCAATTAAACGCCTATCTTTGTTGTAAATAAAATTGAATAATCATGGAAGTGTTTAATAGAGATCATTCGTTTCCAGCAAAAGGAGCGTTATTAGGATTACCTCCTCAGGCTATTTCCACGAAGAAAAAGAACAGAAAATGGAAGGAGGATTGTATGGACGCTCTTGAGACGATAGGGTTGAAACAGTATGATCGTAACCAGATGTACCGTGACTATTATCTGATGGCGGATGGTAGGTTATCTTTTATGGAGATGGCGGATGTTATCCCTCAGTTAAGGAACGTGCAGAAGCTAAGGAGCGATATAAGGATACCTTCTTTCTTGAAACATTATGATATCATAGGTGGTATCGTAAACGCCTTTGAGGGATGGCTGACAAACCTACAGGATAAGTATACGGTTAATGAGGTAGGTGATATGGCTATAAGTGAGTATGAGGATACGATGTCAAACTTACTTCATCGTCATATACAAGAACAGTGGGATATTATCGTCAATCAGCGTCTTGTAGAGGCTGGTCTTGATCCTACGTACAATGAGTTTAACTCTGAGGAGGAGCGTCAGGCTTATGTTCAGCAAATCCAACAGGCCAAGACGTCTATGACCCCTGATGATATCCAGAGGTTCATGAGTACCAGATGGAAGACGCAGGCGGCAGTATGGGGGGATCATACGATCGAGGCTGACCGTAGCCGGTTTTATATGGATGAGCTTGACAGGGAGAATTTCCGGGATCGTCTTCTTAGTGGAAAGATGTTCCGTAATCATTTCGTTGGCTTCGACTACTATCGTCCGGAGGTATGGAGTCCGATGGAGGTATTCCATCCTGACGTGAAATACCCGCAATACGGATCTTATGTGGGCCGTATTCATTATTACGAGGGTGTTGAGCTGATATCAAGATACGGCCATAAGATGACGGCCAAGGACAAGCGTCGTATTATGGGCGGTGATGATGATTATGAGGGATGGGTATCTAATGACGGTACTAGGTATGACTGGAAGAAAAAGAAGCCGTCTATTACCGGTATGTACGAGAATGAGGTTATTCCATGGAAAGGATACCATGATTATGAGTCTATAGTTGCCGCTGAGGACTATTATGGTGTTCCGATGGGCGAGTACCACACCTTCGGGCCGGACGGGGAGGAACACACCCAGCCCCGCTTCTTGCCCCGCTTCCATCCATTTGGCTATTTTAACTCTGACATGTCCAATGGCAAGAGATATGAGATAGACTCTCGCCTTTTTAGGGTAATGGAAGGATATTGGGTATCCATGAAACCGGTATTCTTAATAACTTACATGACGGAGACTGGGATGGTGGATCAGGAGCTTGTGACAGATGAGCTTCTCCCGGAGTTCTTGGAGAAGAACGGTATCAAGAAAGTGAAGAGGGTTATGGCTGAAGCCGTCAGTGATCCTGAGGTGAACACCTACATCTTGGAGTATGTTCCTGAGGTTAGGTTTGGCGTTAAGATCACCGGAGGTAATTTAATGGATAATCCTATATATATTGGTGGGGATCCAATACCTCATCAGATACATGGTGACAGCAGTCTGTATGATTATGTCATTCCGGTTTCGGGATTTATAGGGGCCAGTCTCGCTGATCGCATACAACCGTTCCAGATGATGTATAACCTTGCTATGAATCAGCTATACAATAACGCCGAGAAGGAGATCGGTAAGTTTTTCTTAGGTGACTTGGGATTCCTGCCTACTGAATATAAGGATATGATGGACAAGAAGGGCGCTTTGGCTACCTTCATGCAGATCGTGAAGTCCGTCTCGTTTATGGGCGTAGGTGGTAACGATACGAACAATCCTTACCAGAACCCACAGATGAGTAGCATATATAACCAGTTCGGTGTATATGATCTTACTAATACGGATCAGATAAGATCCCGTATGGAAATGGCTTCTTACGCCTATATGATGGCTTATAGGATGATAGGTATATCTGAGCAGGCTATGGGTCAGTCAACTAGATACGAGAGTTCTACGGGCGTAAAACAGGGAGTTAACGCTACTATGCTACAGACTCAGACTTACTTTAATGATTTCGATGACTTCAAGAAACGGACATTGGATATTCATCTAGCCGTGGCTCAAGTATGTCAGAAGGAAGGATACGATTGGACCGTGATGTACAGAAACAGCGATCTTTCCTTGGCTTACATCAGTCTTACGGATAATAGCTTGTCGTTACGTCATCTTAATGTTATGGCTGTCTCTAATTCCAAGAAACGTCTGGAATTGGAGAATTTGAAACAATATATATTACAGACAAATACGTTAGGTAATGACTTACTTGATATCACTAGGATGATGAGCGTCAACTCAACGGCTGAGATGAATCAGATCGGAAGGGATGCTAGATCTTACGCCGATCGTGTAAGGCAAGAAGAATACCAGAATCAACAGCGACTTATCCAGCAGCAAGCCGAGGTCGAGCAACAGGCACGTAATGATGAGCATGAGAAGGATAAGGAGCTGGCTTATATCAAGGGCAACTTCGACTTAAGGGGTAAGAGCATAATGGCCGCCGGTCAAGCGGCTAGGACCCAAGACAACGCGGAGGGTATGGATTATGTGGAAGCCATAGCGGATCGAGCCTTGAAGGAACGGGATCTGGATATCCGGGAGGAGGATATGAGAACCAGGCAGGCTAACGCCGAGGCTGAGCGAAGATCTCGCGAGGAGATAGAGAAAAGGAAGTTGGAATTAAAGGAAAAGGAGATAGATGCTAGGAATAAACGTTCTGATACAGATAGGTTTACGTCAATAATAAACAAGAATTGATTACAAGTTTTGTAAATATTTTTACAAAATCTGTAATCAATTTGGCGTAAAATTCTGTCATATACTATAATGGGTTTGATTTAATTGGTAATTGGATTAATAATACTTTTGTAAAAAGCAAAAAAGGAAATTGTATGAATGACATGGGTGATTTCGCTAAGGGTTTTAAGACCATGAGTGTCGAGGAACTTTTTTACCGTGGTGACGGTGATGGCGATAAGAATAATATCGAGGGTAAATATGATAAGGATGGTAATCCTATAGGTGATACCAATAAAGAGCCTGCCGACGGCGGAGCGGCTGACGGTGGCGGGGATAAGGGCGGCGACGCTACCAGCCCAGACCCAGATTCCTTTGGCGAAGGCGGTACTGATAATAATAACGTGGTATCAGTGTTTAACGGGAAATCTTTCTTGGAGAAGATGGCCGCTAGAGGTATCATCGACAGTATTGATAACCTTGATATTATGGTAGATGATAAGCCAGTCGATCTTTCTACTATCACGAGAGAGGATGATTTACTTGATATAGTGGAGGGATTGATCAAGGATAAGGCCGATGAGTTGCTGAAGGATAAGGTTGATACCGGTTCTATGTCTGAATTCATGAAGAAGATGATAGAGGTGGATAAGGCTGGTGGTAACGTAGGTCAGCTTCTAAACCAATATCAGAACATTCAGGCGCCGTTGGACAACCTTGATATGAGCAACAAGAATGATCAGCTTGCGGTCATCCAGCATTATTATAAGATGTTGGGTATGCCGGAAGACGAGATAAAGGATAATATGGAGATGATGATCGGCAAGGGCGATGAGTTTATTGAGTCCAAGGCCAATAAGTTCCATGATATCCTGAAAAAGGAGATGGATAACCTTATCGAGGAGGAGAAGAAAAAATCCGAGAAAAGGAAACAGGAGTTGATTGAGCAGATGAAGATCTATAAGAAAGGTCTTAAGACGTCTATAAGCTCAGGATTCCAGTTGACTGACACGATGATAGGTAAGGCTGTCGATTTCGTTACCAAGCCGATAGACAATCAAGGTCATACGGCTATAGATAAAGCTTATTCGGAGGCTATCAAGAATCCGGACATGGCCGCTGATCTGGCTTTGTTCTTGATGAATAAGGACGAGTTCCTTAAACAGAAGACTAACAAGGCTAAGATGGAGGTCAATAAGAAGACCATCACTCTTCTTTCTGGCAATAAGGGAGGAAAGCAAAATAAGAATAATATCGATAATGATACTATAGAAGCTAACTTCCTTGATCTGAGTGGATCAAAGAGTGTATAACATTAAAAGATAGATAATTATGAATCCTTTTTTAACAAAAAGTTTTCCGGCTACCGTGAATGGCGATAACGTTATTGCCTTCACCGATGCCAAGAATTATAAGACTTCGCTCGTAGAGCATAACTTAGGCTCATTGGCGAGCTGGTATTATGAGGATCCGGACAAGAATCATTTGGGTCTGTTGAATCTGTTCTCTAATATCGCTAATTACCCCGTTCCGATGTATATGGGTATGATTAATAACGGCGCTACGATCTCCGTTAACGGTATTGGAGCTTCTTTCCGTTATGATCTTCCCGTTACAAAGACATTCGCTGTAGTTACGGCGGAGGATACTTCGACTCATCATCTGAAACCGGGTATTGATGGAAGTTTGTTTGATATCGTTTTGAATACATCTGAGTTTACGGCTTATGATGTCATCACCTATGACGCCGCTAACGGCTGTAATATCCTTATCTCAGGTGAGATACCGTCTAAGACAGAAGGTGATTTGACACGTTATTGGGGTCGTGTTATCGGCGGAAAGGCTAAATACTTCCCTAAAGAGAAATTACGTCCGGGTATCCGTTACTGGAAGATCGGTCATGCTCTTGGTGAGTACAGTACCCAGTTCTCTAAGGTATCTGGAGCTGACAAGGCCGGTTCTATGACTTGTGAATTCCGTTTAGGAAACCACCGTGGCGTTGAGGGTGAGACCACTATGTATGCTGGTATGAAGTCCATGCAGGCCGCCCAGAATAGCACTTCAGAGTTCGTGGAGACCGCCCTTCGTCGTATGAATGCCATGAGAAGCGAGTATGAGGGTAATATTCCTGATTTGGCTATTATCGGCAAGACTGTTAATGGTAGACTTGATTTACGTACGGCTAAGGTAGCGTCCACGCTGGAGGTATTCTGTATGGCTGAGTTGGTTAAGCTGGAAGCTAGACAGTTGATGTGGCAAGAAGGTGGTATTATCATGGATCAAAATGGCCCTATCCATTTAAATGAGGGTATCTACCGTCAGCTTCGCCGTGGTTATACTATCTACTATAGTCGTCCGATGGGTATTACTAAGGATACTCTTATGGCTGCTGCGGCTTATATTTTCCGTGGTCGTCAAGATCTTCCTATTACGGAGCGTAAGATTAAGTTCAAGGTAGGAGCTATGGCTATGGTCAACTTAGAGAAGTTGATTAGAGAGGCTTTCTTTACTACGTTGAGTAATTTGAGCTGGGGTATGGGTAGTGACCGTATGTTGCCTTCTAATCCTATATCCGGTACTAATGATGCTATGATCTTAGGTCCGGTACAGGTTAAGGGCGCTTTTCTTCCCGGCATCGGAAATGTAGAGTTCGAACACGATCCTTCTTTAGATTACGCTGACATGACAGATCGTAGCGAGTTAGTGAATGGTATGTATCCTAGATCCTCTTATTCTTGTATTATTGAGAATATCACTGACGCTGGATCGACTAACGCATATTCCGCTATTCCTAATACGGCTAACGCTAAGTTAGGTAATATGAATAACAACGTATTTTATATCAAGCCAGAAGGCGTAAGCATGTGGTGGGGTTATGAGTATGGTCGTTGGGCACACAAAGCTAACGGTAATGAGATCGTATCATCCTTGCCGGGCATGAAAGAGCAATTCTGGTGCCACTCAGCTTCAGCGGCTTGGGTTATGGATAACAGCAAGTTCTTGATTATCGAGCTTCAACCGAACTACTTCGGCTAAGTTTTTTTTCATATGTAATTTGGTTTTTAGAGGGGAGGATATTCCTCTCCTCTTTTTTTAGGAAAGTAACGCAAAAATAAGGAAATGAAAGAGATTTTAAAATCAAAGAAGGTATTGGTCGAGGTAAATGGCTTCAATATCATGTCAGATACCTTGTATGAGGTTGTAGGTAAACACGACGGAAGCGCTCCGCAGGCCTTCCAAGACGCCAATATAGCCAAGGCTCCGTTCCCTGAGAATGCTACTCACGTATGTTGCCCGTGGGATGATTTCTCAGAAGTTTACAATACCGGTTTTTATCCAAGATCAAGATGTTATAATGGCATGGATAAGGATGAGGTTGATAAGTTGGTTGATCAGCGTGTCAATAATATAATGAAGCCTTTTGAGAATATTTCCCAGAAGGATCTTTCCCAGACCAATTTCGAGTTTTGGGATGATGCTAAAGACAAGATCTATATGGGTAAGGTTTATAACACGGCTAATACCGTTGAGTTATTTTATTTATATCTGGCTGTATTTTCTGGCATGTTGACTCCTCAGGAAATGGATGGTGATCCTATTTTCATGAACTCCATGTTCTGTTTCATTGAGAAAGACAACGCCAAGGATTTCGTTCAGCAGCGTGAGATCAATAAGATGAATATCAGCTATAAGTTTATCAACGCCCTTAAGAAAGGTGGCAAGGAACGTCAGGCTGTCATTGATCTTCTTCTGTACATCGGCATCGTGACTCGTCCTGATTTCACGGAGGATGATTATTACACCGGATCACTATCAAACTGGATGAACGAGAAGAAGACCAACATCGATTATCTGCTTGATATTTGGGATCGTTCATTGGAGGGTGATTTCAAGGAAGTTCTTGAGTTCTATCGTATCGTAAATGTCCTTCAACGTAACGGTCGTATCAACATGACTCCATCTGGCTTGCAATATAATGGTCAGATCATAGGTCCTGACACCCGTACGTCCGCCGAGTTCTTGGCTACCAAGAAAGATCTTATCAGTGTAAAGGCTAATGTCTTGGATGAGTACGAGGAACTTATGTCTATTTCTAATATAGACGATAAGACCAAGACCAAGAAGGTTAAGGATGTCAAGAAGAAGGAAGACGTAGATGAAGGTAATAAGGTTAATACGGAGGAATGACGATGACGATCCAAGAAGCGTATCTAAGGTCTTTGCAGAAGAATGAGCAGAATCTCGCCAATGGTGGGATTAAGCTTGATCCCGGGAGGTTCGTGCTTTTGTTCAACGAGGCTCAGGATAGGTTGATAAGATACTATCTTAATAGAAAGGATGATGAGACCATCCGATCTATACAAACTCTTCTGGTATACTGGAAATCGCTTAATAAGATCAATCATATTGATGACCCCGAATCGACATCATTCGGTCTTCCTGATGATTATTTATGGTTCTCAAATATAAAAGGATCGTTTTCTTATAACGGATGTGAGGTTGGGGATTTTGTCATGTGGGAGGCTAAGAACGAGAATGTCCATGAGCTTCTTGGGGATGATAACAATAGACCTTCTTTTGACTATCGGGAAACGTTCTACACCATAGGTGACGGGAAGGTCGTGGTGTATGAGGACGGCTTCCGCACAGACGAGGTTAGGATGACCTACTACCGGAATCCGGTACGGGTGGATCTGGCCGGGTACATCAACGCCGCCGGCGAGCGGTCCACGGACATCGACCCTGAGCTGCCCGATCCTTTGGTGGAGGAGATTCTGGATATGGTCGCCAAGCAATTCAACCTTAACGAGAATGAACTAAGTAGATATAGGATGGATAAGGACAACGTGGCTTCCTTTAAATAAACACCGTTAGTTTGATCATTAAGCCTACTCGGGAACGGGTAGGCTTTTTGTTTTACATAAAATGTAAACATTATATTATGTCGTATACTCACGACCTTATTTTATTGCGGTGATGTTGTTTATGATTATGTTTGCGTTAGGTAAATGATTTTTAAATTAAAAAATTGATAATATGTTGCACAGACCGCAAGACCGGGTACTTTTCGTACCCCCGCACGCTAAGATGGTGGATGTTGACTCCATCTTCTTAAAGGAAGGACAGATCGGTATTTATGATACCAGAGATACTTCCGAGAACGGTTGCAAGGCCGTAATTGACTTTACCGGTAAGCCTCGTAATGATAAGCGTTATGAGATCCGTATCGGTCGTAATGAACAAGCGGCTTCCCGCTCTATATATGATAAGGATTTTTCCACGCCTTTGTTCTCGTTGAATGAGATCACCGAGATTTACGCTTCTTGGCCGAAGAAAGATCATGCTTATGTCGATGATGTTATCTTAGGATACAACGGTGTGTCTGATGACACGGCTTTCTCCGTATCCAAGGGCGACCGTATCGCTATCCGCTTGATTCTCGCCGGCAGGGCTTTCGAGCTTCTTGGTTATGAGGGAGGTCGTATTGAGATCAATGACGCTATCCTTTTGGATGATTGTGATAATACTCCAAATCAATGCGAGGAGTGCGATCCTTGCGAGGAGGTTGATTTGTTGCCAGCCGTCCTGAAATGTATCGAGAGGATGAAGAACCAGCCTATCGCTGGTGGTGGTAAGGTATCTGATTATATTGATATCACTCCGGTTACAAGATGTACTAACGAGGCTACGGAGCCTGAGACGGAGGACGTGAACTTCTATTGTATGGAGGTTTGCGATACTGGTGATGACCTTGCCTTGGCTGAGGTTCGTGCCCAGTACCCGGGATTGAAGATCGTTCGTGAGAGCATCAACGGCAGCATGTCACGTTATAAGGTGATGAAGAAAGGGACTAAGCCTAATGACTATACTCAACGTCTGATCTCTATCATGAAAGGATGCGAGGAATGCCCGCCTAGCTATACTGAGGTTAAGGGCGGATACCTGTATTCCATTTCATTGGAGGATGACGGCGTTGATATGTCTACTACGGTAGAGTCTTTACCTAATGTGGTAGCTGATACGGTTAATAAGATGAGCCAGATCAAGGGATCAGGTTTGTATATTGCCGCTACTTCCAAGAAATTGACGGATGAGGAGATCTCTACTTTCGTGGAGGCTAATTCTACGGCTATTATCTACTATGTGGCTAAGACATCCGATATGTGCGAGAATCCTACGGTTCGTACCGCTTCATGGTCAGCTTGTGGTTCTTGCAAGGTATCCACCGAGAAGTATTATATCACGATCCCGGATGATGAGTGCGGAAACAGTGCTTTGGAGGAAATCAAACAGGCTTTCCCGGAACTGGAGATCACTGACTACGGTACTCCTGCGGCTTGCCAGCATAGCTTCCAGACAACGGTATATACTAACATGTTGTGTGATGAGTGCGACAAGGTGTTCGAGGGATTCTTCACCAGCAAGGCTCCGGCGTCCTACCGCAACCGTATGTGGAAGAAACTGGAATCGGCTCAGGAACTTGGCACTAATTGCAAGTGCGGTATCCGTTTCCGTGGCAAGGAAATGTTATTATCTCCGTCAGAGTGCTTGATGGATAAAATGACCTATGTAGAGGATAGCGTTGAGATCGTTGGCGCTAGCGGTGGTTATCCTGATTCTCTTGATGAGGGATCCCCCATTTGGTGGGATCAGCTTCACTTCGAGAGATTGTCCAGCAAAGCCCCGCGTACTCATGTTGGCGGCAATATGATGGATGATGAGTTGAAGGGTTACGCTCATTTCAACGGCTTCCCGAAACATCAGGACTTCATGGGACGGACATTCATGAACGAATACAGCCGTGTTGAACAAACAGCCCAATACGTGGACTTCCAGATCACGATTAATCCTCATAGATACGCTCAGGGATTCGGAAAAGTTATCGCCGATGATCCGGTTAATCTGATCTTACGTGTACGCTATGGCGCTCATGAGGGTGTTCAGGAGATGATCAATATGATCGGTGCTGCCGCTGGTCTTGGTCCGGCCATTGTAACTGAGCCGAAATAAAGAACCTTTTTTGCGTTCATATATTTCCTAAAGGGGAGAGATTCAATTCTCTTCCCTTTTTTGTTATCTTTGAGGCAGTAGAATTAAAATATGATATTATGTCGGCTATTAATGAGTATTTAAAGAGACTGGCTTCCATCTTCGGTAGCATGGGTTTCTCCGTTCCGCCAGATGACTTCTCAGGTGTTGTCATAGACGGAAAGACGTATCCGGTCATGATGAGGAATGACGGGTGTTACGTGTACTTCGATGATAAAGGAGTAAAGAGACTTGTAAGCGAGGTCCCTAAAAAGGACTATCAGTTCATTAACATCAAGGACGCCCGTGTGTCGATCGTCAACCAATGTTATCGTACTCCGGGAGGTCAGGTAGAGGCTCGTATCCATACCTATATGAATAATAAGGGTGAGATATTGGCCGAGAAGATATTTATCATCAACTCTTCAGATGTTGATACGCCTATTGGTACGGAATTGGACAAAGTTCCTGCCGAGTGGGTAGCTATAGATTGTAGCATAGCGGAGATGACCGATCGGGAGTTGATATTCGTAAGTAAATGTTACGCCACGGAAGGGGGCAAGGTACAGATCGAGGGCGTTGAGTCAGTAGACCCCCGCCTGAACCCGGAGGTATCCCATTATGAGGTGGTGAATACGACTGACGATAGCAATCCTATCGGTACGGAGTATGATAAGATACCCGACACATGGAGTCGTATAGTATGTGATTTCCCGGACATGACCCAAAGGGAGATAATACCGGTGCTTAAATGCTTTGATACCGGGACCGGAAGGGTACAGATAGAGGGGTATAAGATATTTGATTACGAGATGGGTACCAGAAAGGAATGGTATCGCGTCAAGCAAAGTACCGATCCTGAGAATCCTGTAGGAGGATTCATCACCAGTATAAGCGATAACTGGGTTGAGGTCGTTTGTGACTTCACGGATATGGAGGACCGGGATATTGAGGTAACTGTAGAATGTTATAAGACACCGGCCGGTAAGGTGAAGCTGGAAGTTCTCACGTCATGGGACGGGAATATAGGAGTTAGGGATAAGAGCTATAAAGTCCTGGAGACTACCGATTCGTCACAACCTGAGGGCGCCAGCTTCTCATCCTTGCCAGACACTTGGATAAGGGTAGTCTGTGATTTTGACGATATGGAGGAGAGAGATATCAAATCCTATATAGAGTGTTATGACAGCGGTAGCGGAAACGTTAAACTTCGAAGGATGGTGTCGTATGACTCCAAGATAAAGGACAGATACACACGTTTCGAGGTAGTGGACTCCGATAACGCAGACTTTGTCCCAGGAGCCGCCCTAGCTACCCTTCCCGACGGATTCTCTTTGGTTCCTTGCGATTTCGTTGACTTTGAGGATAGAATGCTTCAGTCAAGGAAAGAATGCTATAATACAGATAAAGGTCGTGTACAGGTATTAAGAATAACGTCTTATGATGGAGATATAGATATAAGGGGCGCTGTTTATGTCGTTACACGATCTGAGAACCCCGATATTCTCGTGGATAGGATATATAATGCCATACCTGGAGGATGGGATCGCATGGTGTGCGAGATGGAGGATATGGAGGATCGTGATATCGAGTCTTTCGTGGAATGTTATGATAGCGGTGAGGGTAATGTCAAGGTAAGGAGAGTCGTGTCTTATGATGCCAAGGCAAACGAGCGCCACGTCCGCTACGAGGTACTGGATTCGGATAACGGCGGTTTCACCCCGGGACAGCGGATATCCACCCTGCCTACCGGATGGTCTTTGGTGTCTTGTGATTTCACGGATATGGAAGATAGGATGCCTATTGATATCGAGGAGTGTTACAAGACATCAGCCGGAAGCGTGCGTATGAGACATGTGGTGTCTTATGATGGTGATCTTGGGAAAAGAAACCAGTTCTGGGAGATTGTGGACTCGTCTGATAACGGATATGGTCTAGGGGATAGGATGAATAGCATCCCATCGGTTTTTATCCGTGAAAGGTGTGCTATAGAAAGGTTGGATGATCGTATTACCAGAAGTGCGATAGAATGTTACTCGACTCCAGGAGGATCGGTAAGAATTAAATCCACTTACGTTATCAACCCTTTAAATCATATTAGGTCGTATAATCATCATGTATTGAGTTCTACGGATAATGATATCAAGATTGGTACTCAATATATCTCTTTGCCATCTAATTTTACTCGTATCGAATGCGAGGAGCCGGATTACATGGATCGGCTTATAGATACTACCGAGACCTGTTATGATACCGGCAATGGTACGGTAAAGATCCGGAGGCAAGAGTCTCTTAACGGTAATCTTGATCTCAAGACATTTGATTATAAGATCGTAGAGTCTACTGATCCAGCATATAGATTAAATACTACACCTACGCAATCTGTTATAGACGGATGGACCGTTATTAGCTGTGATCTCAATATCATGGATGTAGATGATTGTTATGAGATCGGGGGGCATAAGATCCATCTAAAGGGCTTTAGGACGGTCAATCCTGCATTGCAGGATATTAAGTCCAAGCTTTATGTGGTATATTCAGATCATCCGGATTACGGTGTTGGAGATGAGTTGTCTTCTATTCCTGATGGGGCTAAGGTCACGATATGCGATTACGCTGATAAAAGCCAAAGACATATGGTCCCGGTGCGCGAGTGCTATGAGGTAGCCGATGGCCGGTTCTATGTGGAGGGAAGTCGGTTGGTGGATAACGATATGGTCGTTGAGCGGACGTCGTTAACGGTGATGGAGTCATCCTCTCCTACCTACCCGGTAGGTACGACACTGACCTCCATCCCTGTTGGCGCTACTATAGTGGCTTGTTTATGTCAAACCTGTTAATCTGAATGGCTATGGTTAAAGTATGTAATGATTATTTTATGATTGACGCCTTAGCTGGAGGTCAGGTCATAAGAAAAAGGAAATATCGTCGTGAGAATACGATGATAGGATATAAGTGGTATGATTATAACGGGGTCGAGGTTTCCGACCCCACAGAAATATCTCGTCTTGATGGACTGGCTACTAAGCATCAGCGTGTGGATGAGGCTTATGATGACCATGCTATTTTCATGTCTTCAACCAACTACGTTAACAGCGTTTCCGGTATACCTATGGACAAGCATATGGTTGTCGTTGAATGGAGACCGGATAGCGAGCAAGGTTTTGTCACCATGGCTCATGACGAGGGTCTTGACGGGGATAGCTATTATATAGTTATTATCAACACCGGAGATAAGCAGGCTACGATCTACACCCCCGTAGATCCTGAGGATCCAAAGGATGGGACTTCCCGTGCGGTTGATGGCGATAACGTCTCCGTTGGTGGATCATATGTCTCTATATCCCCCAAGCAAGTAGAGAGGATAAGGGTTACTTTCCGTGACGGTAAATGGTATTATGAGTTAGTCACAAAGACATATCCTAGTAATACTGGAGGTGTTAAGATTGGAGATGTCGATTTTGTGACTTTTAGGTATTTATGGGAATCAAGCTCTGGAAGGGATTTGGATACTATGACGGAAGCCCTTAATTCTAATGTTCCCACCATAGATAATCTTGCTGTAGGTTGGTCTGGCCCCGGAAATGGAGATAGCTCTGTTAGAGAAGTTCTTAAATGGGGTGGTGATAATACCGGTTCTGGTAAGGAATGTGTTTGGATGTCGGTGAAGGATTTAAGGGCTAAATATTATGATATCCTACCTGAAGAGACGTATTTCATGGCCTACGCTACATGGTTTGGATCTGAAGGTACGGGTAAATGTTCTTTTGAACTTGTTGGATACAAGGGAGGTACGATGAGCCAAGATGGATATAATTTCATCAATACCGGTGGATCTGTAGTATATCAGAATACATATGATTTTGTATGTAATACCCATAAAGGAGCCGGATCGTATAAGACATCTTACGAGAAAGTAGCTCGTATTACTTACAATAAGCTAATTAATGAGGTGTATATGTCTATTGGAGAGGCTATAGACAAGGAAGATGATTATGATAAACTAGAGAGGGAGGTTGATAATATAAAGAAAAGACTTGATGACATCGAGGATGAGCTGGATGTCGTAAGACGTATAGCTGAGGGTAAGAATACGGCTTATATATTCGATACTGTCAAGGCTATGAACGACTGGTTGGCCATACCGGAGAACACGGCTAAGCTCCGTGTTGGCGATAGTTTTTGGATTCGCGAGTCGGATGTCCCCGATTATTGGTGGGATGGGAATCAAGCTCTAGAGCAGGAAGGCCCCAAGGTTGACTTATCTCCTTATTATACGAAAGGCGAGATTAACGATATTGTTGATGATATTAATCAGAAGATAGAGGATAAGAGTACGTCGATTATCTTCGATACCTATATCCAAATGAAATCTTTCGTAGACGATCCTACTAACGCCGATAAGCTTAAGGAAGGTACCATCTTGTTGATACGAGATAAAAACGTACCTGATTATTATTACGATGGTGCTGGGATAGTCAAGATGGAGGCTGACGTAGAGCAATGTCTTTATATTACTTTAGCTAATAAGCCTACGGAAAGCACTATAAGTTATACCCAAGATCGGGAGGTAACTAATTTCGCTCCTGGAGCTATAGCTAGGTGGATTGACGCTGACGGGAATAATGTGTTTTATAAGCTTGTTGAGATAGTAGGTGGTAAGGCTAAGTGGATTACCCTTATCGATACTAAATACGGTAATGTGACGCTACAGAGCACTTACGACAAGAATTATGAGATCGTAAATATCGTATCTGGGTCTAGGTTACAGGCTATAAATAGCGAGAAGAATGATATCAAGTTTGTTAATAGCGTTACGGGTAACGTGACTGTCGTGTTGAATGATACCGTATCAGGGGGAGCCAAGAAGCTGGTGAGTATGCTGGCGGTGAACGAGGTAGTCTTGACCCCAGGAGCGGCGGTGTCGTTTACCCGGAACGGTGATGAGTTCGTGCTCACGGAGTTGTTTGGCATTACTATCTTCCCAGATCTGGCGGATGCCAATCGTGAGGGTGAGTGGGTCATGAGCGTAGGCGCAACTGGTAAACCGATCCTTATGGAGGTAAAGGAGATGCGTAAGTGGGATGAGAGCATAACCAAGGAGCTTACAATAGATGAGCTTAACGAGAAGTTCCCTAACGTGGATATCGGATTCGCTGTCGTATGCAAGACCATCAACAAGGTATATGAGATGGTTAACGGATACAAGGAATGGGTGTCTTATGATATAACCTCAATTAGTTGATATGGGATTTTTAGTAGGATATGATACGGTCCTGTCCTCGGTGACGTTTTATGTTAACGAGGATAGGTTCCCTTGTTATAATGGGAAGGATGCTGATTATGTGCCTGATCCGATAGTAGATTATGATGCTTTTAATCGTAATCTCAGGTTCTCGGCAAACAATCCAGGATTCGTGGACGTCGATTGGGGTGACGGGACAAAGGATCAATACCCTTTGGTCAAGATATCTGACGGTAGTTATAGGATAGTATTCAGGTCTTTAGATATTGAGTACAAAAAGAATCCTGACGATACTACATGGTGGTATAGGAAGGAGGATGGATCTCAGTATATACCGGTTCCTCCACATAAGTATAGCGATATCAGGCGTAGGGAGGTTACGATGAGGTTCTCTAACGTAATCGATGGGGAGTTCAATATGGAGGGTATTGTCCTCCATGAGTTTCCTGTAGTTAATCTACCTAATATAACTTATTTGGCTATGGTCAGGTCCGTTTTAAAAAATGGAGATATCCCATATGACAGGATAAGCAAGAGCGTTAATCTTCGTAATATACAGATGGGGTCTTTTTCTCACCCTGGTGTTTGGGATAATTGGCCGGAGGGGTTTTTAATAATGAAAAGATTGAAGTATTTTGGGTGTAATTTCGTTTTTAATTTCGCTGATAATCCTGATTCTAATTGGAGAAGATTCTCTGAATGGAAGAATCTTACTGAATTTAACTTCAACTGGTGTAACATCCCTTCTTATGATCCGGCTTTTAATTCTATTCCAGCAAAAGGTATAAACATTATAAGCAATTGGAATAATATACCTGTATTTGATGAGGTGGATAAGGTTGGAGATGATAAGACAGGCGTTACTTTTATGGGTAGTGGTAGCTCATGGAAACAAGATCTAGTAGAAGGTAAGTTGAATAAGATTCAGGGCACGTATTGTAATTCAGGCACGGTACCGGTAGACGATCTCCCAGATTGGTTGTATGAGGTAAGGGAATTTAGGATATGGACTTTGCGTGATGGTGGTACATTTATAAATACGCAGGAGAGGGCTGATACATTCGTAAATACATTTTATGATAAGATAATGTCGTGGAGTTATATAACGATGTCACAGACGGCTTCTGACGGTAACAGGAATCAGTTTTATAAACTCACCTTAGATTTATATACTTCCGCAGCTCCTACCAACAAGAGACCATCTGGCGTTTATCAAGCCCCTGAGGGGTTTGATAAGGGTGTTAGCAACGGTAATCCTACGACGCCTATGGAGAAGGTGTATGTGCTTACCAATAACTACGGGCAGACATGGGTCTTGGCCCCTGCCCCGGCTTCTAAGGCCGCCCTTACGAGGGCAAGGCGGGCTGGGAAGGCTAGGATCACCCCTTTCGTCCTTGGCGTAAAGGACGGCCATGTATCCGTGTTCGGCGGAGATGTATTGGATGATAATATGAGTAAGTATAATTTCGCTGACAAATACGAGGCTATAGATATCTGTAACGATCTGGGATTGGACAGTTCACCGGTTGTCGAGTATTTCAGGAGAATAGAGGAGGGAGAGGTATGAAATTAATATGTAAGGATACGAATAAAGGGTCTATAACCTTTTTTACTAAGGGTAAATACGCTTTTAGGGGCGTTAACAGGAATGATACTACTGATGATGTTCCTGATCCTATATTGGATGGTAATAATTATAATGAGGTTATAGGATTTTATTCTAATACTCCCGGCATGTGCGAGGTTGATTGGGGAGATGGGAGTAAAGAGCAATTCCCTTTTGTAAAGGCTAGGAGTGGATCTATATATGGTCAATATAGGTTGATGTTCAGGAGAAGGGATATAAGTTATCGTAAGAATCCAGACAGTCATCCATGGTGGTTTTACAAAGAGGATGGGAGTGAGTATGTTCCCGCCCCCAATCATGCTTATGATGATGGCATGGATAAGGAGCGTGTGATATCCATGTCTTTTACCAATGATGTTACGATGATGGAATCCTATAGGATTATGATGGTAGGTTTCCCTATACTTGATATGCCTAGCCTTATCGATATAATTATAAGTATTCCTGGGGATCGTACCATAACAGATATACCAAAGGATAGGATAATGAGATCGGTAAATATAGAGCGTATAACATTAAGTGAGTTTGGTGTGGATACGTTGACGTCCATCCCAGAGGATTGGAATAGACTAACTAAATTGAAAGGTCTGAATTTGTCAAAGTCTATTGACTTTAGTGATACCGAAGCTTCCAATATAAGGAAATTCCCTTCCATGTGGCCTAATTTGGAGATATTGCATTTAGATGGTGGAAGGGTAAGGCTATATCCTAAGGAATGGTTATCATTCAATAATTTAAAAGAATTGTATTTAAGTCCTGGTTATGCCACATCATCGTTTGATCCTAACACATGCCCGGCTATGGATGAGGTGGATAAGATAAATTCTAGTTTAAAGATTTTCGATCATATAAATAGATGGTATGGATCTGTCGTGAGTTGGCATCCGTATATGAGCGGTAAGGGATTGGGAAACATTGAGCGTATCGACGCTTCATTCAGTTATAGTAATATAGATGTAAGTAATCTCCCGGATTATATATATGAGATGAGGTCTATGAATAGCTTTTATATGCATCGCAGCTTGTCAACCCAAGGTCGATGTGATACGTTTATATCGACATTATATGAGAGGGTGATGGGATTTGATTATCTCACTATGTCTTCCTCTGCTTCCGATGGCAAAAGAAATCAGTTTTATGGATTGTATCTAAGTATGTATTCAGCTTCCGATCCTGATGATAAAAGACCTAGTGGCGTATTACAGGCTCCCTCTGGTTTTATAAAGGGTCAGTCTAATGGCTCTCCGTCGAATCCTATGGAGATGGTTTATGTGCTTATGAATAATTATGGATGGAGGTTTAGTATGGCACCAGAGGCTTCGGTGTTAAGGTCAATACGATCTTCTGATATTGACACGAGGTCGTATAAGCCATATAAGCTTATTGTATTTGACGATGGGCGTACCTTTGTAGGCAATGGAGATGTTTTAGCTCATGATACGGATAAGGTATTATCGTTTGGGGGTCAACCAGAAGGGGAGTATTTGTGTGATTCTATGGGATTGGACAGGAATGTTATTGTAGAATATTTTAACAAGATAGGTAATGGCTAAGACATTATATAAATATGAGGCATCATCCAACAAGTTCGTGTGGTTCACCACATGGGATAGGGCACTTAGAAATTATTATACCGATGATTATAATTATGTACCCGATCCTGTCGTTGGTAATCCTTTTAATACGTATGTTGAGTTTAGATCCAGAAAGCCCGGTATGGCTAATGTGGATTGGGGGGATGGAATAAAGGAGCAGTTTCCTATGACCAAGGTTCAAGGGGAGGATAATTATCGTATTATATTCCGTTCTTTGGCAATACAACATAGGAAAAATCCCAATACTACGTGGTGGTTCAGGAAGGAGGATGGATCGCAATACGTACCTATAGATAATCATGCTTACGCTGATGGGAGGAGGGATGTACAACGGGCTGTGTCGATAGATTTTACTTGTGATATTTATTATGCCAATATCCGAATTTGCAAGATGACATCTTTCCCGATTGTGGATATACCAGGACTTGAGTTTTTGGTCGTATCGCATACGCTGTATGTTAATGACGGTATACCTGTAGAAAAGTTGTCAAGATCCAAAAAATTAATTTATATTGATTTTCAAAATATAGGGCAAAGAATGACCGTAATGCCTGAGGCTATAACCAGTAAGACAGAGGTATATTATTTAAATATGTTTAATATGCTTGATCTTAGGGATATAGAATCTAGCGGGATAAGGAATATAAAAAATATGAAAAATATTCAAACCCTTGAATTGTCTTCATGTTATTTGGATAGGTATATAAAGGAGTTTAATGATCTTCCTAAATTAACTTCGTTGAAAATACATCCTGGCCCTTCTGATATGTGGAATTATTTTGATATAAATACCCTTCCTTTTTTCGAGGTAGATAAGATAAATCCTAATATTACTGATTTTTATTTTTTAGATGACTGGGTAAGTGGAGAAAGGAGGACGGGTTGGAATGATGATAATATGCATGGAAGGGGATTGGAACATCTTACTAGTTTCATTGCAGCTCAAAGCAATAGTCTTAGAATGGATAAGCTTCCGGATTATATTTATGAGATGAGGGCTATTACATGGTTTAACGTGAATGCATCCACTCATAGCCAAAAAAGATCAGATGATTTCGTGAACTCTTTCTACGACCTTGTTGTAGGATGGGATCAGATTACTATGACATCCGTGGCTAAGGATGGGAAGAGGAACCAGTTCTATAGTCTTTCGGTAAGCATGTATGCTGCTGTTTATCCAACCGGAAACCAGCGTCCTTCCGGCACGGAGCAGGCCCCAGAGGGATTCGTGAAAGGCTCATCCAACGGGTCTCCCGCTACACCTATGGAGAAGATATATGTGCTAAAAAATAACTACGCCCAGAGATGGACGATTAAACCAGAATAATATTATGAATATCAATATTTTAAAACTAAATTGGGGGGGGGTAAAATCCTATTTGCCTTATGATGAGAAGAAGAATGTTACCCAAAAGGAAGATAATAGAGGTATTCGAGGAATTATCTCCTCAGGATAATGGATATTGGGCGGTTCCTGATGGGGTCTATGAGGTTGAGTTCGCGTTGGTCGCCGGAGGTCTTAATGGAGGATATTCCGATATATATAATGCCGGGAGTGGCGGTAACGGAGGTGGTGTACTGACTGGGACTATATCCGTAAATCCAGGTGTTACATATAGGGTGGTTGTAGGAGATATAGGTGGTGATAGTATATTCGGTATATATCAGGCTATTGCCGGTAAAGGTGGAAGAGGAGGATATGGAGTTGAAGGGGATGGTCATGATCCTTCCCTGGGAAATCCAGGCAAGATGGATCATATGTTTTTAATAATAAGTATCCTGATCGTTATCCTTACCCTATGGGAGCTGGTGGTGGATCGGGAGCTTATACGAGAGGATGGGATATTGGCTTTTTATCTGGAGGTAAAGGTGGCAATCACGGAGGAGGTGATGGGGCTGGAGCTAAGGATGTTGAGGGCGTTATTATTAATGGCGAAAATGGAGGTAATGCCACTTATTATGGTGGTGGTGGAGGAGCCTCTAAAGCTTCTAGTAGTGGGGCTACGAGCGGTCGAGGAGGATCAGGTTATCGTGGTATTATTATTTTACATTATTTTAAAAATGGATAACATGAATAGAAATGATATTATAAAAGAACTAGGTTCGTATTTTGATATAGTGGAATTGGTATGTCCTCATACATATAATAAGTGGAAGGACAGATCGTGGCAGTTTCTTGATACAGCGTTTCTCCATAATCTTCTTATATTACGGAGGGATATAATCAAACAGCCTATGTATTGTAATAACTGGGATAAGCAAGGGCAGTTTTCCCAACGTGGTCTTAGATGCAACATCTGCCAGATCGTGAAGGATAAGAAAGATGTTTATCTATCCGCTCATGTGTTGGGTAAGGCTGGGGATTTCGATGTCAAGTCGATGACGGCGGAACAGGCTAGAGGCTTGATCTTGGATCATCAAGATATGTTACCATATCCTTTCCGGCTTGAGGGGAAGGTGGGTTGGTTGCATTTTGATAGCCTTGATACTAGGAACGGTATACGCGCTGTGGTGTTTTAGGTACTTAATGGTATAGTAGTTAACTTTGCGAGTAGGGTATAAAATGAAAGACAAAGACATGATAGAGCGAGTAGGGGCTTTGTGGAATATTGCGCTTGCGTATGGTGCCTCTTGTTGGGCTTATTTCCAGCCTGTACACCATTTATTAATTGTATTACTTATAGTATTAATAGCTAATTTTTTAGCTAGGTTAGCGCAAAGCATAAGGGGCTGGAAGCTCCGACGGAGTCGTAGAAGAAGGTTTAGTTTTAAGCGATGGTTTAGGGAGGTCAGGTTTACTGATATTCTTAAGGAGTTCGCTTTGTCCTGTTTTATAGTAATGACATTATGTGTTATATATAAGACGTTATACCCGATCGAGGAGGAGGCTAGCATGATACTTACCGTTACCAAATATGGGGTGTATATAGCCCTTGTTGGATATGTGATGCTTTTCTTGAATACGATAGGGGATGCTTTCTCTGACGCTTATTTGGTGAAGGTATTCAAGGCTGTGTTCAAGAGAATAAACGTGTTCAAGATGTTTAGCTTCTCCAAGAACATACCTGATGAGACGTTTGACGATATAAGGAGGATTGCCGATGATGAGGTTAAGGATAAGTCTTAGGGCGATTGTTTGTTTAGGTCTGTCGCTATTCCTGTCCTCTTGTGGAAGCAGGAGGCAGGTTAGCGAGGCGTCTATTGATAGCCGGCTGATAAGCAGGATAGAGACGATGATAAACGAAGTTATAGACCGCAAGATGGTGGAGATAAAGACCTCTGATCTTAATGCCGATATCGTTATAACTGAGAGGAAATTCGATACGGATAAGGATATTGATCCCGCCACGGGAGAGCGACCGGTATCGTCCGTGACTGACGCCCATATCGTCATCGGCCGGCGGGATAGCACGGTGACGACCGATTCCCTTGGCGTTGATAAGACGATCACTGGTATTGAGGATATTGATAAGAAGACAGACATCAAGCATAAGGATATAGACGATAATGAGGAATCAAGGTTGCCGATGGCTATCATCTTTATGTCGATCTTAGGTATATTGGTTGTATTATTCGTGTTGTTGAAAAGATTCGGATTGATAAAATAATAGGTGTACAAGAAACCCCATACACCTATTGGTTATCACCCCAGAAAAGAATTGCAAATATGAGGTCAGTCCCGGATTCGAACCGAGGTATATGGTTTTGCAGACCACCGACTAAACCACTCATCCAACCGACCATGGCGCGAATATATCCATTTTTCTTGATAATATATTCGTTCATCATTATTTTTGGATCTATTTTTCAAGATTCGTCTTTATAGTTATCTTTGTGAAAAAGAAATACGAATGAATCAGATCAATATCATACCGAAGATAATTCATGATAAGTTCGCCGCTAGGATTATCATGGATGATTACGATATAGAGAAACCTATCGTTATTACTGTCGTGGCTAGGCGTAACGATGGTGAGTATAATACCCAGATATTGACATATCCGACATCTGTCGTTGATTATGAGGGTAATGTAAGGATGGTGTTTTTCGATGTTGCTAGGTCTCATGTTTGCCAGATAACATCGGTATTTATCAACGGGCATGAGGTCAAGACATATTATACCGATATCCCGGATCTTGATATGCAAGCCCGTTATGACGATAGCTTGTGCCGGTACGATAAGAAGGTTAATATGAATGATATTAGGCTGTCGTTTCAGGTGCTAGAGACACGTGATCCCAAGGTGTTGCAGGTATTGGATGAGTCCGAGTGGGGGCTGCTGGAGGATAGGAAGGCGATCATCGAGATCACTACGCCGGGCATGTCCGACCCCGTTACGTTGTTTCTTGGCAAGAATCAGGTCAATACCTTTACCAGTTTAACACTAGGTCTCAATTGCTTTAATTACGATGATTGTAATGTCAAATACCTTGACCTCCCAGACGGTATATATGATATCAAGATCATAGGTAGCCCTTCCACTTACAATTTCAGTCGCAAGTATCTTAAGACGGATCTTATACGCAGGCGTCTTGATCGGCTGTGGATCAAGACTGATATCTTGTGTGAGAACATGGATAAGGATCTTATAGGCAAGATACAGGAGATGGAGACACTTATGGCTGTAGCCGAGGCTAATGTCAGGTTGGATAACATAGAGGCCGCTCATGAGATTATTGACCGTGTCGGAGAGCTTCTTGAGATGGCTACCAATTGCGTGGATTGTTAAACATAAAAATATTTAGTCGTGGGTTGTAATACTTGTAAGGAAAAGGCATTAAGGGCCGAGAGAGAAAGAATTGAGAGAAGTATGATGAATCATTCTTCTTCTACCGTTGTTAGCGATAGGGAATATGCTTCTAGAAGCACCGCTGGATGTATGGTTATGCAAGATCCGTTGCAGACCATGGAGCGTGACGTGGTTAGTATATATAAGCAAGTTCGTACCAAGGGTGATGGCGTTGGTGTATCTTATCTTAATATGCAGAAAAAGATCCGTGAGTGGATCAAGAACCTGCCATATGGATGTCCGCCTGACGAGGAGGTACAGGAAATGAGAAAGGAGATTCTCGATGGGCGCGCAGAGCATATCAAACCTTGATAGAATAGATCTATGTAAGGTCGTAGACGAATGGCTGTCTTGTCAATGGAGTGGATACATGAGGTATCATAGGTACAGGATCGGGAATAAGCCTGATGTATCTTATTGGGGCAAGATAATTCGTCTGCAAAGATCATTATGCGATAATGATTGCGGGTTATGCCCGGATGAGGTAAGATTGTTAAAGGAACGTGTTAATAAGTTACTGGCATGAAAAAATACAGTTGTTCACATATAACCCCGTCCACTTGCGTGCCTTACGAGGGTGATCTTCCGGAGTGGTCAAAGCATAAGGACTCTGATGAATGTGTTATGATCTCTGATGTGATAGAGGAGATATATGAAGAGCTTACCCGTATCAGGGAGGCTATAGACGTCCGGGATCTAGGCGAGTCTTGTGTTAAGATAAATGGCGATAAGACCGTAGCGAAAATCCTTTACGCTATTGAAGATAAGATTTGCAATGAGTAATTAATGTCCTGATTTTAGGATATTAAAAATAGCCAATTGGATTGTGTTTGTCACACCAATTGGCTATTTTTGTATGTCCGCCGACTCTCACGAGGGAGCGGACATAAAGTAATTAATTATTAACTTCAAAATTAGATTAAAAAAATGAAGACAGTAAATGTTTTAACAAGAAAGATGGGTAATTTTAACGTTTTTCAAAGAACTAGTGATGGTTATTTTGATGCCAATAGTTTACTTAAGCAATGGAATGATAATCCTGAGAACACGAGAAGACGGCTTGATGATTTTATGAATAGTGGTAGAACTAAGGAATTTGTTAGTGCTTTATCTGAGGATGAAAGCCATAGGAGAAAAATCGACATTGGTGATAATCAATTAGTTATAAAAGTGAAAGGTAAGACGACTAAGCATGGTAAGACTCCTGATAAGGTATGGATGCATCCTCTGTTGTTTATAAAATTTGCCATGTGGATAAATCCTAGATTCGAAGTTCAGGTATTGAGATTTGTGCATGATCAACTTATAGATTACAGGGATAAAGCTGGTGATGCCTGTAAGAGGATGTCTTCCGCTTTGTCTAAAATAATTGAACCTTCAAGACTAAGGGATAAAATACAAGATTTGGCTAGATCCGTAAATATTATTGTCTATGGGCTTCATGAGACTATGATAAGAAATTCTGTTGGAGAGGAGGCTAAGGCTAAAGAGTTGATGGAGCTGGAGATTGATATAGCTAAGATGATTGAATTTGGGTATATAACTACTGAGGAACAGTTAAGGGATTATCTGTATAAGGTTTTGAGAAGTAAAAAGGCTCTTCCTTTGTAATTTGATTTTAAATTGTATCTTTGTGACAAAGTGAATGACAATGGTATACGGTAACAAAGAAATAGTTTGGACGTTCACCAAAAACAACCCGCCTGCCGGGTATGTGGGCGGCTCTGTTGACTACCGGGTCCCTGCCAACGTCTATTTTGGCGATACGCAGGAGGAAGCTGACAGCAAGGCTGAGGATGATATCAAGGCTAACGGTCAGGACTACGCCAACACATATGCCGACATAATACCGTCCGTATGGTATAATGATCAGGTATGCGATGAGTTTATTAAGAACAATTGCGTAAGCGGTAAGGGATCTAAGGAACAGGTATGTGTAGAGAAAGGTAGGTTTGTCTCTTACGTATCCAAGAAAGATGCCAATGATAAGGCTAGGGTGGAGCTTGGGCGGATCGGGCAAGGGGAGGCCAACGCAGTTGGGACATGCTGTAAGGACTGGGCCTCACAGCCTCTTCGTGGCTTATTTTATAAGAACGATTGCGAGGCTGGTAAATCAGGCAAGAAAGGTATTGTATATGAATTACCAGCTGGAGATGTCATATCCGATATATCCCAGATAGACGCCGATACGTTAGCCTATAGGAAGTTCATGAAAGAAGGTCAGGAGAAGGCTAACGCCGAGGGTAGTTGCTCTCCTGTATTCTATAATACGAAGATCGGTGATTGGTTCGAGAAGATATGTCCGTTCGGATATAAATCAGGTAAGGTATATTATTCTATCAAAGCCAACAGGTTTAGGTCTTGGATATCGGTTGAGGATGCCAACGCCAAGGCTCGTGAGGTCTTGACGGTAGAGGGACAGGAGTACGCTGATCTTAATCTTGAGTGCGAGAAATGGATTGAGAATATCGATCAAGAAGATCAGTGTTATTGGTGATAATGCCTTTTTTTGTTTTTCCATAATTTATAGATTAGTGTTTGGAGGTAGGGGCTTATGGTCTCTACCTCCTATTGTTTCATGCGCCTTGTTGTCTTATTATTAAACCAAATAAGTATCTTTGCTAAAAACATTAATATTATTCATATGTGTAATTCAGGTGGTTGTTGCCATGATCATTCACGGGAGCGTCCCGAGGAGTGTTGTCATGGCATTAAGATAGATAAGTTTCTTAACAAATGTTATGATGATCCTTGTGATCCTTGCGATCGGGATTGTCAGGACGAACCTTGTGTTGGTTATGGATGTCCTATAACCTTGTATGATAAATGCGTCTTGTACTCAGGCGATGAGTTGGTAGCGGATGGCATAGAGAAAGGTGCTGATATCTCTGTCGTTATAGACTCATTGAGGCGTATTATAGCGTCTAGGGATAAGCAGATAGATTTATACCATCGTGAGGTTCTGGATTTGAAGAGGATTATAAACGAGCTTGTCAACGCCGGTGGTAGCGGCGGGGATAGCGGAACTGAAGAGGAGGTTTGGTGATGAACGGTTGCAACAAAAAACAATACAGACCTACTGTAGACGACACGAAAGTACCGTGCTCTACGTACATGAGTACCGATTGTATTTACCCCGGTGATAAGGTACGTGTGGAATCATTGGGATTGTCCCCTAATTGTGATATGTCCGATACCCTTAACGCTATGATAAAGGCTATACGGGATAGGGATGCCGAGATACTTGAATTAAGAAGAATGATCAATAAATTGATTTGATATGAGAAATAATTGTAATCCATGTAAGCCGGAATACAGACCGGGGGACGAGTGCAGTATCTATAGTTCCCAGATCATATATGACGGTCAGTCGTTCCCTGAGGCGGATATCAGGAACGGTGATAGCATGAATAGCGTAATCGAGTCTCTGGTAAGGAAGCTGGTTGCCGTATCTGGTGCCACGGCGTCCATCCAGCGTGACTCGTTCAAGGGCGTTCAAGCTGTCAGATTAAGATACGAGCCGTTGAACGTGCTCAGCGTTACCTATTGTGGTACTATCGTCCCTAATGACGGATATGTCGTTTCTGGCAGGTCCGTTAAGTTTAAGAAGAAATATTGCATGGGTGATGAGTTCACTGATGTTAATATCGTATATACTACATTGAATAGTAATATTTTAAATACCTCATGTTATGGCTAAAAGAGTGTACGATACGGTCTTGGCTTCCGAGTGTGACGGCTGGGTATGTGGTGAGACCCTCAAGAAGGGATCTCTTCCCGTAGACAGGTTAGAGCTTGACTCTTTTTCAGAGGCTGTCAGGGAGCTTATAGAACGGTTTTTCGAGGAGGGATGGTTGCCGGACATGATCTGCGATCTTGGTTGTGGTGGCGCCAGCGTGTTTGAGATTAAGCCTACTAACTTCGAGTATCCTCCTGAGGGTGGCGAGCAGATTCTGGAGATTATCGTAGGTAAGAGTGATAAATGGACTATAACTCAAGCGGAATGATATGAATAATTTAAAAAATATTCTTGCTAAGATCGAGCAAGGTTCCTCATGGGTGTCCTACGACAAGATTTCCGGTACCGGGCCAGACAAGGTCGCTATTAAGGTAGAGCCGGGATGGATGGGTAGGTTGCCTAGGGAGACTTACGTGGCGGTCGAGAAAGGCAAGGTTACGAAGCTCGCTACTATAACCCAGAAGGGTATAGAGCGGGTAAGCGTGGATCCTACCAGTGTCATGTTCGACATGGAGGGCGGGACGGCGACCATCAACGCCAAGCTTAACTCCGCCTCGGTCAAGGCCTCCTGTCTTACCCTTGGTGGCTCGGTGAGCAAGTCTTATATAGTCTCCATGAACGTGAATGGCTTATCCATGAAGGTTCCGGAAGAGGATAGCAGATATATAGTGTATGCCGATCCTGAGGATCCCGGAGCCACTGATTTGTATGAGGCTAGCTTTGTCATAGCTATGCCTAAGAATATGGATAACGAACAGCATCATGAGATGTTTGTCTTGAACGGTAAGGTTGTTAATATCAATCAACAGCCTAATGATATACCTTATATCATACTTGATCATGACTTCGATAACGTGACTAGCGAGAACGGTCAGGTTGTCATCGATATCAAGTCCAATACCGAGTATGATATCGAGCTGGTATGTTGCACTTGCGGTGATGGTAGTGAGCCGGAACCGGAACCACCCTTCAACGTGGATCCGCAAAGGTTGACGCTTAATAAGGATGGTGATACCCAAATCGTGAGGGTAGAGGCCGGAGATGATGTTTCATGGAGAATAACTGAAGGATAATATGGCAAGGGAAATAGATAAGAATTGTGTCGAGGGTAATTGCTTTGCCATTAACGACAAGAGCCATGGGGTAGGCGATAATAAGCTTAATATCGTATACAAGGCTAATTACACCGGTCAGATCTGTACGGCTAAGTTCCGTATAACGTCAAAGGATGGCAGTGTTGTTAAGGAGTATATGATAGCTCAAGACGCTAAGCCCGTTTATTATAATATCAAGATGGTTCAGCCGTTCACCAAGGATGACTGTCTAGCCAACCAGCACGGTTCGGTTGTCTTGTATGTGGTTGAGGAACGGACGTACAAGTCGTTTATCTCACAGGAGGACGCTGACGCCAAGGCTATGGAGGATATAGCCCTAAATGGTCAGGCATACGCCAATGAACATGGTGAGTGTATAACTGACATCTGGTATAACGAGGAGCAAAGGAAAACCTTTATCCGTAACAATTGTGATAAGTTCAGTGATGGTCAGGAATATGTTTACATCGTTCCTGAGGGCAAGTACGTATCTTCCATCTCTCAGGAGGACGCCGATAGGAAGGCTCTTGAGGATATTGAGAAGAACGGTCAACAACAAGCCAATTTGGAGGGTGAGTGTAAGCCTAAGGAGAATATCTATTATGGTAAGTTTAGCAAGATCTTTACCCGTAATAATTGTGATTCCACCCAATACGGTACGGATGTGGTTGTTAACGAGACGATGGTTACAGGGGACTTCAGATCCATCGTGTCTCAGGAAGACGCTAATAGCCTAGCCCAAGCCGCTGTCGAAGCTCAAGGTCAGGATATAGCGAATATCAAGGGTAACTGTGAGAAGATACCGGTATTTACCGGATCGTACTCTAAGGTATTCCAGAGAACCAACTGCCCTGAGGGCTCTACTCCTGTTGACTTCACCGTGGACGAGAAGATGTGTTCTGGATATCCGTTTACTTCTACGGTATCGCAGGATGCCGCCAACAAGCTGGCGCAGGACGCTGTCGAGGCGCAAGGTCAGGCTATCACCAACGAGCGTGGCGACTGTCAGACTAACGTCTACTATAACGTAAGGATGGAGAAGACAGTTACGAGAAATAATTGCGACGAGTTCCATATCGGTCAACCTTATACTTATGTCGTTGCGGCCGGTAAGTACTTCTCTATTATCTCTCAGGAGGATGCTGATAATAAGGCTAAGGCCGATCTTGAGGCTAACGCCCAGCAACAAGCCAACCTAGAAGGTGAGTGTAAGGAGAAGACGATCTACTACGGTAGGTATAATAAGGAGTTCACTCGTAACAACTGTGATGAGACTCAATACGGTACTAAGGTTGTCGTGGATGAGACTATGGTGACAGGGGATTTCAGGTCTACCGTATCTCAGGAAGACGCCAACGACAAGGCCAAGGCCGCTGTCGAGGCTCAAGGTCAGGATGTGGCTAACGTAAAAGGTAAGTGCGAGAAGGTGCCTGTATATACCGGTACTTATACACGTACGTTTACCCGTAACAATTGTGGTACTGGCACTGGTGGTACTTATACGGTAAATGATAGGATGGTTGACGGTTATCCGTTCACGTCTACCGTATCTCAGGAGGATGCCAATAACAAGGCTAAGGCCGCCGTTGACGCCCAAGGACAGGCCCTTGCCAATATCCACGCCCTTTGTACGTACACCGGCCGTGCTTCCTTGGAGTTCACGAGAAACAACTGTGGTGAGTGTAAGATCGGATCTAAGGTGACAATCACCCAAGATATGGTAGAAGGACACCCATTCCAGTCTAACGACTCCCAGACCGCCGCTGACGCTATGGCCATGACCGCCGTACAGGCCCAAGGACAGGCTTTGGCTAACACCAAGGGTACTTGTTCTGACGCTACTATGTATACCGGTAAGGCTAGCTTCGAGTTCACGAAGAGTAATTGTGGCGCTAATCAGGTAGGAGATCCGTTCACCGTGACACAAGATATGGTGGAAGGTCATCCGTTCCAGTCTTGCGTATCACAGGATGAGGCTAACTTAGTCGCTATGGCCGCTGTCATGAATCAAGGTCAGAAGATCGCCGATGAGCGTGGTACTTGCCATGAGGCTCCTAAGTACACCGGTCATTATAGCGAGGCGTTCGAGAAGAATAATTGTCCGTCTGGTCTTATCCCGTCTTCGGTTACCGTGACCGAGGCTGACGTGACCGGAGGTCCGTTCTACTCATACGAGAGCCAGTTCGCCGCCGATGAGCTTGCCAAGGCCGCTGTCAAGGCGCAAGGTCAGGCTATAGCCAACGATCGTGGTACTTGCGACGAACTGAAGATATATGTAGGTAATTATAGCAAGGAGTTCACTCCTAAGTGTCCTACTTGTCAGTACGCCGATCCTATCACCGTAACTCCGGATCTTATGGGTCAGTTCTTCACCTCAACCCGTTCTCAGGAAGAGGCAGACGCTTTGGCTAAGGCCTATATCGACAGAATGGGTCAGGCGTTCGTCAACAAGAACTATGATGATACGTGCCATACGAAGACCGAGCAACCGGTATGGGAGACTATAGAGACCGTATGTAAGGACTGTATCTCTCAATTACATCAACGTAACACCAATACCTGTTATACTGATCCTGATAATCAAGAGCGGTATATAGCTGGTGGTAATAATACATGTTTCTGGTTTGGTATGGCATCCAAGGCCTTTACCCGTCAATGTGCGGATGGTGGAGTTGGAAGCTCTGTTACCGTAACTCAGAATGATGTTACGGATCCAAGTCCTAGCTCTGATGGTAAGTTTAAGTCATGTGTATCCCAAGCTGACGCTAACGCCAAGGCATTGGCCGCCGTGAACTCTCAGGGTCAGGCCGTGGCTAACTCGAAGGGTACTTGTACTTGGACAGGAAGCTATACCGGTCAGGTCCAGAAGAACAATTGCGCTGACGGCGGCGTGGGCGACATGGTATCCGTAAGTAGCAGCAAGCTTCCGGGACACCCGTACACCTCCACCGTTTCCTTGGCTGACGCCAACAAGAAGGCTGAGAACGCGGTTCGTGGATCTGATGGTCAGGCTTACGCCAATAAGAATGGAGGATGTACATGGACTTACGTGGCAAGCCGTGACTTCTATAGGAACAATTGCGCCGGAAGCGGGGTTGGTCAGAGAATAACGGTGACCTCTACGCAAGCCAACGGCGGTACGCCTATCACCAGCAAGGTTTCTTTGGCTGATGCCAGGAGCAAGGCAGAGCAGATCCTAGACCAGAGAGGACAGGATTACGCTAACCAGCATGGCACTTGTGTGTGGACCGGTACTGGAAGCGCTACGTTCTATAAGGATAATTGTGGTACATGTAAACATGGTGTCGCTCTATCCGTTCCTTATAGTGCCTTAGGATTGTCAGCGTTGACATCTACCGTATCTCAGGCGGATGCCGACAGCAAGGTTCAAAACGCTTTCAAGAATGATACGGCGACTAAGACCTCCGCTCAGGCTTACGCTAACAAGAATGGTGATTGCGCCGATGACGATGATACCCCATCTTATGATGATTGGAATTATTATTGTAGTGGATGCGATTATCGTAGGAGTAGGAATCAGACCAATCCTTGTTCTTCAGCCTCAGATCAAGATGAGTTGGTTGAGTCCGATTCAAGGTCTTGTGGATGCGGATGTGATAATACATACTATATGGATAATAGTAGGTGTAATAATGGTAATAGCGAGGAGCATTATTCTAGCGAGTGTGATCCTACAGGATATTGGCAGAATGGTGGTGAACATTGCTGTAATCCACAAGACTACACTATCTATACCAATGAGGTATGTAAGGGATGTTCGGGCGAATGCGGTGATGTATGTGTTCCTGGTAGCCCTATTAAGGTGGTTAGCGCTGGTGAATTTTGTGCTTCTTCATCGAATCTGGCTAGTGAACAAGCTTATAACAAGTATAAAGAGTACAAGGATGCATTACAAAATTTAGTTGATGCTAAGATATGTCCTTCTAAGGTTGGCAATGATGACCGATGGGGAAATGTCAAGGCTACGAACTGTCCTAGCAACTGTACTCCTAAGACTATCAGTTATAAGCAAATCGCTGGTAAATATACCGCCTGCACCAAGGACGAGGCAAACAGAATAGCCGACGATAACCTCCAATCCGATGGTATCTCTTACGCTAATGGCTTAGCGCAGGCCGATAGATGCGATTGCGTGGAGCCAACAAAGACGTGGAGCGCCAACGCTATGCTGAGCGGTGATCCTTGTAATGGTCTGTCTGGTTCTACATCTGCATTAAGGTGCTCCTATGAAGTGTCTTACAATAATCAATGTGGATCATCTAAATCAATAACTGTAACTGTTACTGGTAGGAATGATCATGGACAAACTGTTACGGCTGGAAGTACTACCGTAAGTATACCTACTGGGTCTGGTAAAAAAACCGGTGTCATAGGTTTTGTTTCAGGAGTACAATGTGGGTCTATAAGTGTTTCTGGAGGAGGATCTGGGAACTGTTAAGATTCTGATGTATAACAAAAAAAGGAGAGGCTAATAAGTCTCTCCTTTTTATTAAAAACCATAACATCAGTGATTGTCAACAATTACCTGAATCATGACCAGAGATTGTTACATCTCCACATACCACTTCTCGGCTAAAATATACACTTCCACTCTTGGTTCCGGATCCTGCGGGAATTGTAAAGCTAGCGCTATTGACCTGCTCTTCTCCGTTTTGTGTATATCCTATACCACTCACAGAACCAGATATAGATCTACCACATTGATTATTATACGTAATCGTAAATCCTCTTGATGTGACAAGTTGTTCATGGCCCATGCAATCATTATTCATAGATACCGACCATGACCACGTCTTTGTTGGCTCCACGCAATCGCATCTATCGGCCTGCGCCAAGCCATTAGCGTAAGAGGTGCCGTCTGAATCGATCTGAGTTTAGCTTATTCAATGCGCATTGTTTATCTATTAATTAAAATCATTAATATTGTATCGTTAATATTAATACATTAAGTTATGGCTTGCAATAAGAAAAAGAAAATGGCTAATGGAGGCAAGGTCTCCGAGAAAAAGAAACTTCAACTGAAATGTGGAGGCAAGGTTAAGAAAAAGAAGTAATAACCGGAGGGGTATATCCCCTCCTCAGTATTTAGCATATGAAAAATTCAGAATTTGTATCTAGAATCATAAATGATATGAACTCCATCAATAAGGACGCTCATGTCAGTAGGAGATGGATATTATCCATAGGAAGACAAAAGGCAAGATCATATATAGCCCAGAAGTATGCTGATGGAACCTTGTTCGGCGAGGAATCACTGTATACTCATATCAATTGCATGGAGATGGATAGGGTTCGGAAAATTGATTGTTGTTTTGATGAGTTTAAACTATGCAGGATACTTATGAGATCCAAGAAAAGATTGCCCGATATGATATATACCCGTATAGGTCCGGCTATCATCAAAGTATCAAACATCATGGATGATATTATATTTACCTCCATATCGTTAAGAAAATACGCTAACAACAAGGAACGTAAATACGGGAATATAGATCAATACTATTATTATGTCAATGATGGATATATCTATATACCAGATATTAACATAGAGGCTATAAATGTTGATCTTATAACTCTCGACAGAAAAGCGGCGTTAGAGCTAGGGGGATGTGGAACGGAAAAAGATGAGCCATGTACATCTCAATGGGATTATGATTTCGTATGTCCTGACAAGCTACTAGAATATGTTGTCTCAGAGACGTTAAGAGAGACGATAACCAAATTGCAGATTCCTACGGACGAAAATCCGGATATGGATATTAACAAGAAAATTCAAAAGATTCAGTGATAATGGATATAATAAGATCAATAATTAATTTCTTCGGTTTCAATGATGCCATAGTTGATGGTATAGGTGAAAGAGGGATGAGGGATAGCTCAATCATAAGATATAATGAGGTGCATGATATGTATGACAAGATTATAAAAGATCTAGGAGATATGTCAGCTTACGTATTCAAAGGTTATATCTATGATAAGATAAAGGAAAGAACGGGATTAAGTACCAGACATATTAGTAGGATATTAAATCATACTAAGAGAAAAGATCTTAGGTTTATATAAAAAGGAGAGGATAATCAACCTCTCCTTTTTGTTTTTAACAGCCTCCACCTTGACTTGGATTAGATACATACATGCTTGTAGCATTGCTAACACAATCACTTCCGCCTGATATCGTTCCCGATCCGGATGGTATGGTGACTGTTTTAGTGGTAGAGAAATATTCTACATCTCCAGATGGTTCAGATCTAGTATAATACACATCAAATGATGCTGTTTTAGATTTACCACATGGATTATCATAGCTTACGGATATACTTAAGCATTGTCCATTAAAACTTCCGCTAGCGTAAGCGCTCCATGTTTCGAGGCAATCACATCTATCGGCCTGCGCTAAGCCATTAGCGTAAGAGATACCATCGGATTGGAGGTTATCGTCGGCTATTCTGTTTGCCTCGTCCTTGGTGCAGGCGGTGTATTTTTGTGTATAAATTTCTTGTATTAGGATGAAATCGTTATATTTGTGATATGAAAACAAAGTCATTTAAAATACTTGATCAATACTTTCTTCGATTCTATAGATCTATTATGTCTAAGAACGGGAAAAGGAGGAAGCATACGATCGTGGATAAGAATGATATCCTTGAGTGCCAGTCGTTGATCTGGAAAGTCATACGTGATAGGTATCTGGAGGATGAGGGAGGGGTTTATATAAACAACATCGGTTATCTATGTCATAAGATTAATCCTAACCGCAAGATATATCTGAATAAACTTACCGGTACTATTAATAGGCGTGGGACGGGTGGATATTCTTACGTCCATACGTGTATGGATTTTATGCCTAGGAATAAGTATTTTCATCTATATATCTCTCCGGCCTTGAATAAGGAATGTAGGTTGGCTATGGAATCAGGTAGGAGATATAAGTTCTTGTATCGGGAGGTTGAGTCGGAGAGTAAGGTATTTGGAGTTAAATGGGTTTACAAGCTGTAGAAGTTTTTTTGTGATCCAGTTAGCCCGTGAGGGTAGACTGGATTTTTTTGTATTACGGATTCAAATACATATCTTTGTGCAAAAGACTTGAATATGACTATAAAAGGGTTGTTGGCCGAGATCAAGGCCGATTTACATAAATACGATGATAGCGGGGCTATAGATACCTCGTCTGTTTATAGATGGGCTGAGATCGCCTTGAAAAGGTTCGGGGGTGTTATAGCGGTCATGTCCGAGGCGGTTGTCAAGACCAGTAATAAACAGGCGGTATTGCCTTCCGATTTTTTCGACATGCTTGACGCCTATAGGTGTGAGCCTCTTGTCTGTGAGATTCCTGGCGGCGACAAGGCTAAGGCTGATCTCCAACACGAGATCGGCTGGGTCGAGCGCACCGAGCGCGGTTTCCGTTGGAACTCCTGCACTGAGTGCTGCAAGGAGGAATTTGAGAAGACGATCACGGAGAAGATATATATCGGGTCTCACGAGGTTCGTTTCCATTATCATCATCCCGTAAGGCTGTCTATAGGTCGAGGACTGAGGCGTGATTGCGCCGCCGACAAATATCGGGATAAGTACGATTGGGATAATTATGATATAACTATATCCGGCAATACTATGTATACCGGGTTTGATGGATTTATTTACATCATATATCGTGCTACACCCAAGGATGATGACGGTCTCCCATATATACCTGAAACGGCGTTAGGATACCTTGAGGATTATGTCGAGACGTATATCAAGATGAAGATTTTTGAGAACGCCGCCGTAAACGGTTTGGTACAGGGCGCTGGTGATGCTTATAAATTATATGCTCAGCAGGAGCCGGGTAAGTTCGCTAGGGCTATGAAGGGGCTTAAGATGTCGATGATTACCTTGAATGATTATCGGGAGCTGGCTGAGGATAACAGGAGGAGGATGTTATCTTATGAGCGGATGTGGCCTAATACATTTGATAAGTATGTAAAAATTGTGTGATATGAGGAGACGTTTTTTTAATAAAAGAAGCAAGTCGTTAGGTGATATTAAATACATGTATTATGAATCTAATGGACCAGAGGATAGGTATGATCCTAGTAGGGCTGAAAGTTTCTTGGGTTTGGTTTTGCCTTATGAGTTGGCATTAGGGAATGACAAGTATTATGTTGTTTTTGATCCATATAATTTAAGCACCAAACTTAATAAATACCCAAATCCTCCTAGTGTTGAAGAAACATGCTTCTTTGTTGATTATTCTGATTTGAATCTGAATATTGACTTGAAAGATTATGAGGTCAATGATCCTTTTATTTATGGTGAAGATAAGACTGATATAGAAAGGACGATGATACTAGAGTGTCTTACTTCTTTTGCGTGTTATGATAAATATTCCTTGCCTCCCTTATATCCATCAAATGTATACAATCCATATGTGTTGTCATATATGCTTGATGATAATATATATGCTATTCTAGGTGCCGAAATACAAGATTCTGTCATGAATTTTTACGTGTCTCCAGGTTCTGTTTTTCTATGGAGATGGATATTTGATAATATATACGACTCTTTGTATAATGTTACTATGGAGTTAGGAGGAGATCCTATAGATATTGGGAAGGAATATATGACATCTAATTATATGACGAATGGGAACGATGTTCTGTTGCATTATATAGTATCTTATGATGATGCTATTAATTATTATGTGAGTAATGAGTTGGGTTTGGATTTGCCAGCCAGATTGTTTTATTTTGTAAAAAAGATATAATCATGGTAGATTGGATACATTTAGATAAGACAAGTGGTACTGGTCCCGCCGAGGTTAAGGTTACCGCTGATATTAATGAAACTGGCGAGATACGTCAGGTGACATACAAGGTTATAAAAGAGGGAACCAAGGAGGAGAAGACGTTCGTGTGCAGGCAGGAGTCCGTCCCGGTGGTGATCATCCCGGAGTTCGATTACCTTGTGCTTAGGTATATCTGGGCTGACGAGGACGGCATTGACTTTGACACGGCTACCGGTTTCGATAACACCGGCCTCCCGGACGTTGACGGCAAGCTTGTTGGTTGGAGTAAACAGTACCAGACCACGCAGGAGCGGGTAGGTGATTATCTTATCCACGGTGGTGATAACATGGAATCAGGTAATGAGGCCGCCTTGATCCAGATGGGACCGTTGTTGGATGGCGATAATTACGATAAATTACCTCTTGAGATCAGATGCAGTATATACGGTAACTGGTATGGTGGTCGTGAGAAAGGTAATGTCACTATCAGGTTCACGGCATATAAGGGCGGTTCTATGGAGAAACGTGGATATGATTTTGTCAATATCGGAGGCGAGGAGGTTTATACCGGTGATGCCCCTACCAACGTATCCGCCCATGGTGAGGATAATTGGCAAAATATAAAGACCTTGTATTCTAAGGTAGGCACGATGATCTACAACAAGGAGTCTCGTGACTGTATTGTAAGAATAGGTGAGTAATTATTCTTTTTCATAATACAAATATTTATCAGCTCTCTCGTCCGTGAGGATGTGGGAGTTTTTTTGTTTTTTAGTCCTTTACTTATGACATATTTGATCTTTTATTGCGCAGGAATAATCTAGCTTTGCCGAAAACTAGCATTATGATCGCATTGAATGATGTCAATAACGAACTCCATGTCCGGTTATATGTATTGGAGATGTTTAAGGATTATGTTCGGGATGATGATTTCGACGAGCTTTTAGATAAGGCGTTGGATTTTGTCATGGAAGGCGCTTCTATGCCTAAGGTGCCGGTAAGAGATACTACCATGAGCGACATATCAAGAAGTGTCATTGCCTTGGCCACGGGGATGGGGTTTGATAACAGGATAAACAAAAGCCCTCTGGAATTGGCTTATGACAGATGTAAGATGAGATATGTTTTTGATCCTAGGAATCGTGACATACATGGTGTTGTCGTTGGTTATTCCAATGACTTCAATAGTCTGGTAGCCGTGTGTGATGAGGGGTCGAAGAGAGGAATAGACAAAGGATCTACTGATTTTGTGGATGTCAATGAGAGATACGTGACTAACGGGTTCTTCTACATATCCGTAGAGGACGCCGAAAAGCAATCAAACTACATGAGTGGAAATTCGTAATTATTATGTTTTTTGTACTTTACCACGAGACGTTTTAAGTGTTTAGTTTTCCTCCTGACTTGCGAAAGTTAGGAGGATTTTTTTATATTCGCGTGATTTGAATATTTTCGCATAATACGTATGGTTTTTACTTAGATCCGGCGTGTAAGTGATTATCCGCCGGATTTGTTATCTTTGCGAAAAACATAACATCGTGCAGAACAATTCTAACATAGCGGTTCCCGACTCCGGGATGAACAGGGATAAGCATCCACAGGATCTATCCCCGTCTGAATATAGTTTCGCCTTGAACGCTACCATAGAGGGTGACGATGGAAGCCAGCTTAAGATCCAGAACGAGCCTAGTACCCTTTTATGTAAGCGATTTGATGGCTATAAGGTTATTGGGTATAAGAATGACATAGCTGGTGATAACACTTATTTCTTTCTATCCAATCCGGATGATAATACGTCTAAGATCACGTTCATGCGGTCATTGGATTATATCAAGACCGTGGAGGATCAATTGGCTGGATCGGGAAAGGACATCCATCGTATCCTTGGCGAGAGGCTTGAGGAGTCGGATGGTCGTTTTGATGAGATATGTGATTTGATGGAGATCCTGATAGAGGACTGGGTTGATGACCCTTGTCTTAATTTCTCCATTCATCATCCGATCTTCGATATAGAGATCAAGGACGAGAAATGCGGGAAGGTGATATACTGGACCGATGGATATAATCCCCAGCGATATGTTATGGTCGATAAGGCCCTTAACCCGGATGATGATGGTGACTTTTGGTATCATTACCATGGGTATAAGACATGTGGGGATGACAAGCCAATAGAGAGGTGTAGGCTGGCCTGCGAGAAGCTGCTGGTGTTCCCGTTGCTGACGGCCCCGTGCGTGGAGCCTGAGGTCGTGGAGTTCGGGGGAAGCCTGCGTGCCGGGACCTACCAGTTCTGCGTGGCGTTGTGCGATGAGTTCGGGATAGAGAAGACCGGATATTGCTCATTGACCAACCCAATCATGTTATTCGATCGCCAAGATATGGTTATCCGTGATGGTTTATGGGGTAAGTCAACCAACATGGGTATCCGCCTTACCGTGTCTAATATAGATAAGCAGGTATCTCATTATAAGATAGGTGTTATACAGAATACGGTTGGGTTTAATGGTGAGCAAAGCCCGGTTCTTGAGTATTTCATAGAAGGTATACATCCGATAACGGAAAGGACCATCTATTACCTTACGGATCAGTATAGCGAGCGTACGACCATGGAGAAGTTATCCAAGGAAATACCGGTATATAAGACAGCCAGAGGCATGACGTCTGTCGGGAATCGTCTTCTTCAATACGGCTTGACCGTGGAGAACGAATGGAATCTTCAACCGGTCGTTAACTTCTTGGGTCATTTCGTTAAATGGCAGACATCGATAGCCACGGAGAATCTGTATAAAGACGGTGTGGCTTGCTCTAAATACGCCTCTTTCATGCGTGACGAGGTATATCCGTTGGGTATAAGGTTCTTTACCAATACAGGATACAGGACAGCTAGATTCCCGCTTATCCCTCGTCCGGCCACAAGGGAGGAGATGGAGGTTATCGTTGATGAGGACGGTAACTCTGACGACCTGTCGGCTGCGTCGGTGCTGGAGAACAACCCGCAGTGCGCCGGGAACAGCCGCCGTCATCTTTGGCAGTTTAAGAATACGGCAAAGATCATAAACGACCCATCTTGGGGATTTGATGATTTTGGAGGAGAATGCAAGAATCAGCTAGATGTCAAGCAACTCAGATATGTAGAGCAGGAATATGCCACGGTAGGAGAGACCCAATTCGTTATCAACACGATGGGGGAAGATGTTACGGTAGATGATGCTATTGATTATATCGCTGATAATATAGAGAACCTGTGTGATATCATAGAATCTAATGTAGGTATTACTGACGAGTTATGCGCTGCTATATCATTGCCAGAGGATCAAGATGGTATAAAGGCTCCCGAATTCCCTAGTGGATGTGATGATATCGAGAGGATAGAGACCATGACTATATTGGATAAAAACTCTTTGGTGGATTCTAGGATTGATTTTACATATAAGCTGGCTAGTGATTATACGGAGACCGAGCCTACCACCTTAATACAAAGTAACGCCGAGTCACAAAGGAAATTCTCTGTATTGTGTGATTTCGATAATTACTCCAGTGGAGGTAAGAATATCATAGATCTGGTTCAGGAATGGTTGGATGGTCAGGATGAGGATAAATTCCCATCTGATATAGACTCCTCCGCCTTGGTCTTGTGTCAGGATATGTCTAATGTCCGGCAGTTATATGATGAGAGTATATGTACTAATGGGTGTTCGGTAGGTGATCCTCACGTGAATCCTACTATTAACGATGTTCAACTTCCTACATTCCAGGGGGGTAGGTCATTGGGTAAGTGCACATATTTGTATCAATATCCCGGATGGGAAGGAAAGAAGCATACGGAGACGATGCTTGATCAGTTAATGGATACGATGGAGGCTTATTTCCCCCAATATGAGAGTCAGTTTGGTATCGAGAACGCCATGTGTCTTTTTGGCGATGTTGATAATTCTAAGTTTAATACCGGTATAACTACTGACTGGGAAGGTCGTGTGTCCGTGCAGAATGATATTGACGCCAAGACCAATTGGTTCGGTAGAAGTAACTTGACTTATTTCAAGTTCTATCCACATGTATCCTCATACGCCAGATGGGTGGAGTTGGATTACGAGAAATACATAAGTGGTTTATCCGATCCTGATAACGGTATTATGTATATAGAGATGATGGGTAACTATAATTATCCGATCGGCGACTCATCATCATACAATAAGGTTCGTATAACGTTTTTCTCGGACAAGGAAGGTACCGTGGCTCCTAATCCTTTGGCTAATGATGCCAAGAAAGGTGTTATAGTGAATTACGTGGATCATAAGATATTTATGATGCCAAAGTACTTGTTCTGGAATGATGACAAGACTACTTTCCATAAGATATATGTTTGCATTGAGCCTGCGGTATGTGTGTTCTTCACCGGTTTCGCCATGAGGCGGGACATGAAGGAGCTTGCCGGATTCTATACGGCCGGCACCGCCATCTTCCCCGCCCCGTTCTGTTTTGGCATTCGTCCACTGGAGGTGAAATACGTATTCTTCTTCACGAAAGAATTGAAATTAAGAAGATTTGTTACCTATGAGGCGAAATGTATCTCATGTGGAGATAAACCCGCTGATTGCGCTCCCAGACCATATCAGTACGGTGATTTCGGATATTGGGAGTCTACCAATAAGTATCCGGCTAATTTTGAGTTGTATGATTCAAGTAAGATCGGGATATCATCGGGAGGATCAAAGAGGAAGGATATAATAGATTCTTTGACGAAATACTATGGGTCTCCTAAATCCGTTGGGGGTAAGTCTTATTTTACCGGTAATGGGGATAACGCTGAGTACCCCAATACGTCAACCACGTTTTGTCAGAGACCTATACGTCATTACAAGTTTCCGGATAACTCTGTCGCTCCTTTCATGGGTAATCCGTCTCAACTAACCGGTCAATATGGAGTTGACTCCTATATTTATCCTATGGGGGTGATGCTTGATGACGATATCGTTAATGAGTTTCTGGATATAGCGGTAGAGAACGGTCTTATAGATAAGGCTAGAAGAGATTCTATAATAGGATATGAGTTGTATAGGGGCGATAGGACGTTGGATAAGAGCGTTATTGGGACCGGTCTGGCTTATGATATGTTTAAGTACGATGATCCCGACGGATCGACTAACCTTTATCCTAATTACCCTTACAACGATTTGTCTGATGATATGTATATCTATAAGGATATTAATCGTGAGAAATTTATAACGCATCCGTTTAACAGGAAGGGTAATATCTGGTATTCATTCTTAAGTCCTGATATTGCCTTTAACAAGCCTGACGCTCCCACCGAGTGCCTTGTTGATGGTTATCAATTAGGTAAATCCTCAGGTATATTCAGGGAGGTGGAGGATCACCCTAAATGGACGATATTAGGGAGTAAGGCTTACAGTATGGCAACATCATTGGCTACGGTGGAGGCTATGGCTAATTTAATATCCGCTATAGCTGAGTATACATATCAGTCGGCTTCACAGCAATATGTCGGTGGAGGTGTGTTCTTTTTAGCCAACCCTGTCGGCATAGCGCTGACGGCTATCCGTCTGGCTACAGGTATCGCCAAGGCCACAGCCCAGTCCGTGGTGGATATAGGCAAGTATAGGTATCAGTGGTTAACGGCATTGATAGATAGGGGACCTAGACGGAACTATGCTTATTACTATACTTCTGTCGCTCATTATAATTTATTTTACCAAAAAATAGGGGAGTCAGAGTTACGTGGATTGTCAACGGCTAAATATATCAAGAGCGGGTTATATCCGGTAACAGATATCTCTTCGCAAGGGGAGACCGTAGGCGGTAAGCCTATTATCATAAACAACCTCGATCGTGAGCATTCATTGTTCATGTCATTTGGTATGGATAAGTATATGCTTGAATATCCGGAGTTGGTTTCAAGTTACGATACCAGCCGTATTCAGGATGAGTGTAATATTCGTAACGATGAGGTGGCTGGTATGACGCCTCATTTTATGACACGTGAATCTTTCGTATCCTGCCCCTATATGAGGATAAAGAAATATTCTCCGGCTCAATACGGGCAGATAGAGGATATCAGGTGGGTATCGTTAGGTGGTTGCGGGTTGATGGATAAGGATAATCGTAAACCTGTTTTTGGAGGTGATGTATTTATATCAAGATTCTCGCTTAAGAGGAAGATGCCTATGTTTTATTTGACTCAGTTCGGTCAGGGGGACATGATACCATTCCCTTATTATGATTATCGGAACATCGGGTATCCCCGTTATTTCGTTAATTACGATACCGGGGAGGATTATCTTAATAAGACCGATACGGATACCGGATCGCTATACTCTTTCCCTAGCCGGAAGAGCGCTTATGAGATGGTTTGCAAGACAGGAGATATGTATCTTAGCGGTCGTTTCTTCCTATATTTCTATGGCATACCTCAGTTTCTTGTGGAGTCTGAGATCAATTGCAATTTCCGTATAGCCGGCCCTGAGCCTTACGAGGGGTTCTATCCGGAGGTGGGGGATTATATATCATGGACTCAGGAGCGTAATGTCCCTATATCAAGGGGTAATGTGTTTAAGATGAGTCCTGTGTATAAGAATCGATTTACGTTAGGTGGCAGGTCATTACCAGAGACGTATGATAGCAATTTTTGGGACTGCGCTTACCAAAGACCCAACGGCGTCATATGGAGCACCGCCGACGTGTCGGAGAACGGCATGACCGATCCTTGGCTGTCGTACAAGCCTATGGATTACCATGAGTTCAAGACCTCGTTCGGAAAGCTTATAAGCATGAAGGGAATAGAGTCGGATCAAATACTAGCTCGCTTCGAGAATCAGGTAGGACTATATAACGCTATAGACGTGCTGGCAGAAAGAATATCCCCGGAGAATAGCGAGCTAGGGACAGGTGGGCTTTTCGCCTCTCGTGGCATTGAGTATAATAATACGACGTTAGGATATTCCGGGACCCAGAGTCGGGATATGATCAGTTGCGAGTTTGGGCATTTTTGGGTCGATTTAAGGCGTGGTCAGGTGTTTAAGGTAGATTCTAATGGTAGGAATCTTACGGAGGTCACACCGGGGCTTAGAAACTGGTTTAAGGAGCATCTTCAGATGAAGATCATCCGTAGCCGGATATATAACGCTGATACGGACGCTGAGTTGTCTTATTATGATATCGATAACAAGTTCTTTGGTATAGGGCTATCCATGGGCTGGGACAATCGGTTCAAGAGGGTTCTGATAACCAAGAAAGATTATATACCGGTAGGGAATCCGAGCGAGTACCAATTCCGTGGCGGCCGGTTCTACAGGAACGGACAGGCGGTGGAGTTGCAGGACACCAGCCATTTCACGGACGTCTCGTTCACCGTTGGGTATAACTGCCTGAAGGGTGAGTGGAAATCATATTTATCCTACACCCCTGATTATTATATCGAGCACCAGCATTATTTCCAGTCCGGAAAGAACTACTCAAGTGAAAGTCAGGAGATAGGTTTATGGTCTCATGGTTTGACCAACCAATCGTATCAAGTATTTTATGGTAAGCTATATCCGTTTGTTATAGAGGTTCCGGTACGTGAGCAGTACGTGAATAAGATCCTCACGAACTACCAATATCGGATGGATGCCAGAAGATATCAGGATGAGGTTAATTACCAAATTCTTAGGACTACTGGATTTAATAAGGCATGGCTTTATAATGATACGAACAACAGCGGTGAACTTCGGATGGTTATCGCCGACAAGAACGATATGAGCCAGCGGTTAAGGTATCCTGTAACCAATGACGATAGCCGTGAGATACTGGTGACGGAGGTTGATCAGAAGATAAATATAAATGACTATTTTAACGAGGTCAAAGACGATACGAACAATCTTCCGATATGGGTTAAGGATGTGAATGACATTGACCGTAAGATCGACCCCAGGGCTGTCGATTATCATCGGAGGTGGCGGGATCGTCTTCGTGGCGATTGGTTCTTGGCTAGGTTCGTGAATGACATTGAGAGCCGGTTCAAGATGATAGTACGTTGGTTTAGCAACGATGAGAAAGTTTATTGAGGTGATTATATACCTTTAAATATTTGATGTTATGGCAGCAGGGAAAACTAGCAGTAAAAAGAAGGGCAAATGCCCGAAATCAGGATGTATCAAGAAAGTAGGGAGTGATTGGCGAGTGGTCAGTAACAAGACCGGTAAATTATGGCCGGCTAAGTACAAGTCTAAGGAGAAAGCTAAAGGAGCCTTGGCTGCTTATCACATGCATTAGCGTATAAACGGGTACATGATTTATTATGTGCCCGTTTCGTGTTTTTAGGCTTATGAGATTATAGTTATCTTTGTGAAAAATGTAGTATATGTCTAAGAAGAATAAACCGGAGGAAATCCCATCGTGGATAAAGGATTTATATAAGGAGGATCTTGATCGTGTCGTAAGAGGCGAGCGTCCTATGTATTTCAGGGGTATGGATGATAGTCCTTTGAGAAACGTGTCCCCGGAGTTTGATATCCTTAGCGGAGGAGCCGCAGTTAAAGGCATGAATGGGATAAGAGGTGCGTTGTCCCCGTTGAATAATGGCATGGGTAATTATAATTTCAGTATCAGGGGTATAAATAAGAAGATAGGTGAGTTGGTTGATGAGGCGGGGCTATATTTACCTGAGAAATTAAGACCTGTATATCGGACTGTGGTGGATGCTATGTCGAGTTCCAAGGATAAGGGGTTGGGTCATATCACGCAGCCGTTGGCCAACGCCCTGTACCCAGCGGACGAGCGACGGGACCGGCGTCTGGAAGGGGAGCATCCCGTTGGTTATGTGGATGCCATAGACGGCATATGGCCTAGGAAGAAATATGGGCTATGGGGAGAAAAAATTGAGAGGAAGCAAGATGGAGGAGAAACAAGAGAGTCTGTTCTTGATAGACCTAGATTCGGGAGCAGGGTATTGGATAATTACGTAGCTTCTGCTCACCCGGTTTTGTCAATAATATATGATATCGCTAATTCAAGGTATACTGATGGCCCTACTCGCATAAATAAAGCTGCGTATTCATCAATAGATCCTATGGGGAAGAATCCGGAATGGTATGAGTATCCTGTTCATTTTATGAAGATGTTCGGGAAATATATATCTGGTGATTTTAATAACAAGTTATATAGCGATAGTGATAATGATGATTTAGGCACAAGAACTAGTGATGAGGCTTGGGCTAAATACAATAAACTCCCTTACGATGAGTCTGTATTGATAGATAATGGTGATGGTACGTATAGTATACGAAAGGAATTATCTAATAGGATGATACCTGATTCGTCTATCGTAAGGAATAGGATTGATGTGAATAGGAGTCTGTTTGATAAGGAAACTAAGGAATACAATGAAGGACTTATAAAAGCTTTAAGTGATGCCGATCCAGAGGAGTATGAGAGGATTCAGAGGGAATATAAGGATCTGAAAAGGGTAAGAGAGGGTGCCATATCAGCGGACGAGATGAATATAAAAGGGTTGAGGTCTCTTTATGATAAGGGGTATGGTGTCGTGAATGAGTATAATTATAGGGATCGTAGACTTGATAAGAACGAGACGGGTCCTCATAGTGTACTTGGTGATTATACGATATATCGTGACAAGGATATGGGCGGATACAGATATAGGGATGTATATGATTTCAATCCCGCTGTCCAGTTTCTTTTGAATGGGGATGTATTTAAGATAGATGGTAGTATTGATAAAAAGGATAGAGGAGGTTCGGTAAATACAGGGAGGGCTTATGGTTCTGGCAAGTATGTAATTGATCCTCGTAGATCAGAGGATAGTAAGATGGCTGTATATGACGAGATATGGGATTATCTGACCGACAAGAAGGGAATACCACAAACGCAAGCTATCGGTATCCTGTCGAACATCGCCGCCGAGTCCGGAGGGGACACCGAAGCCCTAGGAGCCGCCGGTGATTTTGGCATCCAACAATGGCTTGGACCGAGGAAGAAGGAGCTACAGCGCAGGTATGGTAAGAAACCGACATTGACCCAACAACTGGATTATCTTGTGGATGAGTATCAAGGTCGTGTACCGGGGCTAGGTTGGAACTACATGAACCAAGGCAAGTTCTTTGATAAGGACGCTCAAGGCAATATATATAATTACTATATGTATTCGAAAGCTGATTTTGATAACGCCACGAATTATAAGGACGCTACCGTAGCATGGAATCAAGGATACGGAAGACCCCTTGGATCGACATTAAGAAACGAGAAGCGGTTTGAGTTCGCCGATATGTTCTCCAACAGATACGGTGTCCCGGAGAACGAGCCAATGAGATACGAGTTCGGGCAGCGGGATTCTGGTACGGGAGACGGAGGTCAGCAGCCTATACCTGAGACGGTAGCCCCTGCCGATCCTTCTTTGGCTTCCCGCCCTACCATGGACAGCTGGTGGGAGAAGGAAGGCCAAGACCTGTTATATAAGATGCTAGCTCAATCCGGCGCTAACAAGAAAGCTATAGAGGACATCGCCAATAATATTAAGAATGATCCTCAATCGGAGGCGCAGATAGCGGAGGCCGAGCGTATGCGTAGGGAACAGGCAAAAAGGCAGTTGGTTCTTAATATGATACCGGGGTTAAGCCTTAACATAAAAGGTGTGAGTAGAAATAATAGTTAGTATTTTAATGATAAATAATTTGTTATGAATAAGTTGTTGTTTTTATTTGATGTGTTATTTAAGGGGACTTGTTTTACCCCCTCCCACTCTAGTAGTTTAGGATGGGGGAATAGATGGGTAGATGCTATGGCTGATGATAGGAGGATGGTTATAGCATTGTTAGTAAAATATCTAAGGGGAGGTATGTTATGAGAAGACGTGTAATGACAGGCCCCAAAAGCTTGGATGTATCGTATACATACACTTATAATAGTAATAATTACCATACATTTGTAGCTCCAAAGTCGGCGTATTATTATGTTGAGTGCTGGGGTGGTCAAGGTAATTATGGTTACAATGATAGCGAAGATAGGTTTACCAGATCCAATGACCCTGGGTATGGTGGATATGTGGCTGGATTTATCAAGTTAGTTGGTGGTGATATCATTTATGTGTATTGTGGAAATGGTGGACTTAAGCAGACGAATGATGTTGTAAAATATAATTATAATGGAGGAGGTTCAGGGCATTCAATGACTAATAAGAGCGCTGGAAGGTATATCTATGAGGGAGCCGGGGGCGGAGCTACAGATTTGAGGTTGTCCAACAATAGCGATCCTCTAAACGTAGATTCTTTAAAGACCCGTATTATGGTAGCCGGGGGAGGCGGTGGAGGATGTGAGTATTATTTTATTGGGCATGGAGGATCAGCGGGAGGGTTGAAGGCGTATCTGGGGGGCTATGCCAAGGGAACTCCTGCATCCCAAGTGGCGGGAGGATCTAACTCCGGCAATAATTTAACTAACGGAAATAGAGGTCTATTAGGAGTGGGAGGAGAATGTGGTTTTGATGGCGTTTCGTATTCCTCTGGTGGAGGAGGAGGCTTTTATGGAGGACCAAGCGGCGGGATATCGTCGGACGCTATTCAAACTGGTGGTGGAGGATCCTCGTATATATCCGGTCATCCGGGATGCGTGAAATATGATAAATATGTATTTACTAACACTAAGATGATAGATGGGAACGGGTTCGTATGGACAGATGTGAAAGGGGAATTAGAAAAAATGCCTAATCCTTTGGGTGGATTATATGATTTAGGGAAAGGTCATATAGGCCATGGTTATTGTCGTATATCTATATTTCAATAGATATATTCATATATTTAATTGATTTAGTGTTATATTTGTGAAATCATTAAACGTTTTTGATATGAAGAAGTTATTGTTCCTATTAGTTATGTTATTAGCGCCAATGGCGTTGATGGCTCAAGAGATAATCCCGTCAGAAGGGACTATCACCATTGATCTAACTACCTTTACCGGCATCATGGCTTTCGTCACGATGTCAGCTACGCAGTTAGCCAAGGTTGTGACGTATATTGACACCCATAAGTGGGCTAAAGTCCTATCCGCCGTAGTCATAGGTATGCTGGTTTGTATATTAGCGTGGTTTCTAAAGGTTTCTCCATTGCTTATAGGGAGTGAATGGTGGGAGGCATTGCTGTATGGGGTAGCTGTTGGGTTCAGTAGTGCCGGCTTCTACGATCTGGTGAAAGCTATAGGATCACTGTTTGTAAAAAGGATCTAGCATCTTGTAATTATTTGAGATATGTAAAATTTCAAGATTTTATTATCTATAATATAGGCTATTATATTTTGTAATAATATTAGTATTGCTTATATTTGTGCGCCTACCTACTCATCACGAGCGGATAGGCGCATTTATTAATTTAAAACTTTTAGTAAAGGTATGAAAAGTAATTTGATTTTATCATCAGAGAGTAGGGAATTATTAGGTAGGAACATTTCTGTTATGTCCAAGGACGGGTTTGTATGCATAACGGAAGTTATGGAAGCCTTGAATGAAAAACGTAAATCTATGGGGTTGGAGTCTAGAAGGCTTGATCATTTGTTTGCTACTAATGGATTTCAGGAAAAGATGAAAGCTCTTGTTAGGGAGCTGAGTATTAATGATATATGTACTGTAAGAAATCTTACGGTACAAAACCATGAATTGAAAATCAATAAGATAACCGATCTCAAAAAATACGGAATGGCTTACCGAAGAGGAAAGGGGGAGGGTCAGAAATGGTATGTAAATCCGTATTTTTTTGTTATGGTAGCATTGGAATTGGACCCAGAGATATACGCCAAGGTGATAATATGGTTGCATGATGGATTCATAGAGGACAGGAATGCCGCTGGCGAGGCTTATATCAAGATGAGTTCGGCCGTCGCCAGGTTGGTTAGCGACAAGAGTCAGTTGTCTGATAAGATATCAAGGGTAGCTAAGGCTATTAATTTTATCGTCTTTAACAAGCATGAGAGTGGGATAAGGGATACGGCCACAAAGAATCAGTTAAACGACATAGTAGCTGTAGAGAATGTTATTACCGGCATTATAGATGGAGGCTTTATAGATACTTATGATAAGCTTATAGACTATCTTGGGCATGAATGGAAGAAGAAATGGGGTAATCCTGTTGCGGCTTTAAAATATTAGTATTAAAGAGACTCATCGTTATATAAATGGTGAGTCTCCGTTTTTTTAGATTATCTTTGTGTCAGAACGAAATTAATTTGATATGGGCAAATATGTAATCAAGAGGAAGATACCTAAATATCAAGAGGCTGGGGAAGTCACCCCTATCATGCCCGGTAATGTTGTTGGTCTTCAGGGTATTGGAGTGGAGCCTTTGGTTTCGTCCACCCAGATAGGATTTGATATTCAGCAGCCTGATATTAATACCATTGATACAAGTGATTTGAGCGCTTTGGTTGACAGTAATAAGAAGGCTGATAAGTCTGGTAGTACGGATGTTTTTGATTTTACCACTATCCCTTACTATGGTGCTGATGATATAGGATCTAGGTTAACTCAGATGGGTCGTGGTATAGGTCGTATGAGAAGCGAGGGATATGGAGATTTATCCACCGGGGCTAAAACAGCTAATACGATAACCACCATAGCCTCAGGAATTAGTGGTATCATGGGGTTGGCTCGTAACGTGGTTTCTGGGATAGCGTCAGAGAAAGGTACTCGTACCAATATCAGGTTAGCTCAGGAGCGTGAGGCCAGACAAAGAAGGCAATCCCAGATGCAGTACAAGGATGGTGGGGGTGTTTATCTAGGACCTAATAATAGGTTCGATAGCGGAAGCCTTACCGGTGAGTACCTGTATCCGTTACCTAAGTCGATGGAAGATCAAGCCAACGTAGAGGTCGAGAAGGGTGAGTACGTGACGCAGCCCGGAGAGGCGCCGATGGAGGCTATGGGGCAGAAGCACGCCGATGGTGGAACCCCCGTTTCCTTGGAGCAGGGAACGAAGGTTATTACCGACGACACAACCATAGAGCCGGATTTCGCTAAATACATCAGAGATACGTATGGGATCAAAGCCACGCCTAAGGATACGTATGCTACGTTAATGGACAGGTATAAGGCTAAGATCGGTCTTAAATCGGCTTACGATGATCAGAAAAAGGCGCTGGAGAAGCTGAAGAAAAACGATAAGATAGATGACGAGAATACAAGGCGTTTAAACGCCTCCGTATTATCTAAGGCTATAAATGATAGCAACGATACCGTTAATGGATTAGAGGGAAGATTTACGGACTTCGCTAATGTCATATACAAGGAGCAGGAAGACCGGAAGATGAAGAAGGATGAGGATACGTATTTCGCTAAGGGTGGTGAGATAGATAACATCATATCCAGATCTATGAAAGAATACGGTCTTACGGAGGAGGATATAGCTGAGGCTAAGAAAGAGCTGCTTAAGAAAGTGGCTGGTATTCGTCAGAAGATGGAGAAAGGTGGTAGTTCTTTATTCGATTACCTACTTACTTTCCGTCCCGTAGAGAACAAGTACAATAATAAGGATAACACGTTTGGGTATCAGCGTCAGGGTCAGGATGGCTCTTATGGAGGCATTAATACGGATGAGAGGTTGAATTATTATAAGACATTCAATCCGGTCGCTTACGATGCTTATATGAGAGCTTCAGAGGGCACTAGGGCTAGGGCATTGCAAGACGTCATATACGGACAGAATAAAGGATGGATGGGCTTGGCCACGGCGGAGAACCCGATTATCGCCAACGCCGAGGCGCTTCGGGATTACACGACGCTCGTTTCCTTTGGCGGTGAGGATAGTCAAGGCAATTACCCGGAAGATAAGAAAGCCGCATATCATGATAGGATGAGAGACAACAAGTTTGGTCAATACTCCTCATCTCGCCCTATGATCGGTCTAGATGTTGTTACAGAGGAACAGCATAAGGCTCTTAATGATGCTGGTATCACTCATTTTAGCCAACTATTCTCTGACAAGAACAAGGATGTCGTTAATAAGATACTTGGCGAGGATATGCTTAAGATGCAGGCATTGAGATCCATGAAAGGAATGGAAGGTCTTGATTTTATACTTGATCCTCATAAGGTGGCTCCCGGCCCTATGGATATAGGTGATGTGGAGGAACCTGATGTTAAACTGGATATGCCTGAGCTGATTGATCCCAATACACTCCCTAAGACCAATACAAATGCCGGTAAGTCGAACAGCGGCAATGGAGGCAGGAATATAGTGGGTGGCGGTCTTGACTTCCCAGAGGTATTTAGGATGACCCCGGGAGCCGTGACAACGGAAGGTCTGGAAAGGCATTACGCTCCTACCGTGGATCCGGTGTTGAGATCGGCTGATCAGTATATGGTTGAGACCAATCGTGCTTTCCAATCACAATTGGATCAGATGGGTAATGTCCCGGATTCCCAGAGAGGGGCTTTATCATCCAACTTACAGGCTATCATGAGTTCCAATATAGGTAGATACATTAATGAGGTAGAACAAGGGAACGTGGCTCAAAGGGCTTGGGCTGATAATGTAAACGCCCGTACTTGGGCTGATACGTATGATAAGAATATAGCCCAACGTCAAGCTTACCAGCAACGTATATTGCAGGGATTGGCTATAAATGACGAGAACTGGGCTAGGTATTTCGATAGCGTAAATGACGAGATCCAGCAGAAGTGGAATACGGCTACGACCATGAATACATTAAGGTCTATATTTGGGGATGTAAAGATTGGTACCAATGGACAATTAATCGCTGATCCTCAAGGAGATATATTGAGTTATAGGAGATTATATCCTGCTCAGGAAGTAACTAAAGGCAAGAAAGGATAAAGGATGGCTTCACAATATAGTATATTAAGGAATTACGGCAAGTATGTATCGCCCTACAACATGGATGTCATGATGCAGGGGATGGGGTACATGCAGCAGAAGATAGATACCAATCGGCAGGCTATAAACGAGTATGCTGATTATATTATCAATTCTGACATTATAAAACCTCAGGATAGGGAATATCTTCAGAATAGGTTAAATGGGCTGATACAGGACGTGAATAACGTGTATCGTAAATCTAATTTGGCTTCCGACGGTATAGCCAGAAGCATACAGGCTCGTCTTGGAGAAGCTCTGGATACCCGTGTGTTGAATGCTATTGCCGGTACTAGGGAGATCCGGGCTTTTAGCGAGAAGATGGAGGATATGAAGCTGAACAATCCCAAGATGTATAGTCCTATAAACGAGGCTGAGGCTTTTGCGGATGCCGTGGCTTGGATGAATGACGGTCAGGTAGGGACACGTCTTAATCCTATACATTATACCCCTTATACGGATTACCACGCTGAGATTGATGAGAAGATGAAGAATTTCATCTCCCTTAACAAGGGGAAGAAAGTCAATGTACCGGTGACTGATGCCAATGGCAACAGGACGGGCGAGATGCGTGAGATGTATATAGATGAGATGAGTTACGCTCAGGTCAGGGATATAGCCATGGCTTCTATATCTGAGAACGGTAAGGCTCAGATGCAATTAGAGGGAAGATATATGGCTAGAACGAATCCTGACTTATTTAATGTTCAAAGCACCTCAGATTTCCTTAAAGGGTATATTGATGATTTCAGTGTCAAGGAAGAATCCATACGAGCCAAGCTAAAGGGCGTTGGCAATGACAAGGCCAAGAGGGCTAAGTTGGAGTCGGAGCTGGCGGATATTATCAATCAGAGAAATGATTTCGTGGAGGAGGCCGAGGGCGTTATCGGTAGCAACTACAGCCCGGAGCGAGCCGGCATGTTCATGGTACGACAGCAGTTCCTTCGTGGCGTCGGGCTGAGATGGTCTTATAATAACTCATACGAGACGTTGGGTGTTGATGATTATTATTTCAAGGCTAATCAGCAGATGATGGAGAGAGCTAAGTTTAATGAGACAAAAAGGCATAATCTAGCCATGGAGAAAGCAGCGTTGATGAGAGCCAGCAAATCGGGTAAGTCGGAGAATGGAGGTGGCGGAGGTGATGACACGACCGGGCCTACCGTGGTTACCAAGAGCGCAAACCTTGACGATGTGAGCATAAGCGATGAGTTCATGAACGGGTTCATAGCCAACGAGAAGGCGGTAACTACCGGCATGAGTAATTTTGTTAAGTCACTGTCAGATGACGCTAGAAGGAAGATCGACGCATGGGCGTCTGATCCTGAGAATAGTAACGTGGTCAAGGATATGGATAACGATCAGGTTATCATGGCTTATTTCAAGGCTAATGGAGGGTCAAGGAATGAGCTACTTGATTACAATGGTCAGGATAGTTACCTGAAGCTTCTTGGGTTAAATACCCAAAGAGGGAAGTATAATAAGATCAATGATGGATTTAATAAGGCGGAGAACGCTGTTTTGGATGGCGTTGACGCTATAGTCGAGAAAGAGGCTAAATCTTTTGATGGATCAGGCATAGATGTTAGTTACGGGTTTGGGACATTCAATCTTGGGGATATCAACAACAACGGTGATAAGGTTTTTGATATAGATGGGATAAATGATATAACATTGAATGATTGGGCTAAGCTGTCCGCTTATAGCTCTTTGCTAAATGATAATATAAACGTCGTTAATAGTAGCATTCAAGGAGAAGCTCCATATGTGTCGGTGGATTCAGGTCAGTCAAGTATTCTTTTGGATCGTGTAAATAATCTTATGGGAACATCTTTTTCTCTTGATGATATTGAGTCTATAATGTCTCTTGCCGTATCTGGGGCTAACAAGAATAGGCATATCGAGGAAATAAAAGACAGGTTTGCTGGGGATAATAGAGCGATCGCTGTCGCTACCGCTATATATGACGAGGCGCATAAAGAGAGAAATGATTTATTAAGACATAAATGGAGTCGTGGAGATTTAGGCAGGATCGCTGATGACGCTAAGCGCGCTGGCGAGGATTACTTGAGACAATATCGTCATGAGTACGCCGAGCGTGAGTATATCTTCTCCGGCGATTATCCGTCTAAAAGCCAAGCCGAGTATGATTATATAAAGATTAGTGACCTGTTCACCCGTGGTGGCGGTTTTATCCCCAAGGATAAGGATAATGCCAATACGAAGATAACGTTTACCATATCCCCTATAGGTGATGGTAATTATCAGATCATTGGCAATAATGGAGGTGATGGTCGATCTGTTGTTGAGGTAAGCGAGGCTGATCTGGCTGCGAATGGACTTACTTTCTACAAAGAGGATGTAAGCATCCCGTCCGAGACCTATGATTCCGGTGTCGTACCCATATCTTTCGCCAGCTCAAGCAACAACGCTTATGGGAAGATGGCTAAGTCATTGTTGGTAGCTCCATTCGCTTACGCTAGCGGGGCCAAGGACACGGTAATGCCTTATATAGATATGTTTACGAATATAAATGACGGTAATATCAGGAAGAATCAGATGATGATCGCTACTGACGTGTTGTTCGATAACGCTTCTATGTACGAGTTAAGGGCTTCCGGATATAAGTATAATAATGGTTCTTCTGGGATAAATGTTGATATATATAGCAAAGGAGGGGCTAGAGAGGGTAATACCCCGTTGTATTCAATTGATTTGGATGGCGTTAACTATGCTGATGAGGTAGCAAGGAAGATCGACTTCTGCCCGCAGTATTATTTGGTCATGGCATGGCAACAGATACTTAGCAAGGAGAATGAGGTGTATTGGAGGAGCGAGGGAAGATCTACTACTGATGATTTCGAGAGCTTCATCTCGCCCATAGCTGATATGATTGATCAGGAGATAAGAAACAGGAATAACGGAAATAGTAGAAATAATGGAAACAATGGAAATCTATAATAATACCTCTAACGGAAAGGATCTTGCCGAGAAGTACAGATATCCTACCATAAACGTAGATAATATAAAGGCTATTGGTACGGATCCCTATGATATACCGGATCGTGACCTGCCTCCGGTATTGGATCCGTATTCCGCTTCCGAGAGATCAAAGTCCCAGATACCGTCATTGTCGGAGAGGATCAAGAATACTGTTAAGACAAATTATTATGATGATATGAAACATATGTCCCCATTAGGATATATGGCTTCTGATCAAAGCTATAAGGGCAGGTTTAATCTTACTGGTCCGGAGATATCGTTGGAGGATTCAAGGTATCGACTTAGTAGCGGTACTTGGATACCTAAATACGAGTCTTATATCCCCGGTGTAGATAATGACACACGTTTATCTAGGAGTCAAGGTAGGACTGAAAAATGGATGAGAGGTTTGGGGAAATTTGTAGGTAAGGCCGCTTTGTATGGATTAGGTGGTGTTATTCAGCCTTTTTATGGTATTTACGCCGGTGTATCCAGAGGTAATTTTAACGCTGTTTTTGATAACGATTTCACGAGATGGTTGGATGATCAGGACAAGAAGATGGATTACGGTCTTGCTCATTATTACAATCGTGAGGAGCGGGATATGAATTTCCTTCAAAGCATGACTACGGCTAATTTCTGGTCTAACGATTTTTTATCCGGTCTTGCTTTTACCGCTGGAGCCATGTTATCGTCAGCCGTATATTCCGGCGCTGGATTGATGAACTTAGCTCGTACGGGAGCTAGGGCGGGTGTGGCTTTGGCTAGGATAGGCAAAGCGGCTTCGGATACCAAGAAAGCGTTCGGTGTCTACCTTAGGGCCGCCCGTACGGGACGGAGGATAGGCAAGGGACTGGACACCCTCGCTTTCCTTGGCACATCTACCTCGTGGGAGGCGTCTGTCGAGGCCAGAAGCATGCTGATGGAGGCTGAGGAGAATTTCAGGCAGTCTTACCGTAACGCTTATGGAAGGGAAGTCCCATATGAGGAGCTTATGAAGTTCAGAGCTGACAATGCCAATGCCGCTAATGCCGTATTTGCCGCCAACGTCGGCATATTGTCATTATCCAATATAGCTATGTTCGGCGATATGTTCGGCATGGATCTTGGTGTGGATAAGTTCATAAAACGCAATATATTTGGCGTAGGTGCCGAGAGGATGGATAACGGTACGTTAAGAGCCATAACACCAAAGAAATGGCAGAAGGTAGCCGGAAATACGTTCAATATCATCAAGCGCCCAGTGTCAGAGGGTCTGTATGAGGAAGGTCTTCAGGGAGTGGCTAGTAAGTCCGCCAAGGATTGGGTAGAATCAAGATACAATCCTATGGCTATCCGGCAGAATATAGGCTATATGGAGGCTATAAAGAACGGGTTCAAGGAAACATACGGGTCTAGTCAAGGCTGGAAGGAGATCGGCATCGGTATGATTATCGGATCGGTTATGGGTGGAAAGACCTTTGGAGGTATAAAGGAATGGAGCCAAGACATGTCCCGGAACAAGGGGATGGTGGAGGCCTACAACGCCAATGCCGGCGCCTTGACCACCGCCGCTGTCCGTGCTATTCGTGGCAGTATGGCTCTTAACGCTCAATTATCTGGTGTAGACACATCGTACGAGAGTGATGGTAGGATCATAAATAAGGATTTTAGTGACGCCGTATTCAATCGTCTCCGTTATGATTCGGAGATGGGGATGTTGGATGATACCAAGGAGAATTTCAGGACGGTAGTCGAATCTATACCTAATAGCGATATAGCGTCCGATATGAATATGACGGATGAGCAGGTTAATGAGTATAAAGCCGATCTTGTCAACGAGTTTAATAAGAAGGTGGATAATTTTACCATGGCCAACAGATTCGCCGACTCACTTACTGAGGGTATCCCGAATAGGTCTTTTAACGCCTATATCTCCAATATGGTATATAACGGTATTGAGGCTAAGGATAATTTGAATGATATCACCAATCAGTTAAACAGGATATATAAGACGGGTATAGGTGATGCCCTTGATATATACTCTCATCTTAATCCTGATTCAAGCAAGGCTCTCGAAAAACTCCGGAAGCTGACGAATGATATACGGAAGATGGAGAGGAATATCTTAAATACTCAACAAAAGGTTGCATCGAAGGAAGCAATTGAGTCTGATAAGACTAAGTTGGCTGAGGAGAATGATAGGCTTCTTAAATTGACGGAAGAAAGAATTGCCTTGGAGAGAAAGTTAAGCACGTTGATTAATTCAGATGTGGATATATCTAAGTTATCTTTAAATGATAATGATTCTAAGATTAGCGTCTCAGATCTTATGGCGGCTTATGAGACTATGGTTGATTTTGAGAATGCCGTGTCTACCCGTGGGGTCGATAATCATAAAGAGGCCATGGCGTTGCTTAGCGAGTATCGTCATAATCTTGTGGCTTATAAGAATATAAACGAGTCTCTTCGTCGTATGCGTGACAGAAGATTCATCCGGGCGCAGGAGCGCGGGTTCATGAAGATATTGTCGAACGCATGGGGTAAGACTTATGAGGAGGATGATAGCAAGTATGATTTCAGGAATACTGATAATCCTGAAGCAAACGCCCTTTACGCTAATGATCAAGCCATAGACAAGGCTTACCAAGATGGTCTTATAGGAGAGGATGAGGCATTTATGTTCAAGACATATAATCATATGATAGCCAGATCTATGGAGAATGAGATTAAGGCTGATGAAAGTAATATAGTTGAGAGGGTTCCTGATGATGAGGATATTATAAATCCTTCAGATGATAGAGCCAATGATATAGCCATAAAGATCTGGAACGGTAATGAGGATATTTTATCTCCTAGGGAAAAGCAGATATATGATAACAATAAGGATCGTATTAATAATCTTGTAAAAGGATTTGGCGATAATCCTATAGCTAGGATAAATAGGGCTAAGTCAATGATAGATAGATTAAAGATCAATGATAATGTATCAGATAATATTAAGGATAATATTGATGATATCATAAATGTGAATATTAATGGTCTTGATCAGGATCGGGTTAAGGAGGCTATAAAGACCTATAACGATCTTATGAATGAGGCTGACAATGGCAATGAGGTTGACCAGGATAAGCTTAATGAGGCTATTGATATTATCAATAATTATTCCGATGGTCCTCTTCTTCAATTCGTGGAATGGATGAGGTTGTATGATAACGGAAGTATAGCTGTCAAGGATTACGATAAATCCATACCTATGGGTGATGTCCTCACAGAGAGCGAACCCGGGACATCCACCGGCAGGACGGAAGTTAACGCCGCCCAGAATCCGGTGGTGTTGATGGCTCAGAAGAGAGAGATCGGTGGGGTTATGTATTATGAAGTTGGCGGAATGAGACTTGACAGGTTTATGGACAGTCTTGGGCTTAAAAGATCTGATGCCACTGATACTGATAATGGAAGGGTGATGGATTTCACCAACGGAACCGACATATTTACTGTTATAGAGTCAGATAACCACTCAAGATGGATGATTAGCGAGGATGACGCTCAGGCTTTCGAGAACGCTACCGGTGTCATATTGGGGCGGCAAACCGCCTTGTCGACCTCCATCTGGTTCATGGTGTATCGCAAGGGGCAGGATGGATCTATTGTCCCTTATTATACGGGTGATACGTTTGGATCTAACAACGAGTCGGTGAATCAGGAAGCCGTAGCTAATCTCCGTAAGGATAATATCGTAAGGTTTAAGATGGATATGTCAGATCCATATACCAAGGACTTGTATGATAAATACAATAGCCTTAACGCCGTTGACCCTAATTCTGATGAGACTAAGTCGGCTTACCGAGAGCTGGTTGATAATATGGTTATTAAGATCGTGGATAGCGACGGCAATTTCGTCTCGGTACTGAAAGCCGATGACCCGGATTCAAAAGGAAGTAACGCTGATTTAAGGAGTAGGGCCTTTGAGTTATATAGGGATAATATAGGATCTGTTACTGGCGAGATTGATATACCGTTCGTAGGTACAGTTACCAGTGTTTTGCCGGGAAGACCTAATTTTAGCGTAAGTGATGATAATGGTACGTTGATGGTATCCGAGAATGATTTTACCAACGAGACGGTTGGTAAAGTCGAGAGCGTAGGATATATAGAGAATGGGGAGGTTACGATGAGGGATGATATTAAGTATAATATATTCCCGTTCTGTACGGCTATCGTCAGGGACAAGTATGGTGACTATAAAGATTCACGTATCCCGGTCGTAGCTATAAAGACAGGAAATGGAAGAAATTACCTGTACCCCGTAAGATTGAAAAATCAGGATATATCGTCATTCTCATCCATGATCGGATCGATGGCTGATAGGATTACGGAGGGTCTAGGCGGAGGCGTAAGTATTGATGATATAATGGATCTTAATAACGCTATAGCCAGATCAGGGTTGGATAATAAGACATATATGATTCCGCTGGCGGGAGACGTGGATGTTATCAAGAACCGGCTTAAAGCTGTCAAGGAAGCGGCTAGCAGGATGCCTATGACCGCTGACGTAAGAGGATGGATAGGTGATTCCAGAACTAAGGAGGATATTTTGATGAATGATGTTACGATCAACATTGATCTTAATAACGATCCTTTCATAGCTCCTAAGTTTAGGATGAGTATCAAGGAGAACAAGGTATCCAAGGAGGAGACGGAAGTCTCGTTCCCTAACCTGCCGGATCTGCCATCGGAGTTCGCCTCGCCTACGAAGGCGGCCGAGGACAAGTCTTTGGTTTCCGACGGTAACGTAGTATCCGGAGAAAATGAGGCGGAAAATCCTTGCTAAATAAAATATCTTGACTTATCTTTGCGGCGTCAGCCCATCACCTGACGAGTAAGATATTTAAAAGCTGGTCCCTGTCGGGTGTGTGATGGCCCCGGTGGGGACTCTTTATATTATGCAATTAGATGCCTTTTTACATCGGAAGATCATGCAAGACCTACGCATCCAGCGAGTAAAGGTCTTGATGATGCTATACACCAGTAACTATTTTGTCAAGGTCAGACAAAAGCAGTTGCTTGATCATACATACTCATTAAGCAGGGATCAGGCTTTTGATTATATGACTGAGTTCAATAAAAGACTTAGTGATAAGGTTGGTATAAAATGTACGATGGATATCCTTCTACCTACCGATGATGATAATGCTAACATCATAATTGAGCACAATGGTATTATCAAGAAGTTAATGAAGGAAGCCGAGAAGCTGGAACTTGATACTGATGCTATCAAAGCCATGATGTGTGATCTTCTTGATGAGTTGAAGGATGATATTGATCTTAATATCCTGATATTTGACGTAAGCCAGTTACTTATAAAATACAATCTATTTAGGTTGGATGCTATAACCGAGCAGGAGTTCAAGAACTCTTTTGTCAGAATGGATAGTAGGAATATGGAGATAAAGAAACTAACTTTATCTGATATCAAGAAGGTGGTGGAGATGATAGAGGATAGGTATAGCTACGCTTTATATATGACAGAGGAATATGGCTGATTACATTTTTTGTAAAAATATCTCCTGTTTGTTTGTAGTTTCAAAATAAGGTCTTATATTTGCGGTGTCTATCTGTTGCTAGACCAGAAGAAGATATTAATATCGCTTAGGCGTAGGCGATAAATGAGAGCTATCAGTGGAGTAACGGACGCTGGTGGCTCTCGTTGTTTTATATTATGAACAAAGATCATATTTTGGGGTTGTATAATGATTTAAGTCATTTTTGCCAAACAGGGAAATTGAAACAAGCTGATTATTCAGGTTATTCTAGAGAGTTAGAGATTATTGTTAAAAATTTTTCGAGCGATTGTGATCGTTCAAAAAACGACAATGTGTTTATTGTTAAGGATTGCAGAATAACTTTGAATGATAGCGATTACAGCAATTTCCTTTATATGGCGCTAATAACGTTATTCGGTAGAAGTGATTTTGATCTTGATTATGCCTTGAAGTTATATAATTATTTTATACTTGCAGCCATAGAACGACAAGATGAACTATATGATGCGGGTTATGATGAGTATATAATTGATAGAATGTGTTTAGATCATGTTTTTAATGGTGTTGTATATAATATCATTATATCAAATACAAATAAGGATGTTGATGATATTCATTTGACTATATCTAATGATCTGAAAGTAAATAACGCTATACCTATGTTGATGTCCAAGATAAGACCATATTCGACAGAATATGATTTTTATGGTTTGTATGATTCTATAATAGGATATACTTATTTTCTAAAAAATAAAAAGAACTATGGATTAAGAAATAGTGGACTGTTGCGTACCTATATAGGAGTAGATATTAGTAATGGTCTTGTAAAAATTGGTAAGTCTAAGGATTTATACACTAGGGAGAGTTGTTTAAGGGTGAGTAATATCTATTTTTATATGATTGCATATGTAGATATGGATATAGAGCGTGAGCTGCATATTAAATATAGTGTATATAATGTTGATAGAGAGTGGTTTCATTTGAATAAAAAGCAGGTTAAGGAAATTATAAGCAAATATAATTTTAGAATTATAGAATCAAATGTTAAATATATTGACAATATATATGATATTTGATGAATAATGAATTTCATTTTTTTGTTATTTAGGATTGAGCTTTTGCCTGTTCGTGAGGATCGGCAAAAAGATTTGCACTTTTCGGAGAAACATAAGGTTTGTTATTTTGGTGTCCCGTCCGCTCGTGAGAGTAGGCGGGATTTTCTATCTTTGTGTCAAAACGATTTAGTAATGGGACGATCTTGTTATGTTATAAAAAATAAGGAGGGTGGGATAGATAATGTCCTTGCCCCGAACGACCAACCATCCGGATTATACCAAAGGGCGATGGAGGTGTTGGGCGACCAGAAGCAGGCCTTATCGGTCTGGGGTACGGCCTACTCCCCCGACTTCGTGTCTTTCTTTGGCGATTGGATGTCCATGCCATCGGAATACGACTTAGATAGCAATGGGGAACCTAGGTATGATGATGTCATGTCCTTTATCAAGCGGAAGAACTATTTCGCTGGCAATTTCATGGCCGATGAGGTTAAGGATATCAATAACACCCTTACTTCCTTGGGAGTCGATAATATCAATGATCTTAATGATATGATTGTATCCAATTTCCTTTCCGGCGGTGATATATTCCTCAATAGGTACAATCTTGAGAGGTCCGGGATGTATGACGCCGATGAGATTGATAATATCATGACCAACAGATCGGCGTATGAGCAGGTAAGGGATATGATGAGGAGGATTGTCGATTTTATGTCTGACGGGGATCTTAATGAGAAGGATATGTATTTCCTGTCCTCCGAGTCAGGCCTTGGTGATGATTATATGATATATGAGGATACATATGACTCGTTAGGGAAGAGAAGGGGCTTGAATCCAATAGAGGTAAGGGATACGATCATGAGGGCGGTAGGCGGTATCAGCGACCGCCGGGAGTTCGATCAGGCTTTCGCCTCCATCCCATACCCTTCCTTGGCACTCCGGTATCAGGAGGATCAGGATTACGCAGATCGGATGTATGACACGTATCGTAATATGACCCGTATGGAGGTTCGGAGTCAGGACGGAAATACGATTACCGACTCGTACTTCAATAGTACCACACCGTATATCAGTATGCCTAAGGATATGAAGGGTCTAAGGGATAAGGTTGGGGAGATAATCGATATGGATGATTTTAAGGACATCAAGGACGTTGCCGGACGTCTGTATGGCATAGCCATGGATCTTGCCGACATGGGCGTGGATATAAGCGATGCGATCAGCGATGAGATGGTTATATCCAGACCGGAGGATATCCGTGATCTTATGGCATCGCTGGATGTCATGTTATCTTCCATACAGGCCGGCAATCTGGTATACGATAGCTTTATCTCCGATCTTGATAGGATAACAGGAAAAGGGAACCCGATATACGAGGTTAAGGATACTTATTCTACTGGGGATAGGATGGTGTATGTAAGGTCCGGGAATACATCTCCTTCCGATATGTATGATAGGAGCATGTTGTATATGGGTAGGAATACGTACCATAACACGGCCCCGATAACCGACACCGATCAGGCCTATGAGATGTTGGCCGATATCGGGATAGAGCGGCCCTCGTACTTGCCGGCTGGCGTGGTTCCCGCCGGGGCTTCCCGTTCTGATATTGGTGTGGTCAAGGATAACATAAAGAAGCTAGTTATGTCCAACATCTCATCCTCGAATACCGAGAACATGATCCTTACCAGATTAATATACCAACATCCCGTGACTCCTGAGATGGATGATGTCGATATTGATCGAGAGTTCAGGAGATACGAGGCTAGGCAGGGAAAGGATCGGGATTTTATCAAATCCTGTACCTCGTTGAGGAAGATCCAGATCAAGGAAAGGTTAAAAAAATCGGATTTATATAATAATGTCTTACGTTTCCTTGATTTTAATGGATTTTATAACGTATCTTTGAACCACCATGACAGAGGTACGTTAAAAAGCATGGAGATGTCGTTGCCGGAAGGTCAGGTAAGGGATCTTCTGTTTGACGTGGCTATCGAGTCCGGTGACAGTAGCATGAGAAACCTTTTCTATCTGGATAGTCAGGACAGGATGATGGATGCCGGGTTTTACAGGTATCTGTACCAAAGGAATCCGGGCCTGCTCCGGGAGGTCAACGGCGGCGTCGAGGCGAGACCGGACGGTTCGTTCTTGGCTCGTGGGAGGTATGATGATTTCGTGTCATTCCAATCCGGCTTATATGAGAAGGTAGGTGAGACGGTTGATGGTGCGATATACAGGTTCGTTGATGATCTTATATACTCCGATCCATCATCATATCAAGAAAACATGGTACGAAGGATGGGTGATGTTACGGTAAGGAGTGACGATAACCGCCTGTCAAGGATAGAGGATGATCCCTCATCCAGTAAGATAGTTAATGAATACACTGCTAATACAAATAAGTTGATGCGAGATTTTTCGTGTAGTTAATCTCTCTTTGACGTCGTGAGACGTTTTCTTTCGAGCATTGAAACATTGAATTTTATAGATTTGCGATGAATCCGGGTCGTAGTGATACGCTCCGGATTTTTTGTCTTGTATCGGTTTTTATTAATCCCATTTACAAGACATGACGTACTTTGATGATGACACATATCACGATTTTAGGACTGTTAATTTTTGAACTTTGTAACGCCCGCCATCAGGTGGGGTTATTATTAATTCAAAAATAAATAGACATGGGTACAAGTGGAGACAAAATCGTTTTGTTAGACGGTATGGGTTCCGGTAGTGGAAGCGCCACTAACGGTTTATTATCTATGATTCCGGGTATGTTCGCCAATTTGATAGGCGGAAATAAGATGGATCCGAACTTGGTAGCGGCTTTGATGAACGGTCGTAACAACCAAGACGGTTTCGGCGGGGCTAACGGTTGGTGGTTGTGGATCATCGTCCTGTTCTGGTTATGGGGTGGCCGTGGCTTTGGCAATGGTTTTGGCAATGGTAATGAGTGTTGCGCTAATGGTCTTCCAGCTCAATTGAATAACGACTATGGTCGTGAGCTTCTGATGCAGGCTATCCAAGGTAACAGAAGCGCTATCGATCAGATCGCTAACGCCTTGAACTGTACTACCACTCAATTGCAAAACGCTATCTGTAACGTACAAGGCGCTATCGATAAAGTAGCTGGTCAGGTAGGTATGACCTCTCAGGCTGTTATTAACGCCGTACAGCAACAAGGTTGTGAGATCGGTAATCAAATCAGCTCTTGCTGCTGCAATTTGAGTTCGTTGATCAACCAAAGCACGTGCGCTACTCAAAATATGATAACGCAGCAGGGTTTTGACAATCAATTGCGGACGTTAGAGCAAACCAATGTTCTTCAGAACAATATCAATAACGGTTTGGCTAACAACAGAGAGCAGTCTACGAGTCAGTTTAATATCTTGAGCGCTAAGATAGACGCACAGACTCAATTTATCAATGAGCAGTTCTGTAACCTTGAGAAGCGTGAAATGCAGAATGAGATCAATTCTCTTCGTGAGCAAAAACAGACATTGGAGTTGTTCGCCGCTCAGCAAGCTCAAACTCAAAACATCGTTAACCAGATTCGTCCTTGCCCGGTGCCTAGCTATTTAGTCTGCAACCCGTTTGCAGGTAATGGCTATGGTGGTTATCCATATCAAGGATTTAGTGGATACAATGGAGGATGCTGCGGTAATAGTTGTGGATGCAACAATGGCTGCTGCAACAACGGAAACGCCGCTATCTAACTCTATAAAGGAAGGAGGCTATTATGGCTTGTGTTTCTAAAATAGGGTCTCTTTATGAGTTGGTCACGAAGAACGTGGTAGTGACTACTACCAACACCGTCTTCGGCATCAACCCAAGGATATGGCTGTCCTTGCCATGCGAGGGCCTTCTGCTGCTGAAAATCCGGCAGGTGGTTCCGACAACAGGCGAGACATTGCCAGTACAGATAGCTGTCCCAGCGAATAGCACAGTATCCACGGTAGGTGATGACACATGCTGCCCGGTAACCGGCGTGGCTGTGGTGAACCCGATCAACGTGGCTGTGACCGGAGCGGCTATGGTTAACAACACCGAACGCCTTGTTTATTTCAATAAGGTAAGGGGTGTATTGAGGCTCATGGATTGCTGTGTGCCTACAACTTCCGCCTCGGCGTCGGAGACGACTGTTGATGAGGAATAGGTTAGATTGGATGTCTAATGGGAGGGTATTCCCTCCCGCTTAAAAATCGAGATATGTTTAGAGACTTAAAGAAAGGATTTCAAGTATATACGCTGGATACGTCCGATGTTCCGGTGTTCAGGATGGGGAATGTGGTTAACGTGTCCGAGCCTAGGTTCCAGCAACCCCAGATGGGTCAGATGGGGCAATATCAGCAACTACAGGATAGGGTGATAGACCTTACCGTGGAGATAAACGGGTCTTCCATGACCTATGTCGTACCGGAGAGCAGGGATGTCGCTATGTCCAATAACATAACTTTGGCCTGCTCGGTCGATCCGATCATGAACCAGCTTAACGCCGCTAAGAGAACCAGCTCCGATATTCTCGATAGTATCGATAAGCATAGGAGGACGCTAGAGGCTTGTGATTCGATCCTTGAGGAAATCAATCCGGCTTTTAAGCAGACTAAGGATCAAGACCGGAAGATCAAGAATCTTGAGGAGAAAGTCGATAGGATGGGATCCTCTTTCGATGAGCTAAAAGAGTTGTTAATTAAAAAATTAGGTTAAGATGAGAGTTATAGATTTAGGCGGCGGTCACGATGAGGACTACGATGATGAGATCTACGATCGTAGAGGCGGCCGTGGACGTAGCAGACGTTCGGATGGGACTTACATGGGTTATGGTGGTGGAATATACGACCACTATGGCAAGGAGCATGACGGCAGAATGGATGAGCTAGAACGCCGTGAGCGTGAGCTTGAGAAACGCGAGAGACTCCATGAACGTGAGGACGAGATGTATCGCAGGGGATGGTTCGGTGAGCGTGGCATCCGTGACGAGTACGAAGGTACCGAACCGTATATGCGCAGGGGACGCAGGAGTCGTTACTACTGAGGAGCAGACGCCGATGACCCGGATTATAAGCGGTATATAGACACCCATGGATATCACTTTTCCAAGGAGCTGGCTAGGGAAGCCGCTGACAAGATGCTTAACGCCGACGGGTCCAAGAGAAGATGGACGATGGAGGACGCTAAGCAGATGTTCGATAAATGCGGGGCCAAGAAACCTGATAACGCCACTTGGGGGGATATCCAATATCTGTTCGCTATGTTCTATAGCGATTACTTTCCTAAGGTATTGGATTGCGACCAGAAAATAGTCAAGGCTGTCTTGGCTTATCTGGAAGACCCTGACGCCCCGGAAGGGACGGCGTTCGTAAGGTATCTGGCGGTGCGGTGCTTCGTCGGTGACACAATCAAATGGAGTGATATGATTTAGGTTTGATACAACGTTGGAAGGACCCTGTCGGCAATAGAATACCGATAGGGTTTCTTTTTGATCGTAGCCTTATTATGATTACATTTGTTCGAGGTAGATCTTTTGTTCATAGGAAGGGTGGGCGGGAATGAAAAAAGGTATCCTCACGGACACCCTTCCCTTTGGTTGAAAATCACTTAAAACATTATGAGTTACTACTACACCGCAAATATAGATAATTAAATACAAACTGCAATGGGTAAGGGGTATTATTGGATAGAGCCAGTGGATCAGACGTTGAATGATTTCCAGTTTTATAAGGCACGTATCGTAGGCGATCCTGAATATGACGAGAGACATCATCGAGTTATATTGAGAACTGATAAGTATTTCCCTGTCGGAAGTATCTTCCATGTCCTTAATGACCCGGAGATGTTTGTTATAGAGAGGAAGTCCAAGACATGGGGGAATAAGTATGTCGTTAAGCCTTGTGAGGGTGAATGGGAATGGGAGTCTGTCCAGAAACTTAAAGACAAGGCTATTATATTCCGTAGCGGATTCCTGCACGGGGACGGCAGCTTCTAACGCCTGCCCGCATCTACCCCCCCCCTATATTTCTTGGTATTTATGTATATAACTATATTTGAGCAAAAAAATAAGTGTAATATGGCAGATTTTCAAGGTAAATACAATGGTGATCAGATAGAGCAGCTTTTGGATAAGGCTAATGATATTGATCTTACCAAATATGCTCTTAAGACGGATAATGCCCCTACCGCCACTAAATTACGGGCGGCTAGGACCATAGCGCTGTCCGGGGCTGTTACTGGTAGTGTCTCATCGGACTTCGGAGACAACGTAACTATCTCCACGACATTGGCCAATTTTGATGCCTCTAAGATCGCGTCCGGAACCATCAGCATAGATAGGTTACCTAAGGCGGCTTTGGAGAGATTGGTCGTGGTGGCTGATGATACGGCTAGATTCGCCCTTACCACCGCTACGGCTCAAAGTGGTGATACGGTAAAGGTCGCGTCTACAGGTAAGATGTATCTGATAAAAGACGAGTCTAAATTAAGCAGTGAGGATGGGTATGAGCCTTACATGGCCAGTCAGGCTTCCTCCGTACCTTGGTCCGGGGTTACGGGCAAACCAAGTACCTTCACCCCTCCCACGTCCTCCGCTACCGTTCTTGGCGGTATTAAGGTAGGATATACGACTTCCGGGAAGAACTATAAGGTGCAACTGGATTCGTCCGGCAACGCTTACGTTAACGTTCCGTGGACGGATAATAACACAACGTATAATGAAGCCACGGCCGACACCTTAGGATTGGTTAAGATCGGCTATGTTTCTAATGGAAAGAACTACGCTGTGCTATTGGCTAATGGCAAGATGTACGTCAATGTCCCTTGGACTGACAGTAACACGACTTATACCCAAGCTACAAGCGATAATCTGGGTCTTGTTAAGATCGGGTATTCAGCTAACGGAAAGAATTACCCGGTAGCTCTTGACGGAAATGGTAAGATGTATGTGAATGTTCCGTGGACGGATACCAACACGACATACACCAATATGGGAGCCGCTTCTGCCTCAGCGGCGGGAAAGGCAGGTTTGGTCCCCGCACCTGCCGCCGGAGCGCAAGCCAAGTATCTTCGTGGTGATGGGACATGGCAAACTCCTCCTAACACCACATATAGTAACATGGGAGGAGCAACGTCCTCAGCCGCAGGATCGGCGGGATTGGTACCCGCTCCGGCCGCCGGCAAGCAAGCCTCCTTCCTTCGTGGCGATGGTACGTGGGTGATTCCGACAAATACCACATACGCCAAGGCCAATACCACAACCTTAGGATTGGTGATGATCGGATATGCTGAGAACGGTAAGAATTATCCGGTGGAGTTGGATAGTAGTGGTAAGATGTATGTCAACGTGCCTTGGACGGATACTAATACAACGTATGGCGTTGTAGGAGCTAACGGGTCCACGGGGTTGGTCAAGAACGGCAGTACCGTGACAAGCGCCTCTGGATATACGGCTTGTCCTATCGTGGATGGTATCCCCTATTATAAGGATACGAATACTACCTACGCCAATATGAAGGCGGCTACGGCTTCTGCCGCCGGTGCTGCGGGATTAGTTCCGGCTCCCGCCGCTGGTAAGCAGACGTCCTTTCTTCGTGGTGACGGGACATGGGTTGTACCTACTAATACCACATACGGATTGGCCTCTACTACAGCTAACGGCTTGTTGAGACAGCTTAATGGCAGTACATCCAGCTTCATGCGTGGAGATGGCACTTGGGCTACACCTCCTAACACGACATATGCCGTGGCCAATGAGTCTACTAACGGTTTGATGGCGGCCGCCGATAAGAAGACCATGAACAGGCTTATAGGGGTTAATACGGTCACGACATTAGCTGACCTGCCTATTAGCAAGAGAAGTATCACGGCTACGTTATCAGCCGCTACCACCCTATCCGTGCAGTCAGGGATGCAGATAGGGGAGGAGCTGATGATCAGGTGCGTCCCGTCGGCGGCCTTCACGCAGGCTATACCCAACTCCGGGGATTATGTAAGCATGAGTGGTACTTCTATAACCACTACGGCTAACAAGCCTTTCGAGATAAATATCTGGTGTTACGCTTCAGGTAAGTATAGTATCGCCGTTAAAGAACAAGATTAATGATATAAGATATGAGCTACGTATATATAAACAGGGAAATATATCCCAATCAATTAGTTCAGGACGATCCGCTTGATGATAATTACGCCAAGGGCTATAGTTATGATGATTACATTAACGGGAATCCCGCCCCATGGATAGAGCTTGGGGAGGAGCAATTGGCGTTCAAGGAGGCTAATCCTAAAGCTACTGTCAAGGAGATTATCGAGGCTAAGCTGGATGAGTCAAGGATTCTTAATGAGGAGAAATCAGTTAAATACGAGGAGATAAGAACTTATGAGACCGGAAATCTATATGAGTTCTTCTTGGATGATCAGAATATCTATATTCCTGAACATGATAGACGTAACGCCTTGTCTGATGGGGCTATAGCTGGCAAGATAACGATCATGGGTCTGGAATTCGATATAACGGAAGGCGAGATCTTGATCGGGATGATGGATAAGTATGATAATGATCTTATGTCGGCGTTAGGGGACAAGCAAAAGCAGATCAATCTAGCCACTACCGTAGAGCTGGTAAGGGCTATTGATGTCCAATCCGGATATCCAGACAAGATAAGTGTCACCACAGCATACGTCCAGCAACAGGCGAAGGAGAAGGACGCCTCTGATCCTCAGAAGGTGGCTGTAAAATTTTCTAGAATGGTGGTTAATAATAAAGACTTATCCTTATCCTCTAACGATAAATTGGATGTTAAGGTCCTATTCCCCATATGGGGACAAGAAGGGGCGGAGTTCGGGCTATCCGTGGATACCGGATTTTGTCTTAGGGTGGTTAAGGAGGATACGGATATCCTTTATGAGGTTATCCAACAACATACGCTGTCGGAGGAATGGGAACCCGGACTAAATACGGCTTCCTTGTATAAGGTTATTGATAAGGAACATGCCGGTACTATAGGGGATCCTATCCCGTATTTCCCTCCAATGGAGATATTCAAGGATAAGTATTACATTCAGAACGCTGATGTGTATAAGTGTACTAGGGATAGCGGAACTCCTCTCAGCCATAATCTACAGGATTTAATAGGTCTGTACGTGGAGCGGGTGTAGCCGTAGCGCGATCTACCCCCCACCCATATTTTGTGGCTAACATTATATAAGTTATTTTTGGCATAATAAAAGGACATTTATAAATATATTTAAGTATGGCATCACAAAAATTCGGTTTCGTAACCGTCGACCCGGTATCAGGATCAGGAGATCAGGCGGTTAATTTCTCCGGTGAGAAACACACCGGTCGTCTTCAACGCACTGCCAACCTTACGGTCACCACGAACGGCGGGGCTAAGAAGGCGTTGGTAGTTAATCAGGCAGCGGCTGCTGAGGTGGTAAGATCAGACAGCTCTAACGCTTCCGTACAAAAGACAGGCGGTAATGTTACCATCACCGGTAAGTCTAACAGTACTAAGCTTACGTTCGCGGTCACGCCGGCTGAGGAGAACGGGCTTACGTTACAGCTCCCGGCTAACTACACGGCGGCTGGAAAGACTACGGCTAACGGAGCGGTTATCGCCGACGATCCCGGAGCCGCTGGCGAGTTCGTTTGGAGCATCACGATCTCGGACGTACCGGCCAACGTCACGATCGAGGAACTGACAGCTACATTGAAGGTAACTGCCGCTGGTGGCCAGATAACCAACGTGACGGTAATGCAAGCCGCTGGAGACTCTACTATCGAGCTTGACAAGGAGACTATTAACTTGGATGTAAATGGTACTCAACAGACGGTTAACGTAACATCTAATGACAGCTGGACATGGGCGCAAGCTGCGGCTAGAACCGTATTGAGAATGATGGGACGATAATCAGTTTCTTTTCTCTTACTCAGACCCCGATCGACTAAAGCCGGTTGGGGTTTATTTGTTTTGCTATCTTTGCAATAGAACAAAAATAATACAACTATGGCTAATGATTTGAATATTAATTGGAAGGACGGGGTAGGCAAGGTAACGGACCAGCCTCTGACCGTCAGTCCGGGGTCCGGGGCCGGAAGCGCCCCCGTTTCCTTTGGCTCGGTGATGAACAACGGTCTTGATCGGACTCTTGAGCTGGAGATAACAACTCCAAAAGGTGTTAAGAAGATACTTACAGTGAATCAGGAGGGATGCCGGCAGGCTTATATCACGAGTGACGGCAAACGATGGCTGACTAGCGACAATCGGGTGTATGGGGTTTTGAAAAGCGATGCTCCATGCGAATGCACGGGTGATTGCCCTTGATATTTTGTTTTTACGAATTTTGTAATTACATTTGTGGCGCATGTCCATCACCATGCTTTTCGTCGCTAATTTATTATAAGGGATACCGGTCTGTGATGGGATCGGCATCCCTCTATTTTTTAATATGGATAAGATAGATGTTTTCGATGTTCAGATTCCTGATGGGAGACAAATCAGTTGTATATCGTATAATAAGGTTACTTATTTTGATCTTGACGATATATGTAAGTTATGTTTTGACTCATACGATCTACATGATGTGGCTGACACTAAGGTAATGAGTGAGTTCCTGCACCGAGAGGGTGGTCGTTATTGGACTACGATAGATGGCGTAAGGCAGTTGTATCGTAGGATTGAGTGTAAGATGTGTTTTGAGGTTATAGAAAAATTAAAGGGATTATGAGAGAAAAGAAATTTGATTTCGTGATATATCCGTTGGATTTGATTATCACGGTTGGATTAGATTATAAGACGTTGTGTGATCGTTTCGAGAATATGGAACCTGAACACGAGGGGAAATGGGGAGATGAGGATGATATGGACAAGGAGGCGTCTTTCGCAAATTTGGTAAGGGATAGGGACGATGATGATAAATTTGCCATACTTTGGAATTTTTCGAGCGACGATGATTTAATAATGAGAAATATATGTCACGAGTCATTCCATATAGCAATGAGCGTATGCCAATTTTGCAACATGTCTCTTGGATTTAAGGTTGGAGAGGATGAACACGCAGCGTATATAGCCGGCTTCGCTGGTGATTGCGTTAGTGAGTTCATCAATAGCAAGAATACGGATTAAGTCATAAATTCTATAAGGAATATAAGAATATCAGCCTCCGCTTATTTGTGGGGGCTTTTTGTTTATCTTTGTCAAAAACATGAAGTTATGTCGAGTTGCGTAATTAAAAGGAATAAGGAAGGTAAGATAACCCGTGTCTTGACCCCTTCCGGCGAGGTATCCACCTTGTTCGATAAGATAGCGGGTATAGCCGCCGTAAGTGATCTTGATAAGGCGGCTGAGGCTTATATGACCGCATATAATGATAAGTTTAGGTCTAAGTTCGGGGATTGGGTGTCTAATGCCAAAAGAGAGGGATTAAGGTCATCTCTTAGGTTTAGAACGTCGTCACAGCTGTTCGAGGAATACCCCACGTGGCTTAGCGGCCAAACCACTTCCACCGGTCAGCATTCCACGCAGATCACGTCTACCGTGAACACGTATAAGAAGATCGGTGATTTTATATCCAATGAAGGTCTGGAGGGCAAATCCGTGCTTGACGCCTCATCCGGTCTTGGCGTTGGCACGCAGGCGTTGCGTGATATGGGGATGGATGTCGATGACGTTGAGCCATATCCGTCGTCAAAAAGGATTCCTCCCACGTATTCAAGGTACGAGGATATAGACAAGAAATATGATTACATAATCAGCAACGCTGTCTTGAACGTGATCCCTGATGATTGGAGATCCGACGTACTTAAATCAATGGCTGACAAATTGAAGGTCGGAGGCAAGTTGTTCATAAATGTCCGTGACGCTAAGGGCGTGTCCGCACAAAAGCAGAAAATAGAGCTTGACGATCCGTCGGAGATACTTGTCACTGATTCAAAGGGGAATATCAGGGCCTATCAAAAAGGGTTCACGAGGTCGTCGCTTAAAGAATATGTCGAGCGTGAGCTTGGGGGTATGTTCGAGGTGGAGACTGCGAATCCCGGCAACAGCGGAATGGCGTCTGGCATGACGGCCGTCGTCGTGACAAGGAAGAGACCTGGGGATTTGAGATTCAGGGACGTAAGCGAGGTAAAGGCCGGTATGTCGGAGAAAGTATCTGGTCTCGCTAAATTAGGTACTACGGTGAATATCGTTTCGATTGACGATATAAGAAGTGAGGTAAGTGATCATGATTACGCCGATATGATGTCCAAGAGCAAGGGATGGTATGACACGGATACCGATACCATCACTATCGTAGCTGACAATATAGAGGATGAGCAGGATTTGGAGAGAACTATCTTGCATGAGGTAGTTGCGCATAAAGGGCTTAGAGATCTTCTTGGTAATCGTTTTGATGATACGATGAGGAAGATATTCGATTCGATGGACGAGGCTGACCAGCGGTCTTATTTAGACCGATACGGCGATCAGGTCATAGCCGCCGAGGAGTTTATGGCTACCCTTGCCGAATCCAATCCAAACTCCAGTTTATGGGATAAGATCATATCGTTTGTTCGTGATGCCCTTCGTTCCATGGGTCTCGATATTAAAATGAATGATACGGATATGCGTACGCTTCTCACTAGGTCAAGGGATAGGTTATCGGAGGTGGATAAGGAGCTTAGTAAGCCCATGAACCAGATAAACAATCTCCTTGCTTATGATAGCGGGGAGCCTAGGTTGTTCTTTAGATCGGATGACGGCAAGATACACGAATCTTACGCCAACGCCATAAAAGGCTCGTCCGGCGGGCGGGTCGAGGCCGGGTTCTTGGCCGGCAGTGTCGAGGAGAGCGACGTCCCGTCCGGTACGGCTGATATCTCCTTTGGCTCGTCCTCCATAACCCTTAACAACAGTGAGTCATTCATCCCGATCCTTGGTATCAGCTCAGACTCTAATATAAGCACCCGTGGAGGGTTCGTCAATTACCTTATCAAGAAAGGTATGTTGAGCGGGGAACGTATAAGGTTAGGGGATAGATATTATCTTACCGGAGCCGGCAACTCTGATGGTCTTAAGATCTATAACGCTATGGATGCCTTGTCTAGGCTAAGGAATAGATTTGGTAGTATGTCCTCTGAGATGAACGTATTAGGCTCCATCGGTTTTGATACGGAGATAGATAATGATCTTGATCTTATCACGACATCAGGGGAGAAGGTTACGGTAAGCAGATCGGAGATCAAGGGCATGTTAAGGCAAGGCAAGTTCGAGGAACTTAATAATAAGTATGATGGGTTCATGGAGCTAGCCTTGTCGTTGATGATGGAGGATAACGCCTTGTACGGAAGTAATGTCCGTGGGGTTATTGAGAATGAGAAGGCGGAGGATCTTCAGAACAGGACTGATATCACCAACATCTTATCCACGTTAGGTATCCGTGTGATGGGTATGTCCGAATATATGGATAAGTATAAGATGCGTAATGGTGTCGAGCCTTCGGCTAGGGCCTTATCCGATATGGCTAATGGGGTTATTGCCCTGGCTGAGGGAGCTACGGTAGAGGATCTTAATGAGGAGGTGGCTCACTTCTTGATCGATACTTATCGTAATCAGCAGGAGATTGACGAGGTTCTGGACTCTGTTGTCGACACGCCATTATGGAATCAATTCGCCGGTCGTTACTATGAGGTGTATGGGAAGGAATACCAAGGGGAGGAACTGGATCGGATGGTGAAGCGGGAGATCCTAGGTAAGACGTTGGCCCAGCGGTTCGTACCGGGCATGGAACAGGCGGTGGAGGATCTGGCCTCGTCCGAGGACGCCCAGCTCTCCTTGTTTGGCAGGATAATCCGGGCTATAAGGAATTTCTTCTCTACCCAAAGATCAGACTTGAATAAGGTTCTTGATAGGATAAAGGAGTCGGCGTTAGCTGATGATCCAAGCGCATTTGACGTGCTTCTGTTAAAGGATAGCGACCATCTTATGTACTCATTATCGGATGTTGATGTGGCTAATAAGCTGATCAAGAACGGTAGGTCATTGGAAAGACTATATACCAGATTGCAGAGGATGAGGTCAAGCCAAAGCCAGAGGATCGGTGAGAGTATCTCCCTTCTACGTGATATAGGCGAGAAGGTAAGACAAGTCGGGGGTGAGCTAAATAAGAATAACAACCTATTATCCACCAAGAGCGTCATAGCGACCGCCAAGGCTGAGGTGGAGTATTTGGTCACTGTCGCCAGTAGCCTACGTAAGAGCGGAAAAGGATTGGATTATGAGACGATACAGGTTATCGATAACGTATATGGGGAGATAGTTCCTCTGATCAGGAACCTTCGTGGATTCGTCAATAATCAGGCGGCTGATTATTATGGCAGCAATAAGGTTGGTATGGTAGAGGATATGGATGATATATTACGTATGGCTGAGACATCCATGTCTGATATAAATGCTCTTCGAAGTGATCGTAATGAGGACTGGCTGGATGGACAGCTCAGGATGTTTAATATCCCGGAAAGATATTGGAATGGGATAAAGAAGTTGATAAATAACATCCATAAGGATATCAATGTCATGTCCCGGTTCTTTGGTACGCTGGAGCATAGTGGTAACGCTATTTTAGGTATGTTAGGCCAACGTCTAGCCAAGGCCCATAATGAAGCCCATATCGAAGGTATATCTAATATCAATAAGATGACTAGGATGATGAAAGAGCGTGGATGGGGGATAAAGGATAATGAGGATCTTATACAGAAGATAAATGGGAAGAACTCGGATTACCTTGACTCGTCCCGTGATTTCGCCAAATACGATTTACTATACAGGACCGAGCAGGCTAAGGCTATTATCGATATATATGATCTTAAGAATGTTACGGGTAAGACCGAGAAACAACTTATCGACCTTCTTCTATCCGATAGAGGTCTTAATGTGAAGACCCGTGACGACATAGTAGGATATGACGGGGATAAGCCTATTACGAAGGAGGTATATCATGTATTCAAGCCTACCATCCAGAATTTCGATATCTCGGACATGACGTTCGAGGATCAGCAACGATATCTCGACGCGATAAATAGGTGGTTGGATGAGAACCGAGAGAAACCTATGGTGCAGGCTTATTACGATAAGATCGAGAAAGTTAATAAGAAGGTCGAGGAAAGACTGGGTCGTAGGGTATCGCAAGCCACGTCCGATTTCATGACCCGTATCCGCAGGAGCAGGTATGTGGCTATGGGTAAGTTCGTGAGGAACGGGAAGGTCGATTGGAAGGCGTTTCAATCCGATCCTATAGCTTGGAGATCTTATCTGGATATTTTACGTGATAGGGCTATAGCCAAGAGCGAGTGGTATTCCGATGGGACACCAAAGGAAGAGGGATCCGAGGCTCTGATGATGTCCGAGGAGATCAAGGCATGGGACGAGGCGTGGGCCGAGGAGTTCGGGAATACCAACGAGGGTCGTAAGGCTTCCGCGGAATTCAAGGAGATACTTCGCGGGATAGAGCGGTCAGAGGGCGGTAAGGCGGCGTTCGAGTTCCTGCTAGCTGGCGGTCATCTTGGTTTCTCCAAGGATATATGGGGATCCGAGGAGGGTGATTATTACGAGAATCTTGTTGATAAGATCACGGAGCAATCTGTATCATCATCAAGAATAGAGAAGGTAGAGGAGGCGATGGCGACAATAAACGAGATCAATGACCAGCTAAGGCCTTTGCTTATCCAGTACCGGGATAGCACGAGATACGGGGAATATGATTTCGATCGTCTTCGTGGGTCATCGTCATTAAGGAAGATAAACGAGTTGTATGATCGTCTGGCAGAAGCTAAGAGCGTCATTAATGCCGCCGCTTCCGCTGAGGCTATTGAGATGGATATGCCTGATACGGTGGAGAGTGGAGTCACGGATTCTTACCGTAACGCTTTAAGGGATGCCATGGCATACGACAAGGGTATAGATGAGATTAAATTCGCCAAGGAACATATGTCTGCCCGCTCCCGGAGTCAGGTGGATAGGATGGCCGCCAAGTTATCTCGGAAGAACCCGTCATGGACAACCGTGGAGGTGGCGTTCTTTAGAAAGAAGTACGGTCCTGACTTCAACAATAAGCTGGCTAATGATATAGCTATGGGTAAGGCTAATAGTATACTTATCGAGTACGCCAGAACTCGGCTATATCCTTATATGAGAAAATACTCTCCCAAGGGGTATTCTGGCTTTGTCAGGAAGATAAATAACGGTACGTATAAGGTATCCGAGTTCTTTGATGCCATGGAAAATGGTATATCAAAGGAAGAGAGCGTATCCCGTTTCGGGTTCGATATTAATATGATTGACTTATCGATCAATAACCAGTGGCTAGAAGAGGCCGATGCCGAGAGTTCTTTCCGTAATCCTAATTATAATCCCGATCTGGGTTATGGATATCATACGCCTAGGTTCGATAAGTACAAAAACGAGGCTTTTTTCAAGAAATACGGTATTACCAACGAAGGGGAGGAAGCTACGATCAATAAGGATAAGTGGGAGATGAGGAAGGAGTTGCTTAACATAAGCCGTAAGGCTATGGAGGACTATGATGAGCGGTTCAGGAACATCTACCAGATACCACAAATATCCAAGGGCGGCGTGGAGAGGATGGTGCAGGCCGGGGTTGACCCGAAGGCGGCTATCGGCAACGCCGTACGTGATATCGTTGGCGAGAGGGTGGATGATCCTATACATGGTCAGGGACAAGACCTAGGAGGGCTTGACGAGAACGATAACAAATATCGTATGATCCCAAAATACTATCTTAGTAAGCTGGAGAACGCCAACGACGTGTCCCATGACTTCGCCTACTCCTATTCCATGTTATCCTTACAGGCTACCGCTTACAAGTATAAGAGGGCGGCCTTGGATGATGTCATGGGATACAGGAACATGATGCTTGAGACACAATACGACGGCGGTAAGAACCCAGAGGCGACGCATGCCTATAGAATGTTCCAAGATTGGGTTAACGCCAGTATCTATGATGTCAGGATAAATAACAAACGTATAGAATGGAACGTAGGAAGCTATAAGGTGGACCTTAATAAGCTAGCTCTTATGTTTACTAAGTTCGTATCCAAATCCAACTTGGGCTTCTCCCCGTTCGTGGCGGCTACCGGCGCCCTTACCGGGCAGGCTAACTTCCTTTTGGAGGGTATGGTGGGGCAGTATATAAGCAAGGATTCCATGAAATACGCCTATGGGGAAGCCCAGAAGCAGTTGAGTACGTACGTGTCTGAGATCGGGGACATAAACCGTACCAACAAGCTATATGTCGTTGGAGAAGCTCTAGGCGTGTTTAATGTCCGCAACCGTGTACGATCGGCAGCGTATAACAAAATCTGGAGAACCTTATTCCGGGACCTGCCGTTTAAGATGATGGAGGTTCTTAACTCCCCGTTGGATCCGCAGGTCATTATCTCGGTCATGGATGATACCCGCCTATACGAGGGTCAGTTCTGGTCATACTCCAATTTCAAGGAGATGATGATGAAAGACAGAAATATGTCCGCTAACGAGGCTAAACGCGATTGGGAGCGTTTAAGGGATTATTCTATGTGGAACATGGTAGATGTCAAGGACGGAAAGATCGTGGCTAAGAACGAGGCTAACAAGGATATTATAGACCGATATATACCCACCTTGTCCAGTAGGGTAAGGAGTATGGTGCAGATCTGTGACGGCGCCTTGAACGAGCAGAACCGGGTGGGGGCTAGCCGGAACGCTATCCTTAATATGGTGCTGCCTCACCGTGGATGGTTTATATTGGCCGTACAGCGGGCGTATAAGAAAGCCGGTTTCAATTTCCAGACCAACCAGTTCGAGGAGGGATATATGAGAACGTTATGGAGATTGGCCGGGAACGTCTATGGTTCGATGTCGGAGGGCAGGATGGGAGAGGCATATGACGTGCTTAAGGAAGAGTATGATAAGCTTACCCCCTACGAGCAGATCAATATCAAGAGATCGATTATCAACATGGCGGTATTCGCTACGATGATGGCCATAGGACGGGCATTGATGGGATATAGGGAGGATAATGAGGATAGCTGGTTCGGGCAGTTCATTACCTACATCGGGTTCAGGACGATCAATGAGATCGCCTCCCAGACATCCCCGTTCATGGAGCTTAACGCCATAGACATGCTACAGGACCCGCTGGTCACCGCCCGGAAGTTAGGCGACCTCACCGATCCTCGAAACTGGGATCCGTTCGCTACCGTCCAGACCGGCGTGTATAAGGGCGAGAGCAAGCTATGGAGGCAGCTCATGAAGTTCTCGTTTGGTAAGCAATGGTATAATATCAAGACGGCTAGGGATATTAAGCAGACATCCGACTACTGGTTGATGACCAACGGAATGACGATGGGATTCTTCTTAGGAGGCAGGGATAAGGATGAGTCTGGGGAGGACGCTAATTGGTATTTTGACAGGGGAAGATAGCTGATATAGTATGACAAGAAAAAAAATAGCCAGCAGATTGCTTAAAACAATCAGATTGGCTATTTTTGTATTCCCACCTATCCATCCCGGACGGATGGGAATAAATGATTATCAACTATGAATGCAAATGTAAGCATTTATCAGGATTCCATAAAGGATAGTAGTGGAATTTTGACGTCCGAATCCAACGAAATAGGGTCTTTGAAAATTATCATGCCTGATAAATTGAATCAGTTGACAGCTCGATCGTCCTACATATGCCATATAGACGATTTCGTTAAAGGGAATAAAGATTATTATGGATTTGATATACAATCTGATAGAGAAATGGAATATGATTATGAACTAATTTATTGTCTTCATAATAAGTTCTTTTGTCTTAATAGCACCAGCATCTTATCCCAATCCACATATCCTTTATCCGTAAGTGGAGTGCCGATATTCCTATCATCTATATAATAATCACAATACACTTTTGGTGATGATGATACTGGCTCAGGATTGTAGTTTACCGAATACAGATTGATATGATTGTATCTAAACCAGTCTACGGCATCCTGTAGATATTTACCATCTCTTACCGTATATAATATCAGAAGATTCTTATCAGCCAATTCTCTCAATACTTTAGCGGCTCCGATATTGTCTCCTACATAAGGGAATGAGTCTACTACGCACGTCCCATCAAAATCTATCCCTATTATTTTCTTCATATTATATATCTTGTAATAAATACTCTTCTATTTTCTTAGCCATATCAATAAGCATCTCACATCTAAGGTTATTAAACTCCTTACAAAACCTCATGTCTTCCTCATGCTTTTCCTCAGGCGATCTGTTATCAATTACGCTGTAGCATGGTGACGAATACACGGGGATAGGTCTCATGGCCTCTATAGCCAATTTAATAGCCTTTTCACTGATCTCGCTCATATAATCCTCTTTTTGCACCCATATAATACCACTGTTAAAGCAATTTGGGTTTTCTAACTGGCAATTTCCATTGTCATAAAAACAACATCCTGTACAACATTCTTTCTCTATCTCTGAGACAGCCATGAATCTCTTCTCTTCATATATCATGGTATCTCCTTTTTTTATCTTATTCCTCTTTGTATTCATCTTATCAAACTTTTATATTCTACTTTCTTTAACTGCTCTTCGGTAGCTTTCTTCTTCGGGAACTTCCCGTGCCATTTTCCGGGCACCACGACATCACGGCCGTCGGGGCTGGTAGCCAGCCTCCCGCATTCACTGCACAGCCCCATGCCCTTGTACGGCTGTAGTTCCTTGGCATAGTCGAATTTATCCACCATATACTCGTTTGTCAACATCCAATAACTAGACGTAGCGGTATTATCAACGCAACCGCATTTAGCGCATACAAACAGGCTCATAGTAAGTTCTTTTTTGCTTCATTAAACAACCGTTCTACTAGATTCTCAAATTCTCCATCAGGCATATCTATTATGTCTTTTATCTGCACTTGTATTCTTTCTTTTGCTAAAGAATAGCAATTACTATTGACAGAGTAACGAACTACAGTGCCGTTTACGAAAATAAAATCATCTGGTTTTAAATCAGTCGTATAGCCATTTTTAGAAAACATAGGGATATGATGTATATCATCTATTCTTGTTATAAAAGAATCATTATATTTGGCATATTTTCCAACAATCCATTTATACTTCTCCTTTAGGTCAACTTGTATCTTGCTCATTTCTTCTTTTAACTGTTTTTCCAGTTCTCGTCAATAGCTAGCTGATGCAGTATAGATCTATATATCTGGTAGGTATTTCCGATAAGTCTCTTTCTATTGATCATATCTTTACTACCTCCATCATACCCTATATGTTCATAGTCTTCGAGATCCGGGAACAACCTTCTTCTTATCGCTCGTGAGTTATTGACTATAAAGCTTCTTATCCCCAGCGTTTCCGTTCTATCCATATCATTTATCAAAGTTTCCGTGGTATGCTGAAGATCCATGTCTCCGGCTGCGTATCTGCTTATGTCCTCCACGCACCGGGATATCAGCATCAGTTGTTCCCTTGTCAATGTTATTTTATAAAGTTGTTTGTTGTTCATATCCTTCTATTTTATTTATCATCTCGAATATTTTCACCGCTATCAACGGCACTATGGCATTACCATAAGCCTTTATTGATTCTTTTCTCCATTTCCCGTAAGGAATGGTAAGGTTGTCCACATTAAAGGGTAGCCCATCATTTCCTCTACAAATAGGGGACTGAGTTGGAAAACTCTTCCATTGAGTCGATCCCCGTCCATCCCAATCACGGCAGGCATATTTCTTAAAGAGTCTGTTCTCGGTGCTCCGTTGCTTTTTGTCATCTTCCTTATCGTACAAGAACCTGTGTGATCTGAGGCCACTGGTGTCGGTAATAAGTCTCCGTATTTTATCCCTTGTTTGGGAAGTGAACTCAAATCCATGAATCTTGTCTTCCCGTCCTTGTCGCAAACCTTCAACCCTTGCGTCTGAGCAGTCGGAAGCAATGAACCATATCCTATACCGTTTATGTGGCGCTCCGACACCGCAAGCTGGAACAATGATCGGTTGGACGGAATATCCTTCACGTTCAAGATCGTCGCAGATGGTATTGATGATATATTCTTGCTCAAGTATCGTTTCCTTGTAATTTTCTTCATCTTGATCACTTTTCGTTTTCACGTCAGTTTCACTACCGGGTTGAACCATATTGGTGATTCCAGCAACATTCTCGCCAATAATCCAGAGCGGTCTTGTCTCTCGTATGACTCTAAGCATTTCCGGCCAGAGATAACGGTTATCATCCGCTCCCTTTCGTTGTCCAGCGACGCTAAATGGTTGACAAGGGAAACCTCCGGTGAGCACGTCGATTTTCCCTTTCCATGAAGTGAAATCAGTTCTTTTAATATCTTCATATAATACTGTTTTTGGAAAATAATATTTTAATACACTTTGACAGAATGGATCTATCTCGCATTGAAAGACATTGTTCCATCCTACCTCTCTAGCGGCTAAATCAAAGCCTCCTATACCTGAGAAAAGACTAGCGTGATTCATTCCATCTTATTTGATATTAATTTTTCTTTTATATGTTTAGATATATCAATTATCTCATCTTTTATATTGCAGTCATCTTTTAATAATGAACCAAATATACATGATATGGCGCCCTTTAGGCCTAGCGCTATCCCTATCTCCAATATTTTTTATCGGTATTAGAGATTTCTACAGGTTCATATAATATTGATGATATGTTGTTAACGACGTATATTATATCATCTTCATTCATTGATGTAGATTTATCGACAATAGCTATAAAATCTTTTATAATCATAATATAAGCTATTTTTATTTCTTTTATCGTATCATCGCTTAGATGTCTATCTCTTATATGCCTTTCAACATACTTGTTTGCTAGATTCTCTATTTTGTTTGATTTGTCCATTTGTACTATCAATTATTTAGTTAATAATAGATCATAGTCCTCTTCATCTATACTCCCATTATTGTTGACATATATAATGAAATCATTTAAAAGCACGGACTTATCCTTGGATAAGGCTTTTATAATAAGCTCTCCATCATCTTTCAACATCACATGCACAGTATCCCAGATAACATATTTTTGACATTCTTTCTCAATCTTCTTGATTGTTTTAAGTATTATCTTATACGTCTCCTCATATCTTTTTACTATTCCGCACAGTTCAGTCGTATTATATTTACGTATAGCCGTGAATATATATTCCTTTTTACAATCCCAGCATTTTATCAGTCTTTCTGATTCGCACGCCTTATCCTCGTAGAAGAAGCAACCCTTACATGGCTCATTATGGTCGTAGCTTAATACCACAAGCAGCTCCACGCCATTCTTGTATATCACATCACCTTCTTTCATTTCGTCTACTTTGTTAATCTCATTATCAATATGGTAAAGTTGGATATTATCCATACTATAGATATCCAGAACGTTGTACTTAACATAAGACCTATATTCTTAGGTATAGGATCTACTCTCCTGAATGTCAGGATCATGTATATAAATGTTTTTATATTCATAATTTACGATATTTTTCTATATAGTTAACTATCAAGTCTTTAACTCCTTTTGGGACATCTACCAGTTTGAGATTACCTTGGAATATATCCTTACCGTACTCGTCCATGATCACCCCGAATGAAGGATTCATGATTCTTGTCGATATACATATCGGTTGGTCGGTATCGAATCTGATAACGGCTACCTTCTTCTCGTTTATCGCCTTCTTTAGGGCTATATAAAGCTTATGACCTTTAACAATGTCACAATTACCTTTCATGATCTTAGACATATATATGATATGCTCTTTCTTCACATTGCTGAGATTGTCCATCAGTTTAAGATTTCCACCAACAGATTTCCATTTTTTGAAGCAAGATATGCATAGACAATAACTGGACTTGGCGTTCCTCGGCATCATCCTGCTGCTACCAGCGGGAACCGTATCGCCACAGCAGACGCACGTCCGGTCTTTGTTGGTGCGTACTGGGCCATAGCTGTTTATCGGGTATTCTTTTTCTTTAAGCATCTTTTTCTGTTTTCAAAATTATCATCACCATATTCATAATTAGGACAAGCCTTATTGCTTGGGCGTCTCGTATAAGTCTTTTGCTCCCTATCATATTTCCTGTTAGGGTTTATATAATGGTCGCACACTTGCCAAATAGAGCAGCATACTTTCCCGTATCTTTTCGCCCATTCCCGATCATGTAGATGTACACAAGTGGCGCAAGTTGGGTTCTTGAGCTTATCCTTATTCTCATCTATGATCTTATTGACCCGATCAAGAATAACATGCATTTTTTCAATATTTATGACGTTAAATGCGTCTGGGCATGGAAGATATGTCATTGAGCTTATATCTATGTCCATTTCCTTGGATTTATTGTAAGCTGATTTGTATTTCCTTCTCATCAAATCCTTTAATTGATTTACTTTTCTCTCATAAGTCCCCATATTTCACTCAGTTTTCCATCCTTGTTTTTTCAATAGATCCACCATCATCTCCTTTATCTTAGGGCTAATGGCTTCGGTAAGTATATCAGCGGCCAAGTTAATAGAGAAGCTTGTCATTCTAGATTCTCCTATATACTTCTCGCTGGTAACTTCTTTCACATAGTCGTGAATATCCTTGATCATTTCATTTTGAGATCTTAGGAGATTCAGTATCTCATCGAGTTTATCATTCATCTTTTTTCTCAAATATACCTGATAATAACCAGATAACCACTATCAAAAAGAAACACAACCCAAGCGCCTCATCCGGGTAATCATGCATAGCCTCTAAAATTCCCCTCATAACTTAACATCCATTTTGTTGATTATCTTATAAAATATATCTCTAGTCAGCTCAATATCGTAAGTAGCGTCATGGAGCTTATTCTCGTCGATCTCAATACCCATAGTTCTGGCTACGGTCATCAACTTAAAGTTCTCCATATCGTTTCTTACACCCATCAGGAACGGTGTCACCATAACATATACATCCATACAGTTAGGATAGAACCATGATCCGAAATACTTATCCCCACATTGCTGGAATAAAGCCCGTAGGAAGCTGTTATCGAATCCAGCGTTGTTATACCCCACCAAATACATTTTATCCCTCTTATCGAACTTATTCACGTATTTGGATAATATACCAACTAACTGCCTGTACCCTTCTTCCATAGGCTGATACGACTGCACTTGCTCCAAGGTAACACCAGCCACATCCAGCGCCTCTTGCTCTATCGTGGCGGCAGGGTTCGGGGCTAGGCGGATGTCGAACCTCTCAGTCTCCTGCCCGTCGATATCCACGATCCCTCCTATTTGGTGTATTCCGTTTCTCCAGAACTTAACCCCGGTTGTCTCTAAATCAAAAAATAGTAATTTGCTCATGTCTATTTATTTTGTTAATTTATCATTATCTAAGAACTAGTCGTGAAATGCTTTTATAATATATACTCCCATCAACTCTTTTACCTTCAAAGAAGTATATCCAATATTCTAATGAAGAACATCCAAAAGCAAGACATAGATTATTTATCGCATATCTAAAGTATTTCTTGCCTGAACGAAATAAGGTTTGAAATTCTTTATTATTTAAATGGAGTCTTTTTTTTGATTTTTCTTTTATTCATGTTTATAATTTTATTTTAAATGTTCCCTGATTTTATTCAATGCCTCATAAGACAGATAGCTGTTTATAGTCTCATCGCTATCTATTTCCAACAACTCATTAAACAGGTCTTTAGCCAATACTTTCCACTGCTCTCCCCAATCACGGAGATTCTCGACCTTTGACCGTATATCCTCGAAATAAGAATCTACGTCTGATTTGATTGATTTTGAATAGTATTTAACATCCTCCTCATCCCCATCCATAATATAATCACATTGTGTCCTGATATCTTTTATATGGCTATCTATATCACTGCACATATAATCAACAGGTTTACGTATATTGAATATCGCTTCTGACGTAAGACCGGTTATATCTTGTATGTCTTTTAAATTACCCATGATTTAATCAATTAAATACCAACCATCCACCTGCAAATCCCATTGCGAAAATAGATAAGATTATAGATGTGAATAATATCCAATCTTTTGCGCTTAGCTCATTATTATCTCTCTTTATTTTCTCAAGATAATCATATATAGCTGTATAAACAGCATGGTGAATATTCTCGTCTCTAGCCCTTACGATATTATCATATTCATTATATCCTAGATTATGGGTAGCGCTTTCGATCCTCATATTCCCCGTAACCTTTTTGTTTACATCGAAATCGAAGCTAAATACCATATCGGTGGTTAGAGCGCTGGCGATTTTGCTTTTTATCTCATCATTACTGAGATTAGCATCGTGCACTAATCGCTCATAGTCTTTATCGTCAAGAATTATCTGTTTTTTAATGTTCATATCCCTAATATTTCTGCTACATAAACAAATCCATAACATATATAATTATCAGCGTCATGCTCACCCCAATTCACATGCCATACGACGGCGCACGGGAAATATAATGGCATATCCTCAGCCATAGGATCCTCTTTGAAGTCATCAATGTTTATCTTCTCCCTCCACCTCCACAGGTCTTGGATATCGTTCAAAATTAATTTCTCCATAACTATGACGGATATTAGATGTTAGTAATTCTATAGCCAAGCTGATCATGGCTCCCGCTTCAGTAAGTTGATTCATTTGGGCGTACATTTTATGCTCTGCACTACGATAAGCCTCTCTACTACTTATGGTGTCTAGTAAATCATCTATAGCGTTTCTAAGAAGATCGGTCATCCCATGCCCTCCTATGCCCTTGAAATAATAAATATCACGACCAGCGTAAAACATGTCCTGATATCTTTTAGCTACATACTCTATCCCGGATAGATGGTATTTCTCGTTGTCTATCTCCACCTCTCCTTCTTCTATAGCTCTCAACAACTTCCAATCTATCTTTACATCAGCTTGACGATTTTTTACCTTTACATAGGCATATCCGCCATAATGAGAACCCAGCGTCCTCATCGTAAGTTCATTGACTTTTTGTTTGTCTCCATCCATAACAATCTGGTTTTTAATGTTGATACAAAAGTAAGATTTAAACAAAAATAAAAGCATGAATAATATAAAAATAATATCAATCATGCTTAAATATAAATATATCCCTTCTAGTTCTCACGGATATACGTATTCGTACTCATCTGGAGGAGATGTCTTATATTCAACATCGCACTCCATATTGGTGTAATAGTTATCCCCTTTTCTGTATACTAACGCTACCCAACAGTCATATTTTTTGCTGTATCCTATAAGAGGGACATTAGCCATAGGCGGATTATCCTCTGTTTTGTATCTTATTCTTGTTACTTGTTTCATATTTTCATGGATATAAATATTCATATTCTTCCGATGGATATGTTTCAAATTCAGCATCATACTTCATGCAGGTGTAGTACTTATCCCCTCTCCTGTACATTACTTCCCACGGACAGCTATATTTTTTGTTGTATCCTAAAAGAGGAACCCCTTCTATAGGAGGCTTATCTTTCGTTTTGTACCTTAATTTTGTTATTTGCTTTATGCTCATATAATCTTATGTTTAAGTAATTCCATCATCATCGAAAACAATGTGTCTACAAGAAGTTTCTCGCTACTCCAATATATAGGGACCTCATCTATATCTCTATACGTTACAGACCATGCATGTTCTAGCTTATAACATTCGAATGTAGAACCATCTATCTCATATGGGAGTAAATTCAGTAACGTCCCTACATCCCAAACAGGATTGAATACATCAGGGGTAACAGCCTCAATCAGTCCTACACGACCAGCGTCATCCTCCATAGAATGTAATTGATCCAGATACTTGTCTCTGAAACCGATGGCGGTGGAGATAGGAAGGCCGGCCTCGACCAACACCCTCCCCTGTTCTTTTGTGGTAAAAATCCGTTCCTTCATGGTTTTTGCTTTTTCGGTGACATATCATCCAGTTTCTTTATTCCCATCAATATCGGGATACTATCATGCATACCATCCATCATCTTCCTCTCTACCGTAACGATCGTATCATTATGCCATCCCCCATGAGCCACAAGAAGAATCTCCTGCTGCTCGAAGCCAAGCCCGGCCCCTATACCGCCGGAGTTCCACGCGCAGGTAATGACCACCCCGCCTTTCTTGGTGATCCTAGCTATCTCCTTCTTCTGTCTAGCCCAATAACTAGATTGTGTTGTTTGCATATTAACAGATTCTCCAAGCCTTTTATATGACTCGGACACCTGTCTCGCGGAATATGGTGGATCATATAATACCATATCAGCTATATTATCGCCAAGATCACTCAGGAAGTCCGTGGCGTCTTTATGATACATAGCCTTAGTCTCAGGATCAAGATCGTTGGTGATCGTCCCTATATCGCTGTTTCTGGCGAATGGATCCACTATAACCATCCCCTCTTCTCGATATTTATCTATAAGTTCCCTTATCGGTCTTATGCTGAATGTCTCTTTATTTGGCATTGACCATTTTTTAGTAATTATCATGATCTATGAAGTTTATCCCATTCTTCTTTATCTACTCTTTTACCTTGTATATAAAACAACTGTATTGACCCATCATGAGTGTAAATTGCTTTAGACTTATCATTTTTTAATCTATCGAAAACATTACCAAACCTCTGTGATAATTTCATAGATTGATATTTTTCAAGAAAGTTATATTCTTGATCTGATAAATTTAATTCCTGTTTAATCATTTCCCTGCTTTTGCTCATACCAAATTTGATTGTTTATTTCCTTTTTGAAATTTAATTTCATAATACTTCTAGATATAGGATCACATATATCCTCCCACCAATTCTTGTGTCCTTTTGGTGGATGTATATCCTTTTTCCATGAAGACCCCTTAACTGTTTTGACTCTTCCGTATGGCTTCATTTTGCTCATGTTTATCACATGTCACATTAGTACCCGTTTCTGATGATCCGAACATAAGCTTATCAGTAATTTTGCGAAATTCCTTTACAATATCATTTATTTGCTTACGTTCGATGCTTCTTAGCAAATGGGCTATCACATCCACTGTCCATCCGTTACCCGCTAAAGACATGGCCGTATTTGGGGCTATCCCGTCAAGGTAATCATCCGGCAATGTCTGTAGCCTACACATCTCCACCGGGGTCAGGTATCTGAATTTGTCTTTTATGTCAAAGGCGTTAGGATATCTTCCGGGAGGTAACGATGAGATTACGTTATCTTTCATAACCGTTGTCAGGCAATTACTTTTCTTGATGGGAGTGGTATTCTTATCTTTTCTTATCTCCAGACATTGCGTTATTTTTATGCCCATGTCACAATCCTTTCGATACCCGTCCTCTCCTATCCTTCTACCGACAATGGTCCCTATATATCTCCCTCTTATGGCTCCCGGATTCCAACCCTTGTCATGCTCTAGAATATCATCCAATGATATATGCTTGTCTTTCGGCATTTCTACCGGCCAATTACACCAATAAAGGCGATGCCGGGTCTGTGCCGAGACCAAGGCACTATCGATCTCCACCGGCTCCACGCCAAGCTCCTCGGTGATCACCCAGCGGTGCTCGTCCCGCATCCGGACGTTCTCGCCCAAGAACAGGACCTTACCTTTGGTCTCCTTCCTTAAATACTTTACGATGTCCGAGAAGCAAAAGAAAAGCCTTCCACGAGAGTCCATAAATCCCTTACCCTTACCTGAGCTAGAGAAGCTCTGGCAACAGAACCCTCCCATGACCAGATCTATATCTTTCCAAGGGATATCCCATGTTCTCCAGTTATTAACATCCCCTAATTGAATAATATTAGGAAAATGTTTTTGACTTACCTTTATACATGTCTTGTCTATCTCCGAGGCGTAGTAAGTCTCGATAGGTATGCCGGCTCTTTGTAATGCTAGATACCCACATGATATCCCGTCAAATAATGATAATACCTTCATATTGTCTATTGTTTATCTATACAATTCTATAGTAATTATATTATCAAAATGATCTTTGGCTATATCTTCCCCTTCTTTTATAGACATATCAAATAAAGAAGCAGGGTATGATGTTATATAATCATTCGTATTTACAACAACCCTTATTTCCTTACTCTTATCCTTGACAAGCATCAATTCGTCTATCAAATCTTGTACTGTCATATTTTTCTCCGCTTTCATAAATTCCATTTTTATTTACTTTCATGGCCAAAAATATCCTTTTCGGCTATACGTAATATACATTTGTGTATCCCCGGCAAGACCTTAACCAATTTTATACCAAAATTTTCTCCCCCTTTAACAAAAGTCCATTTACCGTATATGACCCCATGTATCATATGTTGTATTATCTCCTTGCTATCTGTCAAAAATACTTGATAATAGATACTGTTGACATAATTGAAATCCTTCCCATGATCATCTGCCGGTCTTAATATCATTACGGCGGAGGAGCATCCACGGACGAACCCGTATATCTCAAGGCATTCATCAAACTCATAATTATCGCGTTCCTCATCATGAACATCCTTAACCCATTTACATGGTCTCCCGTCCTTAAACGGGATCTTTAACTGTTTCTTTGCCATAATTGTTTTAATTATTAAATAATTCATATCTACCCTTCATCACCTATATTGCTTCTTTCTTAGCGTCATGCATTGCTTTAAATCTGTTTCTTTATGACAATTTGGTTCCCGTATTGAGGTATAATGCATAAACCTTCATTCAATCCATTTATTTCCAGTTCCCCAAAATTATTTAGATTTATAATAAACTCATTACCAACCCAATCAAAAACTCGTATGCCATTTTTAACTTCTATTTCATCGTCACCGCAGCGATGATTAATAATATGCACTTTCATTACCTTCGTCCCTGTTGTCCTATATTTATAACTCTCAATTTATCATATTCCTCTGAAAGAATCCCATGATCAAACAATTTGTTAGCGTCTATCTTAAGACTTCTATAATTGTCAGTTATATTGATATCACTCCACAAGTTCAATTTTCCCTTATCATCCAATTGCATATGGATAAAACCTTTTGTCACCTTCTTTCCGGCTTTAAGAGCCTCTACGTCTTTATCGGTAATTTTTTTTCATGCTTTCGATATTTTATCATTATAGTTAAATTCATCTTTCATTCTGATCTTTATACCTCCATATGATAATTCCTTATGAGCTGTAACAAAATAATCAACCGCATCTTCATCTAATAAACTATGCGGACACCTTTCCCATACAGGGTTTTGATCTAGATGACCCCATGTGGCTACAAGTAACCTATTCTTGTCATTATCAATAGCTATTTTGTATGTCCCTGTAGTAGCCTTACGTTTAATGATCGCTCCATTTAACATCTGTTTCTTAGCCCAGCTCCATGAACCTCTCAACCCAAATGTTTTTATAACCCAGTCATTTATCTTCTTCATTTCAAGTTATTTGTTAAAAGTGTAATATAAATATAAATACATAAATTGGATAGGACTATTCACCATACCCTTATCAGTAGGATCATCGTATTTTTCAAGCCAAAAACGAAGCGCCTCCCAATCGATATCCTTACGGTCACATACCATGCAGGCTAGGTTAGCCCCGAACAGCTCCCCGCCGCCGCTCAACGACCTGTTAAACCTCTTGGCTAGTCTTCTTTTGAATCCCTTATCATACCATATCCCGGAGGTAGCGGCATAGCAATAATAAGCGTTGTACTTCATTTTCACGCCCATCCTATCAAATAAAGACGTATGCCATATCCGATCCAGAAAGAACACTATTCCACGATATATGAAAGTCCGGAGATTCTTCCTGTATTTCTTCCCTAAGAAGCTATCCACGCAAGATATAGTCCCGCCTGAATAGTACCAGTTATTGGCACCTCTCTTGACCTTATCCGTCATCTTGAACTTATTCTTTCTATCCTCTACCCTATCCCAAGGCTTTAATTTATCCTCATTAAATGTCGGGCAATAATGATAGTAATGATTGATCCACGAGAGGTAGGGGTTGTATATCGTATATCCATTATCGCTGACATATGAGTTCATATCATACCCAAGTTCCTTGGCTATAATAGATCCATCATCAGCTAATACCTTTAATATCGGATTTAAGTTCCATATCTGATCTTGGCTAACAAACATCGAATAGCATGGGTCTTCATCCTCTCCATACCATCCACCCATCCCGCTCACTATTTTATCCAAATCAAGTGAATAATCTTTCCCGGATGAAAAGTCATCTCTAAGAAAAAAACCTCTATATGGGATCATATCATGTATGCCGGGTTGGTCGTCAAATATGAACTTAGCGTTCTCGGTCAATCTAATCAATGTTTGCAAGACAGAGGATATATCTATGGGTGCATATTCACACCCATAGACCTTATTATTTATCCAAAGATATTGAAGAAGCTCGGCTATATTAATAGTCCCGTCCTCCACATATCCTGTCTTGTTATCGAAGTTTATTTTGGCTAGAGGTATATTACTCCCTTGTGGTTGGTCACTTTTTTCATTACAACAATGCACGAACCTGCCAAAGAATATATCCTTCCAGCCAAAATATTTATCCCTTATCGTCATAAGCCTATTTCTTGTCGTATAACGACATGACGTTAATAAGATCAGCTTTTCTGGCCATCCCCTCAAGTTTATTAAAGCCATCCATGTTATCACCGCTGACGATGATAGTAGGATATACCTCTATACCGTACTTGGATATTTCCTCCTCCGTGGCTTTGTTCTCCGGGATCTGGTTTAACGTGACCTCACCCTCATACTCCTGTAATGTGTTGGCGATAATATATCGCATGTAGTCGCTGTATTCAGCGTCTTTCTTCGTGAAAAAATCAATTCTTACCATCTCAAATAGTTATTAATCTGTTAATAATCAAATCAGCGGTAAATATAGCATTATCTACCTCATCTATACTCATCTTTCTCCCATCGAAATTGTTAGATAATAAATCCTTAACAATCTGATATCTACGCTGCTCCCAATTTACGTCTACATCAAAATTCAGATTCTTTACATAATCATAATTTAATTCATTATAACTGTAACTGAGATACTTAACTATCGGGAATAGGCTATCATCAATAGTGCGCTTGATTACATTAACGTATTTACCTGTTCTTTTGTCGATAGCTCTTAATCTCTCATTTACTACTCTTTTTCCTGACTCTTCCATTCTATAAGCCCTTTGTTATGTTTATCGTAATATAATAACGCTATGGCGTTCCAGCATACGGCGGATAGATGCATAAATCCCTCCTTATCATATCTCTCCCCCTTCGTGTAAGCAACCAAGTGCCTCATGAGTGCACCTAGATAACGACTAAATCCATCAGGTATATCTTGCCATGAGTTATCGGCGTACTTCTTGGCTCCTTCCGTATATACCCTCACGATATCCTCTATCTCAGCCAAAGGAAGAAGATCCCACCGGAGTTTACCGTCGGCCCGGTCGTCCTTCCCGCTGCCGTCTTTCCCTACAAGCGGCCCGCTTTCCACCACTGCGTCTCCTATTTTTGGCTTCCCGAAATTTATCGCCTCATCCGCCGTCTCATCATCAATAAGCCTTAACTTGATAGCCCTATTTAACGAGACAACCATCTCCTCATCAGCCCAAATGGATTTATATGTCTCATCAAATAACGGTTCTATTTTCATCATTCCCGTATTGTCGGCGGTTTCAAGTACCTCAAATACCTCACCATCATAAACGACTTTGTCGTATTTGCTAAATTCCTCTTTCATTTCAAACTCCTTTTTGTTTTATTATTAGGTAATTATATACTTTTTAGATTAATAAAATTCACTAAGATCCCTGCATTCTGGTGTTTCTCCTGTCATAGAATAAAGCTCACCAGATGATAGATATACGCAATGCGAGGTCTTCCCGTCTCTCCACTCGCTTTGCTTCGTAATTCCGCAAATAGCGCAGCGTTGGATCCCCGGCCCCGCCTTTACCCACGAGTGCCGTACGTTTTTCTTTCTTGTCCTGTTGGTGTCGTCAAGTTTTCTCATGATCAATCCTCCAAGACCGTTACAATCTTATCTTTACCGATAATAACCTCATTCCCGCTTCTTACATCAAAGCATCTCTCACCCTCTGCCTCCTTGAAATAAAGATCGCCATTGTATTCGAACAAACCGAAGCCGTAATCGTCTAGCTTCATTTCGTTAAGTTTCTTGAATTTGTATGCGCTTTTCATATTCCCTGTATTTTTTATATTTTGTCCCACTAAACACATTAAGGCGCTAGACATGATCACTGCCATTATCCCTCCATAAAACTCGGTCGAATCATCCTTCTTATTTCCTTCTATTATCAAATAAATAGAACCGGTCATTATTATGAGGGTAAATACCAATCCTATCATAACATCTTTCTACTTTTTAAAAACTCCATCATATCCTCCACGCTAAGCTGGAAGCCGGCAACCATCTTATGGCCTCCTCCGCCGGGATAGGCTTTACGTGCCAGTGCCGAGACATCCACCTCCTCTTTGGTGGTATAGAACGAGCATCTAAAGAATCTTCCGTTCCAGCAAAATGGCATCATCAGATCATGTCTCTTAGGGTTATACATAGATTCAAATGTAGTAGAGTTAAACTCCGTGGTATTCATACATATAGCCTTGTACCCAAATACATCAGCCTCGAATGAGAACATATTTATCTCGCCCCTGTTTTTCTCAACGATATACTCCAGTATCGCCTCCCCGTTCCTTATCATGTCATATATGAAGTCATGATCGCCATCCATGGCCTTTGCCGCCATATCCACGTCAAGACCACAATATCCTCTCATCCCGTATTGGAATGAGAGCACGTCACTCCATTCGAAGCGGTTATGATCCCATACATCATAAGCGCTCAATAATTTTACCACATTGGGGGTTTCGATATCATCGAAAAGATATTCCCATGTAAGTTCGCAAGCCGCCGTACCAATACGTCTTTTACCTTTGATATTATAGTCTTTCATAGCATCTATCGCTGTCTTATGATGGTCTATCCATACGACATCTATACCTTTCTCTTTCCACTCATCGAAAAGGAATCTTGTTCTGTTTCCAAATGACACGTCAACTGCAAACACCTTATCATATTTATTCACGTCAGGTATTTCCTTGCCGTAATTGTAAGGAAGAAGATCAATGTCCCCTTTGAAATACTTTTTTTACTATAGCCGCTGACATTACTCCGTCAAGATCAGCCTCATGATATATACATCCTGTCATAATCTATTGTTTTTGATTAAAAAATCTATGTATTCTTTTATATCCTTGTTCCTATTATTATCCCAGTCAAATGTCTCGTTTATGAATTTGAAGTACGATACTGGGATCGAATGCAACATCCACCCACAATATTTCCCGAATGTCATTACCGTAGAGCCAAGGGGATGATCCGGTCTCCCGGGAACAGGGGCGGCGGTTACGCCCTGCGCCAGCCCCCTCCTACGATCTTTCTTGGCTGCTTTGATATCCAGATCTGTTTTCGTTACCTTATCCCCCATCGGGATATTAGTTATTAGCTTATCGCCGATAAACATCCCCCATCCATACCCCTTGTAGTTCTCTATACTAAGTTTCCTTATATCACCGAACCTTGACGAGTTGTTACAACAATCAACGACCAATGCGCTATCCTTACCGTCCTTTATCCTAACCGCCCTGCCAAGCCACTGATAAAACGATGAGAATGAGAATGTCGGTCTCCCTACTATCACGCAATCCAGACCCGGATGATCGAATCCCGTACCGAGGGCGGAATAGTTGAACACTACATTCGTCTTACCTGACTTGAATCTCTCGACTATAGCCTCCCGCTGTTTCTTTGGCGTGCCTCCGTGAACCACTTCCGCCATGCCAGCGCATATCTTTGCGTTCATCCATTCGGCGGCGGTATTGCAGCTCTCAACAGAATCCATAAACACCAGTATAGATCTGCATACGTCTTTTAATACCATCAACCGACGTAAAATAAGGTTGTTTAAGCCATTTTTTCTCACCGCCTCACTAATAGACTCAGCCGTATATTCGGAGCCGTTAGAATTGAGTTTAAGGGCATCTCCATTGAAATCCCATATCTCATATTTAAGAGGTGTCCAAAATCCTTGCCTTATCATCTCCTCTACCTGTATCACGTGAATCAGGTTCTTGAAATATACCGGTCTCATACGAGTGATGAAATTAAGCTGGGAATATGACACCTGCCCTATCGACATCGTTTTAAGCCTGCATGGTGTAGCGGTAAACCCTATCACCTTTCTCGGCTTCAGCTCATTCATGAATGTCATGAACTCACTGCCGTCCTCAGGACTGTATCCGGCATGAGCCTCATCTATCAACACGTTCCTGATCCCCATCTCCTTAAGCTTATCAACAACCTTCTTGATAGACCCTAACGTGGCGTATATCATATTAGACAGCTCTTTCTTTCCACAGGAAGCGGAGTAGATGGTAGCCGGTATGCCATACGACGTTATCTTGTCGTGGTTCTGTTGCAGCAATTCTTTTGATGGTTGTAAAATCAGCGTCTTATCTCCCATCAATCTAGCCACCTCTGCTATCAGCAGTGACTTACCGCAACCTACAGGACCTACGATCAATACCGGATCATGTCTATCAGAATTTATGTAATCGGAGATACTTTTAACACACTCCTCTTGATATGGTCTTAATTTGTAAATCATTTGGATTTGTAGTTATCAAAAACGTCTTTTACGTACTCTAGTCTTATAGGGCATTCCCGACCATCATCCATCTTCACCATCAAAGTCTCTTTGGTCTTGCTTATGGCTATCACCTCTCCTACTCCTATCTGGGTATGGACTATATCGCCTAGCTTTATATTACATTTGATCATGGTCAAGCTTTTTATTAAATTCCTCTATCTTGCTCCTATCTGTCTCATTCACCATCTCAGCCTCTTCCTTGAATATGTCATACCCTTCCCGGATATTGTCGCCAACCATATTCTCTATCATCTCCCTTAGCTCATCGCTTCTTACGGCAAAAGATATCTGGAACGATTTACTTGTGCCTTTCATCAGGTAATCAATCTCCTTCTTACATTCTGCCATTAACCGATCCAGATTATCGAACTTAACGAACTTGGAGTTGCCATTGGCTTTTCTTACCCCATCCTTGAAATCCTCCAATATCCCGTTAAATACATCCGCCATACACATCATGGAATGTAGCCATACCAGCATATTGAATTTATATTCATTATCAGCATTATTCATCAAGCCTATCAAAGACTCTCTTTTTGTCAACATGATCTTCGATTCCCGGTCTACGATATCCTTTATCTCCTGCCGGCATTTCATGGCACCAACGAAATCCATTTTAGAATAACATTCATTTGATTTCTCTACCAATTTCCTAATATCCTTTCTAGACATCAGAAGATCCAATACCTGTTTTTCTCTTTCGTTTTTATCCATAATCATTTATTTATTGACACAAATATAATTAAAGCCTAGATATTTACCTAGGCTTTTTAATAAAGTTAATCTTTTTTATTCTTTCTTTTTGACTCATCCCAATCCGATGAGTACCTGCATGTCCCTTGTTTGTGAATCGAGAAATCGCACCAAAAACACAAGGGCTTGGGGCGGGGTTCAAGGCAGGCCGGCTGGCGTCCCATGAGGTAGCGCTTCTCGTACTTATACCCCTGTTTGGCGTCGTCCCAAACGTGAGCTTGATAGCTATCTATTTTATTTGTCTCGAAATCATACATGTCAAGGAGAATATTGTTAAGTTCCTTGACCGATCTCTCTACTTTCTCCTTATCTACCTTCACGTTTTGATTGTCCAGCATGCGGGTAAAGAAATAGCTGCACATATCCGGCAATACCTTATATTTTCTGAGTATGTAAAAGGCGTATATCGGATGCTGGAGATTGTGAAGCAGCTTATCCTCATCGAATAACTTTCTCCCGGACTTCCAGTCTATCGTATACATAGCTATCCTGTCTTTTGTCTTATACTCTCCACGCCAGTCCACCGATCCTATGATATGTACCTTATCGTACGTCACGCCATCCAAAGTAAGGGGCTTGGGTAGCTTATAGGGCAGGACGAAGTCCTCCTCTACGCCGGCCGGTCTCGACCCCCGGATCACCTTCTCCATTGGCGTAAGATCAGACCATGCCTTCTTATAATTGCCAGCAGCATCCTTCTCAAACAACCCCACAATCCATCTTATTAGCCTAGCCGCATGTTGCATAGACTCGATCTGGGATTTTACGCTATCAAAAGGAATCTTCTCTATATCCGCATAGTAATTGAAAGCCTTACTCATATCCTCATAAGAAGGTCTACATCCGTTCTTGAAGAAATACTCCATTGTCTGGTGGATAACCGTACCATATGACGTAGCCTCGTGCTTCTCCGTGGATCTGTGACCCTCCACGTAAGTCTTATACCACTTATACGGACACTGAACAAACGTGTCTATCTGTGAGTAGGATGCGGCAAGCACCTTCTCACCGCCTATCGTCTTGCATAGCAAGTTATTCTCCGGAACGATCATAAAGCCTCTCCGTATTTATGTCACGCTCATATAAATCCATCGAAATATTCTGTGGGTTATGCAAATACCTTATCTGGATAAGCTCGCTCAGGTCATCCTCCATATCCCTAAGTCCGAGATAATACTCGTCGCCAAAAACCTCCATGGTCATCCCGTGTCCACGATATACGTCCCTATTCTTGTCACTCTTGAAACCGATAGCGTCAAGAAGGTTATCGTCTATCTCAATAGGCATGACATCATCTTCCCCTGAATACCATTTCATTATCCCATCATCAACCTCACGTTCAAGGATTAATGATCCACTTTCATTACGCATACCGGTAACGCACCCTACTCTCCATATATCGCCAGCTTTGTCTTTTACAAGATTGCCCGGCCTTAACTCCTTAACTGAAATCATATTCTTCCTCCTCATGATCGTCATCACAATCATCGACAAGAGGGGTCTCTAGCCCCTCTTCCCAATCATCATATCCGAAATCCATTTATTTGTCTTTTAGATAATCACACAACATACCCATAAGCTCTCCTACCGTCAATTCGTGATAAGGCTTGACGTTAAGTGCCTCATCGGGTATACATTTACCCGTTTTCTTTTCCACTTCCATTATGACTTCTACAAAATCAAGGGAATCCATAGCCATATCCGTATCCAGCTTATCCTCGTTCATTATCTGAGCGGCATGATCAAGGCCATTAAATTCACCCATCTTCTCGAATATCGCCTCCTTGACTACTTTTTCAACTTCTTTTCTTTCCATACTAAATCGACATTTTCAATCTTCTACCTAATTCTTTTTTTATATCCGATATCCTTTCGATATCCATCTTAACATCGCCTGTGATAGCGTATTCCTTATCCATTCTCTTTGGGGGATCCGGAAGCCGGCTTATGGCGAACAACCATGCCAGCTCCTTGTCCTTGTTCTCCCTAAGATACAAGTCAGACGTCATGCCATACATTTTTATGATCGTATCGAATAACGTTGATTCCGATAAACTCATATGCACGCTATACACATTTGATGGTTTCCAGATCAAGTTATCCAATCTCATCGTATATTCACGTTTAAGATCTATGTGAGATATTACGGCCCTTACTATAGGTTCTTCCTTGAAGTTGGTGTTAGCCACAAACCAGATAAGCCTTTTTTCCACCTCCTTGATAGCTCCTGTATCCTTACCCATATCGTTATATACCCCAACGATACGGTCCCGGATCCCCTCGACCTCCGGTGTCAGACCGGGTGTCTCTATCAGCATCAGCAGCGATCCTCCCCTTGGCGTTATCTTCCACTTCCCATTCTTCTGAAGCTCAATATAACCAGATGCTTTATAACTATCTATTTTCTCCTTTGGAATGGTGTTAGCCATCTCTTCTTTTTGCCGGATCATCAAAAGATATCCAACATCAGACATCGTTAATCCTGATGTCATCATCTGTTCAAAATTTATATACATATGTAAATAAGTTAAAATATTGACCTAATCTTTCTGGCTACCCTCTCGACTATATCGGGATGATCATTTCCGTTATATATATCTATTAGCGTATCTATTATATGTAACCTTATGTTTTTCTTTGATGAATGAAACCAAAAATCTCCATTTTTTCTGTTTACAGGTTTGAACATCTTCAGTTCTGGTATAAGATAACACGCCACACATGATCTTTCAGCAAGTGATAATTCAACCGCTGTCCTTTCTATTGCTATGCATATAAACGCATAATTATCATTCTTTATTAGATTGTAAGCTCTTCTCAACACCCTAAGGGCGTTTGCTTTCGATAATCTCTTTCCCTTTTTTATATTGTTTTACTGTATAAGATTCATTAGCCATACCAACCCTACCAACTGATATAGATTGATTTATAGATTGGTTAAGATGCCCTACAACCGACATCTTAGCCCTAACCGTATTGGCGCATCTTAGAAGGATTCGATAATCCTCTAACGCCCTCTCGTATCTTACGTCCACCCTAGCCCTTTTATCGGCGTCAGTCATGCTCTTGCATGTCCCGTCCTCCCTCAAACTTATAGCTATCTTATCCCGTATGATCCTGATATCATCCTCGGCTATCACCAGCTCGGCGTCAAGAACGCCCTTGTAAGAGCTAAGAAGATCCTCTACCGCCACTACCTCCCGCTTCAAGTTCTCCAATTCCAATACCATTGAGTTATCGTTCATTCTTTTATACTCCTGTACTTTATTGGATACCTCATCACAGATGCTCATGATCTCCTTCTCCCTGTCCCGGTTTATGATATACCTGATACTGTATTCGGCCATTTCCTTTAATGAGGATATGATCTCTCGTATGCCCATCTTGTTTTCGGTGGAGAAATTGGCTTTTAATAACATCTCCATCCCTTTTATGATGACAAGCAAAAAATTTTTTCTCAATCTCATGCTTAATAAGGTGTTTCGTCATGTACTACATTGAAATCATCACTGGGCGGTATATATTGTTGCTCCAACGGGATACTGGGAGGCGGGGGCGGTAGCGTCACCACAGTCGTGTCCGGCTTGCCGCTACCCACTGGGGCGTCCGAGCCTCCAGGTCTTTCTTGGCGTACCACCCCACCATCCGGATAATATCGCTCATATCCTTTCATGATATCTACATGTATAGCGTCAATCTCCTCCAATGATCTTTGACGAACTTTTACGATATGATGGAATAATAACCCATCCACACGGAAGGACCGTCTTGATTCACTTTTAAAACGTTCCAGATTAGGATACCATCCTTGCGGAAATTGCATGTATGAGGAGTACCCGTATCTCCTTGGGATATTCAACACTACCATGGCTGTACATAGCTGCCCCAATGAGTCAGATTGATAGAAATCAGACTGCCTTGGCATATGATCCTTCGGATCACGCCTGCCTTCTATCTCTCGATTGAGTTGTGATACGATAAGGAAGAAGATGTTTGGGAACGTTCTTTTGGCTATATTGCACATATTCATCAAACTATCTATATTCCTCTTGGCATCACCCGAACCTTGTATAAGAGCTGTATGGTCTATGGATACAAATACAATTTTCTTATCCTTGTTCGCCGGCATATATACATTCCATAGAAAATCTTTAAGCTCATCGACTGTTGTGGGTATGGGTATATACGTTATTCTATTTGAATTTTCTTGTTTAAGACATTTTTGCATTTCCAGCATCTCCTCTTCATCCATTTTACGAAGGAGGATATCTTCTATGTCTTTGTTCATTTTTTTTGATAGTGAACGTAATACCAAGTCTTCCGGATTCATCTCGAACTCACATCTTAACCATACATAATCATCCGCTTGTGGATTGATATTAACATTCATCACATTGTTCATGATTTTCTGTGCCAAATAGGATTTGCCAACCCCTGGTCTAGCTCCTATGGCTATCGCATGTTGAGGGTAAAATCCACCCAGCAAAGCTTTATCTAGATAAGGATATCCAGTACGAGCCGGGAGAAGTTCTCCCGACTGGTATTTCATTATCCTCTCATAGGCGTCCATGATAATTTCCTTGGACGTCTTCCATATCCTATTATCGTTCATCCTCGTGCGTTTCTATCGCCAGCCGTATCGGATTTAGATCCTCTGTTAGCTGATCTTGATTTATATCTTAACCCCTTAGCCGTATGGCATAGATCCTTCCCCTTCCGATAAGCCTTCCCCTTCAACTTGTCGGTCTTGTAGTTCTTACGACCCAACTCCCGTCTCTTGGCTTTCTGCTCAGGTCTGGCGTTGATCTTCTTATCCGTCTCAGCCTTCTTCTTTCTGGCTTCCGGATGTGTCCTGTAATATTCAGTCGATCTCCCCATCCTCTTCGTCCTCCTCATCATCAAAATCTATATTCTCTTGTATATCCAAATCCTCTTCCTTTAAAAAAGATGGATATTCCAATCCCAGACGCTTAATCATATACGAATATGGATCAGACGCAAATTCATCTGGTATCTCCCATGTGCAAGGGAATGTACCTATTACCTTTTTAAGTTTATCGGCTAATTCGCTACTTATCCCCATATTAACCATTTTATTATAAACTGTAGCTTCTACGCTACTCACATTGCCTCCAACATAAAAACCTGTTGGTTTGTGAACAAAATAAATTTTCTTCATTTTACATGTATTATTTATTTTATTAAAGGTATCCAATTTGATTCGATACTCAAATGTTCCATTATCATTAGCTCTAATGCTCATATTTATCCTTCTTGCGATCTCCATAACTCATATCCATATCACACACCACCGTATCGGTCGTTTCGTTTACCACATGGAACAGGAACTCTGGGCACCCGTGGCAGGCGTTGCTCCCGATCGCCACCGCTCCGTGCCTAGGGCAAGCCTTCTTTACCATGGTTCTATCATATATCCGTATATGATTATCGCCATACTTTTCAATATATCTCATGGTATTAAGTAGTGATGGCAAAGACATCTTATATGGGGATACATGTTCTATTGGTATATCCAATTCACCAGATAGGCTTTTGTAAATATCCTGCACATCCCGTTTTGTCCTATACGCAAATATATTAATCTCAGTCATTACCATATCCATACTCCTAAGAAGATCCGGCTTAGCCAGCCTCCCCATCGGCTTCCCAAAAGGATCGGATCTCATCCAAGCCCCACACTTCTCGCACCCAACTTGCTTCCCCTCTACCGTATTTATCATAGTGGATGGGGTCTTGCAATACGGGCATACGGATCCGTTTAACATAGCTTTCTGGGCTAAAGACAGCTCTTTCATACCTTTTCTTCTATCTCAACATTAAATAGATTGCAGAATCTATCAAAATTTCTGCTCTCTATTCTCATATCCTCCTCATACCTGTCAACTGATTTGATGAAATCATTATAACAGTCCTCGCATATCCATTGATTGATTACTGCTACATAATAGCCCACGGATGTAGGTCTGTTACACATATCACAAATGCCTAAGCACCCATATCTGGTAAGCTTATCCATCATCTCCTGTCTTGTTATTTCAAGCACCTTGAATTTCTTGTAATTGTCAACTACCTTTGCCATTGTAAATTTGTTTAATGATAAAATAATCCGCTATATCCATTCCCTCATTTATATTGGGTTTTGATTCGAGAAAATTGCTTATCTCTATATTCATTCCCTTCATATCCCTATTCACTTTCTTCTTCCACTCGTTAAACGCCGATCCTTTGTCAGGATATAGGACTATTCTCCTACGTCCCAATGTCTCTATCATCTCCCTTTTCAACATATGGATACCTCCGCATGCCATGAAAAGCCTATCTGGATATACGATATTACAGATGACCGCCGTCTTCTCCGACTCAACTATATATACCGGGGCTTCCTTAGGATAGAAGTTGATAAGAAACTCACCGAACAGGCATTGCCTTAATAAATAATCTTGACCGTCGAGGATGTGAACCCAGCATACATGATCCATGGGAACCTTTACCCTCTTACCATCTGGTCCGTAATCCATTATCTTCCCGGTCCTTATCACCCAACTTTTATCAAGTTGCCAGAACACGCAGCATTTACCCCAATCCCCGAATCTCATCATCCCGATCTTATATAAGCTGAACGCTCTATTGGTATGATATGATCCGAATATATTGGATAGATAATCCTGAAGATCAGATGTCTCGAAAGGATTAAGCGTCTCAAACATCTTGCTTACCGGAATGCAGTTGGCTATATCCGGATCCACGGGAGGTCTGTACCTCCTTAATACTTTGTTTGAATCGGTAAAAAGATCATTGTCCCCAAGTTCGCTCCCTGTTGGATATTTAAAGTAACCACATTTATTTTTATGATCACACACCCCAAACTGCTCTCCAACGATCTGACCGGTGATTACGTCCACGTACGGCGTAAAACACTTATCCTTGCCGCATTGCGGACACGTCAGCTTCCTCCTTGGCTTGCTATGATCCAGCTCATACCGATGAACGCTCTTATTGAACTCCCTAAATTCCATCATCCTCTCCTCTCATTCATGACTCTATATATATAGTCCCTCAGCGGTTCCTTTCTTATTAACTTATTAACGTCAAACTCGCCTTCTATGTCCAAGAATCCGACTCTTGATGTAACCGTATAATTAGTTTTCTCGAACTTATACTTGCCTTGAAAATATACTACGGTAGCCATATTCAATATAGGGTTATCGGTTTGTCTCTTCAACTTATATTGGCTGGTCTTTGCGGTAGGATCACCCGGAGCGAAGTTATATATCTCCTCTATCTCCAATATCTTTCCATAGTTCTCTAATATCATTCTTCTATATAACTCAAGTTGGAAAGCATACTCGTCATAGAAATTGCCTTTCCTGTTTGATTTGAAGTCCAATATAGCGAATATCCTCCTACATCTTTTTACTTTCTTTTTCTCCGTCTTAGGCTGACCTTTCTTGGCTCCCGTCTTATAGAACTTTCCTGTCTCGACCTCTATCTCCACCATCTCCGGCTCGCTATCCATCTCCACTACCGCATCCACCGAAGAAGCTACTTTCAATCTCTTTGACCTCAACATCTTCTCGATCAATACAGGTTTTACATGTCTTTCCTTGCAGAATATGGCAAATGATATTAGATCCTCTATCAGCTCATCAATGTTATCCACTAATATCCGCTCCATCCTATACTTATCTATTCTTAGCTTAGCCTCCTTGACCACCTTCCTGATCCATGTCGGGATCAGCTTTATGTTAACCCCGGTCAGATACAACCCAAATAGATAATGCATGATAGTACCTAAGTCAGCCCTATAGTTAGCGTACTCATCAGGGTCCTTGCCCTTGAGTCTCATCTCATTCTTCCACTTCTCCAAAGCGCCAGACGTATCACAATACCCATTAGCTATATTATTGGTAGCTCCGTCATATATGATAGGATACCCATCAGCCCCCATCTCATAATAAACACGCTTGCCAGCTACGGTCATTCTATATAACACAGGTGTCGGGATATCCTTGATCCATTCAGCGGCATAATACTGTTGCTCTGTCTCCAGATCATACTCAACTTCCATCTCCTCCTTAGGCTCGTTTTTAGGCTCTTCATCAGGCTTTTCCTCCTCAGCTATATCTTTCTTTGGGATCGTTGACAAAACGTCTAATATGCCAAAGAAAGCGGTAAATTTAGGATCTGTATGATATGATCTTAATATTGGTAATGATGATCGCCACGCAGAAAGCATATTCATAATTAACCCAGATCTATCCTCTAGAGCTACCTTGCTATCACTTACCATCGTTATATTTATATGATGCCTGTTCTCTAAACGAGATACCATATCCTCTATTGGCTCTTGGTCACTTATGACTTCCATGACCGAATCTTTTCTATATATCGTATCACTTATAGCCTCGTATCCAAGAACTATAAGTATATTTCGTTTTCTTCTGTCCATGATAATAATCTGGTTTTTAATTTACCGTCTTCCTCGACTCTAGGTGCGAGATCTCTCATCCTTCTGGCTGCCAACAGCCATACGTTGCCAAACTCGTCCAAGAGCCGGCTGAAATCCATCGTATCTAATAGATAATCGAATCTTGTATGCTCATCAGCCGTCAAGTAGATAATGTTATCATTATCCTCAGCAACTGATTTATATTTCCGTTTAGGGTATAAGTGGCATATGTTGCTTACCCCCGGGCATGGTATGTATGCGCCGGTAGCAGATCTCCTTGTCATACTCAATCTAGCCACATGGGCGCCAAAGAAAACGGCTAGGCTCTTCCCCTTTGGCTTGGCCTTCACCCGTATCGCCGCCCTTTCCTTTGGCGGTAGCTCCTTGGCTCTGCACGCGGGACACAACCCCTTACTCCTTATGGTTACCATCCTCCCACATCTCTCACACGGTAACATCCTACCTCTCATGCCTTTTTCTTTTTATAACTTTTGTTGAACTCCATAAGGCTCATAGCCCTATACCTCTTAAGCCTATTAATCTTACCCTCAGTCCAATCTTGATCCTTGAAGTTGATGATCGTATCGAATATCTGAGCTAGTTCCCGGATATTAAAACTCCTGTTTTGTATCTTCTTATAGAACCCCGATCTGCTATATCCTAATTTAGAAGCTAGATAAGTTTTGTTAGACAATGTGAGGATACGATAAATCGTACCCTCCATTTTACTTATCTCCATCAACTTCTCGGCTATGGACGACGTGGTTTCGTAGCTAGCTTTACTGCCTACTATCCTCATTTTTCTCCGGATTCCTGATCTTACCATCAAACTCGTAGAAGTCCATCAGTTTCTTCTCTTCCTTGATACAAGTGACAACGAAATCTGATATGGTTCCTTTCATGCCTTCCTCGAAATTCTTTTTGGCATGATCAAGGTCATTGGCCCGAACGATGTAGTTAAACGCCTTGCGTTTCTCATTGTTCGATTTCTCGTCTATCGTAATATAATCAGCCGTGACCTTATAGAACCGGTCTCCATCCATGGCAAACAATTCCGCTATCCTGAATCGTTTGATATCAACGCTAAACTCACCGGATATGAATGGCTTCATCTCCTCTATGACTCTAGCCTCACATTCGGTATAAGAAAAGGCATCTACTAAATACTCTTCCTTTACCTTCTTCTTCATGCCGTTCTCGGCATCGGTCTCATAAGAAACCGTACATTTAAACCAATTGTGCATTTTAATCTATATTATTGTTAAACAAAGGATAATCTTTTATTCCTTCACGAATATATCTTTCCGTATCATCATCCACGCCATAAGCCTTCTTGAAAAATATCATAGCCTTATCCGTATCATTATCCACCAGTGGTAGATATTCCCTTGCAAAAAGCGACCTAAGATAGTTCATATTATCAATCCTATGTCTTATATCGGCTACTTTATCCCATATCTCGGCCCGAATTTTACTCATTTTCTTCATATTTCTCTCATATCTCTCTAGCTGGTCTTTATATTCCGCCTCAATCTTATCGTTCTTATCCTTGATAGACTTATAGGTCTCCTCGTCTTTCGTATCAAACATCGGAGTATGTTTGATATTAATTATATCCAATTTGCTGTATAGCTTTTCATTGGATACGGTGAAATCATATCTAGTCCTGTACAGATCAAAGTCACTTAAGAACTTAGCTATTTTAATGGCATCATCCTGATCAAGAACGGCTATATTCAATCCTTCTAAAGAGTAGAAGAAATGGGATGGAGAAATAGGTTTACAGTCATATGTCCTCATGATTGGAGGCTCATCCATAAACCTGACACCTTCCTCCGCACATCTTATTGCGATCAATTTCTCTACCTGCTCATCAGTAAGATCATATATCTCCTGATCGGTCATCTTATCAATTGTCTTCATCATCCTCATCCTCCGATATCGTTATAGCCTTTGTAAACTTTTGTTTATAGACCTCACTCATAAGGCAGGCGAAAGTCCTATCATTCATACTAGCCATAGTATTGGCCTCTACCATAAGATTCATCTCGATGTTCTTTACCGAGATTTCATAGTTATCATCATCTTCTTTATAGAAAATGACTTTACCACCATACTCGAAACCATCATCCTCGGCCTTAACCATATCGATGATCCTCTCTAACTCCTTTACAAATTTACTCTTTTTCATATGTGTAATTTTTATGTGTCTACAAAAGTAGACATTTTGTTTTTGAATTAAATTAAATAAACATTATTAATAGTTAATACGCTTAGGTGATTATATACCATTTTACACTAAAATCGTAAAATGGTATATAATCACCTTATCCTCCATATATCTTAAGCCCTTTTATATTGTATTTGCTTATATCCATACACAAATTACACCCTCCATGACAACAACACCACGAGCAAAAGGCTAGTCGCTCCTGCTCAGGCCTACCTTGAAACTCCACTGCCGCCCTATACCATGCCGGGGATAATACCCTGACCTTCTCCGGTACGGGCGGTGTCATGAGCACCGATCTCCGTCTTCCTTTGGCATCTTCCCTATTTCTCATTTGGGTTGTCCTTTAACAGCTCAGCTATCTTATCTTCCTTCAACATATTTTGCTTTCTCATGTTATCTACGACAAAGGCAGCGAACGCCATATCATACCTTTTCCTTAACTCATCGACAAAAGATTTTGCTCTTGAGCTTATCATCGTCTCAATGTTGTTGTCTACGATCTTCTTGATCCTACCTCTTATAAGCTCATCTACTGTCAGTTCCTCTTCCATATAATCTATCCTGAATTTGTATTTCTTCTTGCTGGCGTTCTCGACAAGATCGTTCATTGATTCTCTCGCTATATCCTCAATCTTCTCTGATATCGGATTGGATATTTCCCTCATTAACTCATTTTTGAACTTTTCTTTAAGCTCACGTACTACGGCTAACCTGACCGAGCTGGTAAACTCCTCTTTCAACGTCGCTTCGTTGTACATAGCTTCCTCGAATACATCTTCCAAATTTAATTCTACTTGTATTTTCATATCATTATCTTTTAATAAATTATAAATCCTTTATATAATCACCTTATTTATTCATGAAATCAACGACTTTATTCAAATACCCTCTTGTCATCTCAATAAAGTTCACGCAATCCAGCTTGCTCAACTTGTAAATCAAAGCCGGGTTATGAATTACGGCTATAATTTGTGTTTGCGGTTTATGAAATGACAATACCTTGTACAGATCCATGATATTGTCAATATCTAAATTCCTGTCCGGCTCATCCATAAGGATTGTATACTCAAAATCCTTCTCCATTAATACCACATGATTGTCTTTGTAGTATTTTAAAAGATTGTCGATCCTGTTTGCCCAGAACTCATTTGACTTTTTCTTAAATTCCATAAGCTTCTGTATCGGAAACGCATACTCATCTTGGTTAAACACAAAATCAAAAAGCGAGTTCATGGCATGAAGGTTCTTCTCCCCAGAGGATCTAGATGTTCCATTCATATACAAACTTAAATTATTGATATTATCCAATATATCATCCTTTCTCATTTCAGTTTGCTGTAGGAGATAGAAGACTTTCCCAATATAATCCGACTTAATACTGATCCCGTCAAGCACCTTGTCATCATCAAATATATCCGGGAAATACAATGCTTCTGACGGTAATTCAGAACACATCTTTTTCTCGCACAACATGTACTTCGATATCATATTCAGGAGGGTTGATTTCCCGCTCCCGTTCTTGCCTACAATCACATTCACGCCGGGTTTGAATATAAACTCAGAGCCATTTTTTAACGCTTTTATCTTTGAGGTATATTTAAATGGAGTCCTCTTGTTATCGTCTATCCTTATAGAAGTTATCATCTTATATGATTTTGTGTTTAATTATTTAAGCCTTTCATCAATCGCCAAATCAAATATCTTATCAAGACATTTCCTCATCTCCGCCGCCCCGATGATCGCCTTTCGATTCCCGAACGAGAGCCACGAAGTAATGAACCCACTGACCTCCGCGTCCCGCCCGGAATACCGCCTTGGGAACTGGACGGGATCGCTGGCAATAAAGTCGGCGTTTTCGTATTTGTCCGCCATGCATTTCGGCATGTCTACAAATTTGTCATTCATTGTTTATCCCTTCATTTGTTCGCATGCCAATCTTTCAAGTTCCGGTGTAACGTTGGTATTCATTATGCCTTTCAAGCAAGGGCATTGTCGCCAGACTATATCATAAATCTTTGACAATTCAATCAAAGCCTCATTGTTTGATTCAACTGTCATAATCCAATTGTCCGGCGATATCTCTATCTCCCTGCATGGTATTTCTTTCTTGCCTTTTGGCATATATCCGTTCTGATAGTCTTTTACATTACATCTACCAAAATATCTTCCAGTGAGTATTCCGTTTTCGTCCGTCTCAAACAACCCTCCTATCCATCCTATCTTATGGATGTTCTCCGTCCACGTTCGAGTGGCGAATAAAAACTTTTTTACAGGAACTTTTGAAAATGCATCAACATCATGGATACTCCCGTCCGGCTCTTTGAATATCGATGATTTTCTTTTATTCTGGCAACTCCCGTCTAAGCCTATTTTTCCCCATTCGCCATCGTAAAATGGATGCGGATATTTATGATACTTGGCAAATTTGCCCCAGCCTTTAAAGAAGTAAGCCATGGAAATACTTTCTCCATCAGTGACAAGATAATAATCATCTACATCCGGTAGCCCATCGCTTACTTTTATCCACGGTGATTGCTTTGACCGCCATTCGGCACCGGATTTAAAACCAGAAGCAATCATCTCTTTAATGGCAGAAATGCCGTTCGGTACTCCATTTGTTCCAAACGAACTAATAACCGATCCTGCGTATTCAATCGCTACTTCTACTGTCTGTTTCATAATTCCCCTCTTGCTTTAAGTCTTTTGATTGCATCTTTTCTTGAGTATGCACAGATCTTTTGTCCTTTAATCGTGAATTCTTTCAACTCTCTAGAAGTCGATGGACGTCGATAATCAGGATTGAATCTCATCCCTTCATTTGACAATCTCTGATTAGAATAAATATTTTTATCGGCAGTCATCGTACTTTCCATAGCTAACATTGCTAATGTTTTGAGCATACTTCTTTTTAAACTCGTTTGATTTCTATATTTTTAAATGTTATTAAATCTTTTCTTTTTTTGATCTTGAAGAAGTTCACATTTTTGATCTTACTACATTCTATGAACCTTTCTAAACCTTATTTATTGTTTTGAGATTGTTTACCTTTCTCAAAACAATTTCTTATCTTTCAATCTTCTTTTGCTTAGATCCCCTTTATATATTATAAGGTGATTGAGTCTCTTGATAGACATAACCTGTTACCGGAGACTTTACCGCTGCGCAACTTGATAACAAGAATGCCGTACTGATAAATAAGAATGCTTTTTTCATTGTGTGTTTGTTTTTGCCCTCCCTGTCCCCTTCGTTCGGTGGTTTCTAAATAAAAGAAGCGTGGAGACTATTGGATGTTACCGTATTTGAGGCTCTGGACTGCCCACCACTCGATAACAAACAACAGCCCCACGCCGTAACCCTCCCGTTATCGAACTCCCAGACCAAAGACCGGAGGCCGCATCGTGGACACGGCAACCATTCCATTGGATTCTCCGGCTCCTCATAAGCATCAATACACTTGTACTTATATCTCTCTACCATTATGATCAACCACTATAGAATTGATTTAATCCTTCGATCCCTCATCTCATTCTTATCCTTAAACATCATTATCCTATTAACAATTCCCTCCGATTCCATGTACGTCGAGAATCCATGTATTCTTAGATATTGGATTGCTGATAGTGATTTTTCTAATATTCCCTTATATTCTATATCTGTTTTAACTGCTTTCCCCATGATCTTTCCCTCCATTTCTTCTAATATGATTTTAACCAGATATACTACCTCGTCTATCTGGTCGTAATAAACATTCACCCCATCAACTTTATCATTGTTTTCATCATATCCATCAACCATCAAATTATCTTCCCCCGATAAATACACGGATGTTATAGATAAACAAATCAACCCGTTATCGGTAAAGACCCTTATTTCAGCCGGAAAATCATCTACATGGGTTCCGCTATCCATGTCAAGATCAAGTCTCCCTGTTCTCTTGATCAAATCAACCATAGCTCCATAAGCTACTACGTTCGCATTTAATAGCATTTTATTTAATGTATTTACTCTTTCTACGTCCTTCATAATCTCTAACCCCTTTGTATTACATTGTTATACGTTATCCTATTATCTTGAATCACTTTCATGAAATGATCTTTAGTATAAGCAAAATACCCCAATAATGGCAAGCATGATTATAAGCCAGATGAATGCGCTTATAAGACATCCCTCACCAAGATTACCCATATCCCTAAAGAATAAGTAATTAAAAAATATTTTCATTCTATTCATAATAAACTTTATTTAATGCGTTTATTCTTTCTACGTTTTTCATATCCACCCCCTTTGTATTACATCGTTATACGTTATTCCGTTATCTTGAATTAGTTTCATAAACTGATCTTCGGTATAAGCCAGAGATTCCCCTCTGTTAGCCCTCTCTATATTCTCACTCATCATCCCTATAGCCTGTATTAAGGCTGCTGAGGAGTTGGCTATCAATTTAGCCGCTTCCATTATCCTATTATCGTCCATAATCATATTACTTTAACTTCCTCGTTCCACAAATGTCTCTTATATATCGGAGTGATGCCAATCAGAATACCAATATCTCCACCCCAATACTGAAGTGTTTTGGACTCAATTTTATGATGCAATTCTTGTATTCCTCCTCTGCTTTTGTCGTAAGGAGAAAAATCGGATAATTCTACTGTTCCCATTTCCTTATCTTATTTTACAAAAGATGTTCATTACCTTCATAAGGAATACAATAGATCCATCCCGTCCCATTTAAGCATTCATATCTTTCTTCTTTATATTGAGCATCAGCAATTTTCCTAACAAACAAACTTACGTGCCAATCATCGTCTTCTGTATCTCTTACTAAAACTTTATCAAATGGCTTGAATTTATATTCTGGTTCTATTTCAATACCAAAGAATTGTTTCAAATACATTTTGGCTTTAGGCTCTTTGCTTGTTTTAAGAGCATCAATAAACTTTTGCCTTTCATCCTCAGTAGCAAGTCTGTATTTTTCAATATTATTACAATCAGCATGTGCTTTTCTAGGAATCACGACTCCCCTCCCCTTCTTCCATGATGCATGAAAAGATGTAAGATATTCTCCGTTCGTATTTAATATAAACAGGTAATCACCCTGTTCATTACTCAATACATCTCCGTCCTTGAATGTGGTATATTCTGGAACTTTAAGCTTAAGTCTATAATTCTTTCCTCCGAATCCATTATTTGAGAACCAATCTGATATTATGCCGTGATCAGTATGGATAACTCCTAGGATTGGGAAAGACTCTTCCCTATGATACACAAACTCTACTCTGTAATTATCGCCATCCGTTACAATCATTCCATTGCGCTCACCATTGTTGATTTTCTTTGCCAACTCTAAATCAAATGGTATTGTTATCATTTTCTTTCCCATAATTTTACATGTATTTATATTGTTATTTTCACTTTAGTTATATCACTACATTGCAGCTTTATCTATTCAGCCAATCCAACGAACATGGGCGGACGCCCCGCTTCCCCGACCGCCTTACCCATACACGCCGGCTCCACCGGTAACGCCCCCCATGACATCTTGGATGTCTCTCCCGTAAATCTGATAGTGATCGTCACAGCTCTCAAATGTCACTTGATAGCTGTTTAATCCCATCCTAATTGTCTCGCAATACCTTTCATCTCGCTATACGCTATCCTGTGACACCCAGCAACCAATATATCATTCTTATAGCTATTGATCTTCCATTTGTGACTGGTTGTATCCAATACCATATCGTGTTGGAATTTACCGCCATTATGGAAGAACTTTATCAATTTCCAAAGTCTCTCAGCTTCAGCTCGCCCTATCTTGATATTCTTGCTAGTCTCAATTATGCCATTCTTAATGCGAAGCCATACGTTAGGCTGGTCATCCTCCAAATAATAACGTGAATATAAATTCAGAATCTTGCCAGACTTCCACATCTCGATCTGTTCTTCAAATTTTTTCTTGCGATCTTCTTTTTCTTTTCTTCTTTTTTCAAAAATTAAAGCCTCTTTTTTCGCCTGACTGTCTTCCCATCTCTGACATCTGGCCACATACCCAGCCCACGTTCCTTCACCACAAATCTCATCTACTATCACATTGGTCGTTCCTGAAGTTTCTAACGCTTGATGATTTAGCAATACCTCAAACACACGCTTTAACTCATGGACGTATTCCCTTTTAATCTTATCCGATCTATAAGATAACTCATGTTTAGTTCCGATCCATGTGTTTGCACTCTTTTTAAGAAGGCTCTTGGGAGTACCCATATTAAAGAACTCAATATAATCCATTAGACTTCTAAATACTCCCCAAACATCCCTATAAGACAGGCTTGTTCTAACCTTCTTGTATTTCTCGATAATCTCTTTGATAAGCTCCAATTGACTGGTGATAAAAGCCATGCTGCCATCATCAGACATATTATATCCAACATAAAATACCTTTGAGCCAGTTGGTATTGCACTACGAACACAATGTTGATGTTTACAGGTGAAAGAAGAATAATACTTATCGTTAAGCAAATACGCCTTTTTACCACACTTATTTCTTACGATTCTTCCAACCTCAAAATGATAACCATAAGAATAAATACTTCTACCTTCAAAGAAAAAATTACTACCTCTTGCGGATTCTTTCTTTTCGTTTGCCCATAAGTGAGCGACCATAGAGTTGTCCATATCAATATTTTTTTGTTATACAACTACAGATTAATAATACGATATACGTTCATTACATCCGACATCTTGAATTTATCAACATCCGTATTCTTAATATCATATGTATATGAGTCAAATAAATTACTTACCGCGTTCAACCAATCATCATCTGTCGGTTCTTCTACCTCATCCATACAATCATACACATCCCCATTCTCATAATAGAGTCGATCTTCATACTGATTATGATGAAGCTCCTCACGTATCGCATCTTCATTATCAGCCCAATACTCGTACTCCTCATGCCATGACTTGAAGAAGTTATCATAACATTGTCTCATCAGATCCTCTAAAGAAAAATCCTCCGGATAAGTACACCATGCATTGTAATAATCAATTATAGGTTTCAGGAGATAATAATCATAACACATCCCTGTCAATGGGCAATTATCTCCATAGTCAAACATCACCCTACTATACTTGTGCCTGTATTTGTATTTCCCATCAATATATTTACCTGACGTGGAGAAATACTTGCCCTTGATAATATATGGCATAATATTGTTGTTGATATATCTGAACAGTAATTTACCGCATAGATTCTCAGGGAATATATCACGATGATAATCTGTAGGGTGTTCATAAATAGGATCCTTGTATTTAAACTCATAACTAAAATCATATCTCTCGTATCCAACTTCCCAATTATAAACCCTAGTATCTGTCATATCCTCAAAGGCTTTCATTGACTTTTTATAGTCTATGCCATAAGCATCCATACATTGCTCCATTACATTCCAGTGCTCACGCTCTATGATCCTTTCTTGTGAGTCTTTTGACAGCTCATCAAACTCATACAGTTTTAATACAATCTTTTTCATAATCCCTCCTTTTTTAATATAATTAGATCCCTAACGTCAATCGAATGACATACGTACCTCCTTATGTTCACGCTTAGGGATGATCGTGGCTATTCTCACGAACCACCACAATCCAGATTCAGATATCATTCATCCTTTATCTTTACGAATGGGTTTTCTACATAAAACTCCACTACATCCTTAGATTTTATAGATGTCACTATACCGGTGGTATCCACAAATCCATCTGTTTCATCCATTGTCAAATCTTCTATTTTATCTCCCGGCAGAAAACAAAGATTATAGTCTTGATCAATATACATAATCATCTTTAACCTAACCATGTCATCAATGATGCCTTTCATTCTCTCCACGACATCCAATTGATCATTACTAAGCATTAATCTACTTTTTGATGATTCCACTAACCTTATGTCTCCATTCCTGTCAACCACAGTTAAGTCATTGAATTTATACACATCTTCACGTGTTCTGTAATATGTTTCCTTACAATAAATTTTCCCTTTATCATCTATTTCAACATCAAAATATTCCAACTTATCCTTGACAGCTCTTCCGTTTTTGTATTTCCACACATCACCTATTGGAATGAACCCATATAATGACTCAAAAACATCATATATTGATAGTCTTGTCTTAGGAATGCTCTCGCCCTTTTTAAAACATTCTTCGGACGAATAAAATAATTTCCCATCTAATCATATCCGTGCCTCACTAAATCCAAGCCGCCGGCTTCATCGAAGCTCCCGTTTTTATCAATCCATTTATTTACATCTATCAACATACTCCCTTATAATATTACATTAAACAACTCGTTTAACCTATCTATCTCACTTAGGTATTCATCTTCTTTATCAAATCCAATTTGCGTCCCTCCCTCCAATCCAAAGGACAGGGTAAAGGATATGACCCAGCCCGATCCGTCCACGGCCTGCCCCTTGGGAACCCAAGACATCACCGCTTTCTTGGATATCCACCATCTCCCTATCTGAACGAAATCAGGATAGTTGTCCATTAAATACACCATCTGATTAGCCATCTTATTAACATCATCAAAAGGCACTATATGATACTTGTTTCTTATCCTGACCTTCAAGAAGGGGTTATCCATATTATATGCCGCAAATGCTGATATCACGGAACTAGGATATCTAACTCCTTTTATTATCACCCATTTCATATATCACCCCCTCTTTATATAACATAAATTCATTGGATAAAATTTATCCGCGCTCTCTTTCCCGTCTCCTCGAAAGTTAGCCAGCCCGCATGTCAGGATGCTCACAAGGTTATCCACCACCTCCAACTCGCTCGATTTGAACCACGCCAACTGGCTGTAAGTTTCACCTATCCATATTATACTCATTCTCCCGTCCCGACTGACCTCCTTCACCAGCCCTATATGGTTTTTAGTGTCCTTAATCACATTTAATTCGTCAATATTTGTAAGCCGAACAAAATCCATCGGCCGTATCACTTTATTCTCGTCCATGTCTTTATCCTCCTATATTCTTTTTATTCTCTCAATTTACGCTTAACCTCTTTAACATATTTAGTAGAATGTAGTCCCCTATGCAATCTTATAGCCCGATCTATATCCTTGTTCGGATTATGATGAGATTGATATATCTCGAACATTTCCCTAGCCTTGATAGGATTTGTTCTATCATCGTATCTATACCGCTTTTTCTCCCGTTTAAGACACAATATCCTATTAACCTCATCTACATACACCTTTTTCATCTGCCACCTCCCTAACGCCCCTGAAGTGGCGTTGTACGCCCGATCGTCATCCCTTGACTCCACGAAAGATAGGGCGGCCGCCAGCTTATCCCATACCCGTGCCTCGACCACTGCCGGCTTCGGGGCGAGGGGCATGCCTCCGTTCCCTTTTGGTGGTGTCAATATTATCATCGTCATCACAAGTAAGTATCTTATCACGTTCCCTTGTTTTTATAAAACTCCTCCCCGAATTTCACATTATCCACATAATCTTCCATACACTCATGAACAATTATATGAATATCCCCCTCCGTGTATGTTACCTCGGACATTAACCTCTCATTGGTCATCCACCAAGAATAACTATCAATATGCCGTATCTCAAATCCATGATCATGCAACGCATACATAACATTATATCTTAAATCCCTGTCCATCATCATACACTCGTACACGATATAGCCATTGATACTTTCATGAGACCTACCGAACGTATAAACGTACCTACCCATCAACTTATACAACTCCCTTGCCATAGGATTCGGGATCGCCTCATCCATATCAAAATCCCCATCTGGATCAATAACCCACTCTACATCCCGCTCATCAATACAAGCCCTAGGCATTCCTATTGTCCGTACATAAAGACGTGATCGGTGATCCTCGCTTAACACCGTCCCGATATACTTTTCCCCTTTGGCATATCCTATATTATGGTTGCCGGTTATATTAAATACAATTTCAGCTCCTATCTTAATTTCATCCATATTCAAGATGTTTGTATCATTTGTTATCTTTTTTATACAAAAAGAGGATATAATGGCATAATATTATGATATCAAGACACGAATGCGTTATCTATCATATTATCATACATATCCTCTATACAACGTCATTTATGGCATTATATCGTATATGATGCCGCAGGCCATAAATACATCTAATTAACCCTTTTTTTAGGGCTTATCGCCATTTAGGTAACTAGCTATGCCTAATATTTTCGAAATAAGGGCTTTTTTAGCCTTATACTCATCGTTTATCCCTATTATCGCATATCTGTATACCATCCCATCCTTCGACACCTCCACGCCCACGTATTTAGGCGCAACGGCATCCCTATGTAATACGATAAACGGGCTTTTGCCGTCTAGCTCATTTATCAACTGATTAAACTGTCGCCTTGTCATCTGATAGTGATATTATTTCCATGTTATAAATACGATCTCTTTTTACCCTTATCTTCTCGCACAGCTCATCGAAGCACCCATCTTCTTCTAACCTACCAACATAATATGATACATTCGATTTAGAGCTTCCTTGAAGATATATATTTCCTCCTATATTCCTTGAGAAAAAATTAGGCAAGACCATCTTTTGCCTCTTATCCTTATTATCCATGTAAGATATAACGACAACCCATAATTCTGGCTCCCGTTCTTTTACAGATAACATGAGATCAAGACTCGATTTACCATTAATATTCCTCCTGCCAGTTTCGTTATAACGAAGAATAATATAATCATTCGCGTTATCATCCTCAACCATCACGACTATAGGGCGATCTCCCTTCCCATTATCACATAATACTCTTGGCTCTTTCCCGTTGCGGAGATACACCTTATCGTAATCTCCGTTTTTGTATATCTCAAAATCAAATTCTATCACCATATTATTTTCTCCTATTGATGTATTGTTGCGTACGTCCTTCCTCTATTTTTTCGAAATAAAACTTATTCCCATATAACCGAGTGAAGCAGATGTTATACCCGAAATGTTCCGCGCGTCTGATCTGCGCGTAACCTCTACTGATGTCATTATTATCAATCAGCGTAACAAAACAATGTGATCCTACTTCTGTATTCAAAACCAGATTTTCCCAATCTTTTACCTCCATATCAAATCTCCTTAAATAATTTTTTGTTATGATTATCGCTATTATACCATTTATCAATATTATCGTACTGCTTTGGATAAACCCCATAAGACCTACACCACCTAGGTAACGGCCCGTTCAGCACGTCTAACGCCGCCTCAGGGTCAAACGTAGCTTCCTCCTTGACACAACACCCCGATCCACTTCCACAGCTCGGTATATAAGCTCTACTATACGCTACGCTCATCCCATATTCCCCACGACTCAGATACCCGATGTTAGGCGAATCAGGGAAGGCGTAATACAACATTATATAATCACCCTTACTCCAACTTCTATTATAAGTATCATCCTGCCACGCAAAAACCCTGCAACCGGCTTCTTTCAGTTCCGCTGCCGCTCTTTTTAAAACATTGTCCATATTATCTATATTTAATTAAGTTGTGCCAAGGCGCCGGGAACCGACCCCGGATCATATCCGTACACGTACGATCATGATATATCCTTCCGCCCCGCCAAGGTTTGGTTCAACATTAACAAACTTTCATATCCTCACACATCTTAAAAAAGACCTCTCTTATGATCCTCTTATACAAGATGTATATCTCATCATCATCCTCATCGAACTCCACGCCCCATGAACGTAATAAATATCTAATGTCGCAATCCGCTATATGAATCCTAAATATGGATGGAACGCTCATTATGTAATCCTCAAAAGCCTTCTTAATTCCATCCCTTTTGATATGTTCTTTATACTCATTCTTGAATACACTAAGCATAAAAGACATATATTCCCTATCGTATTTAAACTGCTTACCATAATTATCTGTATCTATATGATCCAGTATATATATATCTATAGCGTCTCTATCGTATTTTGACATACTCCTTCCTCCTCCTTTTGATATTTTATAACCTTTTTCTCCCCATACGCTTTCGCTAACTGTATGAGTTGACCAGTAAATACCTTGGTACGGTGTTTTACGATCTTATCAACCAACTCCGGGCATCTGGTTCTCCATCTATAATTAACCTCGCCCTTAGCTTTCTTCTTGTAATACCTGTAGAATGTTACGGCTACTACCACTTCTCCATTCTGCTCAAAAGCAACCAAATCGTAATTGTTGTAAGTTATTTCGTTCATCGTGTAATATATTTTATAAATTCAATCACTTTCTTTGGCAGTGAATCTATATCCTTCACTCTTTTACCAAAATTGTACATATGACTTCTATGCGGATAATAATCTCCCGCATACATCCCCACTCCTAATGGATGGAATGGATCCTCACTACATGAGAAAACAGGATAATACACCACCCCATAACCATCCTTTATATTTTTATTTACATATACTATGGTATATCTATCAGCCACTTCGTCGCCAAAATCATATACTCTTACTTTTACTTTCACGCCATCCGCGTTTGTTATAATATTATCCATATATACCTCCTTTGTTGTTCACTATCCGACTAATCTATTTTCTTCCCATATAAGGTGTATGTACCATACCATCCCCTATCCATATTTACCACCTCAATATGATGTATATGATAACAGCCATTAGCTATTCTGCCGCAATCGGCTATCACCATAGCTATATTCCTATACCCAGAATCTATGAAAACACGAACCAACCTACCCCCGCTAAATATAGACACCTTGATATCGTCTTTCTCTTTTATAATCCTTCTCATATCATATCCTCCTATCGAGCTAATCTATCATTTTACCATAATTAGTATATGATCCACACCATCCACGGGTCTCATTCGATACCCTAATATGATCAATGGGCTTATCACCGGTCATATTATTGGCGTACGATATTACATCCGACATACTTCTGTATCCGGAATCCTTAATGGATTTTATAAGCATCCTATCATACCCGAATACCAATATCTTTACAATATCTCTTTTCTTCACAGTCCTCCTCGCTCTCATAATATTCTAGCCATAAAATAAACAAACATAAAATCTATTCTCTCTTTGTTATCATTCATCCTATGCCCGGTGATTTCAAAAATAACCCTACGTTTTTCTATAGTTCGTATATTATCTAACTGAATAGCTATGTAAGGATATTCCATAACTTTCTCTCTATTGATGTTATTCAAAATAGCGTTGACATCTTGCCTGCGAAAATACATATTTACCCCTATGTAGCTGGCAACCAAAAGACATTCGTCTATTATCCCATCTGTATCGAATAACAATAACATATCATCCTTCTCGATAGTATATTCCATATCAAGAATCTTGATACGTTTGCTCCCGTCCTTCTTATTAGCTATAAGAATCTCTATCATATCCTTATCGGTCGTAAGGATATAATACGCCTCATCCTTTGTAATATTATCACGAAGGTAAGATAGCGCTTCATCTTGTAATCTTAGTAATTCTATTTCGTCCATATTTATTTCTATTGTTGCCAAGGGAAAAAGGACGGCGCTGGCGACAAGGCCTGTCCAGCCTCCCCGCAGCCGCCCGCATTCCCCTTGGCGGTATTAACTTCCTCCAATAATCTCATAATCGAATTTCACATTAATACTCTCATCAATGTTTAATTCTTTCTTCATCCCAAATACAGTCTCCCTTACCGTATCAAAATCCGATAATTGATCTTCGGGATTATTCACAAGCTCTCTCCGGTTATTCTTCCTAGGTTTTCTAGATGTAAGAATATATTCCGCACAACAGCTTCCTTCAAATGTCCTCACTCTGGAATACCATAGATCACCGGCCCCGTACTCAACACATATATTCATGTTTATGATGGTATTATCCCACGCTTTTTCCGGTAAATGTTTGAAAATCCTGTTAACCCACCCCGTGTCAATATCTATATAAGGACAATCTAAATCCGATGTCCCCTTAATATCCAGATATAGCATAACCTGTCTATTATTCTTAAACTTTCGAGCTTTCACATTCATTTTCTTCCGTCCCCATACCACTATTCTATTATTTCCAACTTCACGTAATAAGGATAAAAACAACCGTCTCGATAAACCGAATATCTGAGCGTTTTATCCTTTGCTTCATAGATGGTAACACAACCGCTGTTATAAGCGTTGGATAGTTCTTTTGCTACAAATCCACCTATTCGTTTATAGGTTTTAGGCGTATCCGCCAACGGCCTGCCTACATATATTTTTACCCTCTTGCACTTTTTGTCGCCTACGCATATATCCTTTCCTCTAAGCTCCATTAAATAAATGAATCTCATATCAACCGATTTTAAATCCAACATTCCTCTACCTCTATCTCCATACGATCCTCCCAATTACATAAATCAGGGTTCTCTCCTTCATAAAAGTAATAGTAAGCCCATACTTCAATATCGCCCACTTTTATGCATCCATCACTGCACCATTCCACAATATCGTCATTCCTGCATACGTTTGTCGGTTCAGCACCAAGCGACAATAGTTTGTTTATTATATTGTCACCGAACCTTTCTTTCGCTTCCTCTTTCGTCATATCACTATCAGATTTTTAATATTACACTACCGCCAAAGGAGAACAGGGAACGGACGACCAGCGGGGCCGACCCCACGCCATCGCCGCCGCCCGTTTCCCTTGGTTCCCTCCGCATCACTCCCACACCAACAGACAATATCTACCACCAATAACACCCTACCCACCTTCGCTCGCAACCGCTTTGCGTTTCCACTTAACGGTAAAGTATTACCCCTGTTTAGAAAGGAAGCCTATTGATTGAAGATACTCCCATTGATTGGAAGGTATTTCTTTTGTTGATTGAAGGGGTTT